CTGACTATTTGTGAATGCTGGAATAACTTAGTCTGACTTCCACTTAGTGTCAGATACTATCTTAATTTCAATACTTTCAAAGAACTATGGTACAAATATACAAAAGATATTTTAAAGTACCAAACTACCAAATGTTTTTTAAAAAAAAGATATCTTTTTTTATCTCACCCATCTTATTTGTTCCAGGTTTAGCACCATCTATAGTAGCCCGTATCCCTTGTTACTATAAATGGTCAAGCTGCCAACTCCTCAGTGTATATTCCCTCTCAAATGGCATTTCAAGGGTTACACTGAATAAGGTTATATGTGGCCAGACTTTCACTGGGTTGCTCTAGATTAATTATTTCTACACTTTCCCTTATCTTCTTTTAGTGATTGCTCACAAGGTCGTAGGTTTGACCTGTTTAAAAATAAATAACACTAACAAAGTTATCTGTTCGACTCAGTAACACCTAACATATACCTAGTATAGTGGTTAGTCTAGTGGGAGAGTTTATACTCTACATACTCCAAGAGAACGCTTCTTTTTAAATAAATGATAAAACTACCAAGCCCCTTTCAGGCATATGGCATCCTTACGTGGTTAATGGAGAGCAGACTGTCGTGCCACATTCATTACTCTTCCAACGGTTCTTTGGTAGTCTTATCAAATTTTTGTGGTTCTTCGGATGCTTTCTTCAAGCTCTTATTCAATCACAAAACCAATACTTTCAAAGAACGATAGTACAAATATACAAAAGATATTTTAAACCACCAAATCCTTTTCAAATAAGATAGCATCTAAGACGCTTGTGAATTCTTGGTAAGCACCGATACCCCAAATAACTCTGTAAATAATTTCTGTCATGTGTTTTTTTATTTTTATTAATTATTTATTTAACGTGAATATACAAATTATATTTAATATAACACTATTCCATCATAAATTCTTGAACCATATAGAGTCAACCGCCTCTTCATCCATCATAAATTCTTGAGCCATATAGTCCATAATTATTTCAATAGAGTCAACCGCCTCTTCATCCTCAGGTGTTAACATCCAATAATTAGGTACACTCTCGCATGTTTCTGCTACTATCACCCCTAAAGTTCCGAATAGGTTTTCAATACAACACATGTCATTAGGATTAACATCTGGGTGGTTTAATTTCACCATTATGTTTTTTAATAGGTATTCATTTGTTTCCTTATCATTGGTGATATTCATGTTGAATAAATCGATTGCTTCCTTTACTTCGTTTGAAACCATTTGTGTGTTTTTTAATTGTTCTCTACAAAGATAGTAATTATTTTGTAACCACCAAATTTATTTTATTCACCTCGTTGCATACGTTCAATACCACCACAAGTCATCACCGAACCAATAATAAGCATAATTGCGATAAGAAACCCACTACCAACAACCATCGTTGTTGATTGGTTAGTTAGTTGGTTTAATGTTGTTGGTATTAGTGCTATACTACATACCAACCAAAAGATACCAATTGTTATTCTTGTAATTCCGTTCATTTCTTTTTTTTTAATATTCTCTACAAAGATAATAATTATTTCTTAACCACCAAATATCATTTAATTAAAAAAGCCACCACCCTTTCGGATGGTGGCTTTATACACAACAGAGTACAAATCTTTATAACTTGGTATGGTACTTTATAAACTCTTTTTCATCATTAACTGACACTGGACGTACTTCGGGGTTAGTTAGGCTATCTAAGTTCTCCTTAGATGGTTCTGTTTGTGTATATCCTAACATACTATACTCATCCAACCACATACCATGGGTTACAACACTATCCATATTTAATTTACGAAATTTCCGTTGTACTATTGGTTCGTGTTTAATGATTGCCGCACTACCATTGTATCTACCTATCACAATGTACTCTACACCATCCTTTTTAAGTGAGTGTACCTGATGCTCACCTACCATACCCAATTCCTCTACAATTATTGGTGTAGTGTTTGAGTTAAACTCAACCACCATTTGTTTTTCTTCCACATTATCACTTGAACTAACTTTAGTGCAAGATGATACTGAAACGCCTAATAACGCTCCGATTAAAATAAATCTAACTTTTTTCATTGTTGTTGTTTTTAATGTTCTTGACAAAAGTAGTAAAATTTTCTTACCCAACACGCCGAAACTCAAAAATTATTGCCTATAATCTGCTGGTGGATTACCGAAATAATTTGCTTGATTAACCACTTGAAATTTAAGGGTCTGATAGTAGGTGTTCACCTCTAAATTAGACACTGCCTGAATATCTAAATAATATTCATTAGGTATCATATCACCAGTATCTACTAGAAAATAGTTTTGGTTATTAGCCGAATTTACTTTAGTCCAAGGGTGTGTCTCCACTTCAGTGGTCCCTTGTTTTACATATAACCTATATGAGATGTTTGAAATTGGTTGTGGGACCTCTGTACTATATTCCTTTCTTGCAGAAACGATAACTTTTCTAATGTCTCCATTAACTATTTTTTCGTCTCTTTTTATTCCAGAGACTGAATATCCATAGTGTTTAGGTAGGCCCACTTGTGTCCCTATCTCAAAATACTGTGAATTATCTTTTAAAGTGAATTTGTTATTAACATCGGTTTGACAATTACCATCTATTGATATCCCAGACCACCTATCACTAAAAATGCAGGGGGTAGAATAAGTGTCACAAGGTATGGAGAAACATACACAATACACCCCTTTTGTTACTTGGGACGCTTGGAGTGTATATAAAAGGTCACCTGAACTGTTATATATTGTAACGGTGGGTAATGAATCTAAATTGACTGGGACCCCTCCAGCGTTCACATATAAATACAAACAATTAGTCTTACCTTCGTAAAAATGATTTCTGTCGTCGTTAATAAAATCGTTATAATTAGTTTCTAAAAACGGTTCATAGAATGTTTGGGTGTATTTAGTAAAGAATCCCGTAGAATAGCTTTCAGTTAACCCCGTTAAACTCTCTAGTTCTTTAACGAAACCTAACGCGTATCCCACACTGGTAGTGTTTGCCGTTAGGATTTCATTTATGACTAATGTCATATCCATCTCTATGTTTTCATTACCATTATCGAACACTTGTCGTGCAATTATATTTGGGGTTACACACCCTGAATCGTACCAATCATAAGCTCCTTCACATGTCCATCTATTCAAAGCACTTTCATAATACCAATTACTAGGTCTTTCAGAAAAAGCTTTGTCGTCTAAACCATCAAATTCAGAACTGCTATCCATATAGTCGTATCCCACACCTTCAGTCCACGTACTTGCTGTGGTAGCACCTGTTAACTGAACTAAAACTAACTCAAACGAAGTAGCTCTCCTGTTTCCTTTAGAGGTTATGGTATTAAGTAACTCCTTATCAAACGTAGAAGTGTTAACCATTCTTAATGTGTGTGTCGTCCCCGAATTTAGACATCCACCCACTAAATTTATAGTACCGTCTTGATATTTTTCGATTAGGTCAGTTAAATCTAAGTCAAATAAGAATCTACTAAAGGAATTGTTTATTCTAGTTCTAGTAAACCCAGTGATTGCCACTCCATTTTCATTAAGACACGTATCACCAGTAAGATTAGTAGCAATACAAGTATACCTTGAGTTTTTACCCCCATAATAGATTTCACTTACAGGATTTTTTGCTGTATTAGTTTGACTATTAGATAATAGGGTGTTGTTTTTACTAAAATATGATTTATGTGTACTCATAATAGGCTTTAATAATAAATATCTAATTGATTCTTATATTCTTATTTAAATAATTACCCTGTCTCATTAAATCATCTATTTCCGTTAGGAGTTGTACACCATCCGTAACGGCTGGAGTATTAGCTTCACCATGGACATGTGTCCTGAGAAACTCTACAATTTTTACTAATAACATGGTTAGTTGGTCCCCCCTCACTGTCGGTTCCGTTTCACTATCATTAACTTTTATTAAGGTTTCCTGGGACAATCCTAGATTGTCACCAACTTCGTTATTGTTCTCATTTTCAATTACAGGATTAGTGGTGGATTTGTTTGGTATTGCACTATCATAAGAGTATAATATTATTTTATCAGATAATGCAGTTACGAACCCTTGTCTAGTAGAAGTATCAAAATCCCTATTTATCTCAATAACTTGTTGTTCTGTAAAAGTAGGTTCAGGTTGTTCCTTACTCAAAACGAAACCGTAGTATTTTTTATTATTTACACCCGTTATACCTATATTTTTAATTACTGTGTTAGCAGTCTCTATATCAGTCGAGAGTGAATTGTCTTCACTATTAACTATCTCTGTAAAACTAATTGTAGGTCTAAAATAAAAAGGAAATAGGTTTAAATTCTGGTCATTAGGTGTTGGTGCCATAGAAGAAAATGAGTCAATATATTCTCCCCTTTTTTCGAACGCCCCACTGGTTAATCCACTTAAAACACCTTCATTAAATGGTGGGTCCGTAAGTATTTTATCGTTAAATGTGCCCACTTCCTCTAAAAATTCATTTATTAAGTAAGTGACACCACTTACAGCTTGATTAGTGAAATTAAGTTCTGCACGAACTTTTAAATCTGATTGAGTTTGGAAATTTGTTGTAAGACCTGGACTGTCTAAATTGGTAGGCAAATTAAAGGGTTTCTTGACCTTAAGTTCATATAGTTTTACATTACCATTTAAACTTTCGGGGGTATCTAGGTTAAAAACGTCATACTCCACTAAATACCTTATGGGAGCCTCCACAGGACTCTCAAAAACCTTAGGTTCTTCTTGTAAAGATAATTTAGTGGGGAAATTACTTAATTGTAATGTACTCGGTTTTGGGTTAAATATAGGAAAGGCAGGTTGTGGTATGTTAGGTATAAATTTCCCAGCCCTCATTGTTATTTCACCATCTTTACCTTCAGTGCCACTGAATACCATATCAGAGTTGCTCCTACCTTCTATACTTATCTTGGTTGGTTCCGCAAAAGTATTGTTAGATATATCTGAATCCGTTATATTAAGAGTCCCCTCCACCCTAGTACCTTTAGAGGTGTGTAACCTCCCTGTGGTGTATTTTTCATAAGGTAATTTTTCAGGACTAGAAATGGTTGGCCCGACATACATTTTATTTTGGGTGTCGTTGTCTGGGTCATAGAATAGTATGTTAACGTTTTCACTTTCTTTAGGAACTACATTAATAAAGTATGGTAAAAAGGGACTACATAAGTGGGGGTCGTCCTTTGACCATTTTAATTCTTCTACAGTTGTATACATACTGTATTTTTCCTGAGTTAATAGGTCTTTAAGTGTGTTCGCGTCATAATCGGTAGGTACCTGAGCCCCCTTATAGTCTTCATCTAACACCGCTCTAATTCTACCTGCTTTTGCTGGGTCATTAGAGTCTACACAAACACCAAAAAATAAAACTTTAGCCATTACCGTTTAATCTGTTTTGATACTCACTATACAATTTTTTATAGTCCTTTTCTATAGCGTCTATCTGGTGGGTTATTTCGATAACCTTTTCTTTATCACTTTCAAATCTTTCTTTTAAAAAACTTAACGCCTCAAACAGCTCCACATTGGATGCGGTCTTAGGTCCCTCTATAATTTTTTTTAAATTCATGACTATAACATTATACCAACACCCTCTCCTGTTTCTGTAACACCAGGACCACTAGAAGTGCTTACGCTCGCTGGAAAAGTAGATATTTGTACCTTTCCATTTTTATTCCTTTCTTCCTCCACACCCTTAATTAGGCTATAAGCCATTTTTACATTAACGTTAGGCGAACCATCAGGCATAGGTTCTGTATTTATTCCCGATTTAGAAAAGTTTTTCATAACATTTTGTAAAGCTCTAACATCACTAAAACCTGACCTTGATTCTGCAGCGGCGACTAGGTTTTTCGGTATGTTAATCGGTGGGACTGGTGGTAGTGTTATATAACCTAATAATGTGTCTAAAATGCTGCGACAGTCTGACATATCATCTAAACCCTCACTTATCGATAATAAGGTCTCAACCAAAGAATTTATTATAGCAGATTGTTTCACATCATTTTCCTTTAGAATTTGTTGTACGATATAGGAAACCTGTTGTATTATAAATTTTTTCACTTCCTCCCAAACATATTCTAAGATTAATTCACCTATTCTTTTTAGTATTTTATATATTATCCTAAAAAATTTCTTCACCAAATCCATAATATCTAAACTTGCCACAAAAGTTCCCACAGCTTGTAAGGCAATTGAAAGACCCAATAAAACCTTAGGGGTTAAAATTAAACTTATTAGGGTTACTGGTAATTTTTTAATTACATTAAAGTCGAAGTCTGCTTTTAAATTAGGTAACTCAAAACCTAGACCTAACGACTTATCTACACTCATACCGTTTATAGCGTTTTCTATGGCGGTATTTATCATTACACCTTGAGTTGTTGGGTTTGTTTCCCCTAACAGTGATGTAATAGCATCATTCATTTCATCTATATTAATTTCACCTTCTATATCACCACAAGTAACAAATTTAACCAATCCGTTTAGTTGGAGATTAACCTCCTCGTTTAAATCTCTTAACTCTTGGTCACCGAAGTCAAAAAACTTATCTAAATCTTCATAATCACCATCTTCTGATAAATGACCCACCCCAGAAGTATTAATTTTATTGCCTAATGACCCATCACCCTCATCACCACAGACATTCAATAATTTATTCATTAACGCTCCAAACTCACCTTTTAATTCCGCTTCGGGACCACTTAAATCTGATTGTACAGTTAAAAACCCGGACAGTGCATCTAATAAATTAGCTAGAAAGTTATGTGGCTCAAAGATTTTTATAGAATCATAATAATCTCTTAAAAAAGTTGTTATTTTTCTATCGTTGTCAGTGGTTGTAGTATTATCATTAAAAGTGTCATCTAACCCAACAGGTTTAATTAAATAATTTTCAGTCCCATCAAATTCTATCGTGAATAACCTTTGTCCCGATACACCAAAATAGTCCTGGTCAGCGGAAGGATTTTCTAACCTTTCATATAGTTCTTTATTTGTCGCATAGGGAAAAGATTGAAGTACTGGGTCATCTTTTTCGTAAGTGGCTTTACCCACTTTAGTAGTAGGTGCATTTTGTAGTAATTTGAATGGGTCTACACTTCTAACTGGAATAGTCATCATGTTTGCGTCTGTTACGACAACATTCCCCACAGTAGAATCAGCAGAAGGAATGACGAAGTCTAGATTACAATTTATAAATTGTATTAATTCCTCGAATATAATTTCTTTACACTCCTCACCTATCTTACCACCAATCTCAGAACCAATTTTTTTACGTACCTTTTTTACAGACTCGTTACCACCAAGGTTCTGCAATAAATCCATAAAATATTGTAACATATTACCTTCACCTTCTTCTGCATTGGTCTCCGCAGAATCTAATGAGGACATTAAGCTATCTAACTTTGTATCTTTATCCAGGGATTCTATCGCGTCCTTAGTGTTCGTCAGGTTTTGAATTCCGTCTAACCCCTTTTTCTTACTGTCATTTATATCTTCCGCCATTACATTTTATATTCTGTTGACGTATCACTATCGTCTTTATCTTTATTTAGTAATGTATTAAGGGTTTCACGGTCCTCTATAGAAAAACTGTTAGTCTCGTTATTACCGTTTAAATCTTTTTGGACTAAAGCACTTTGGATTTTGGCTAACTGTATTTTCTTCTCCAATGAGGAGTCTATAACCTTTTGTTGTTCTTTAATTACGGGACCTAATTGTTGTAAATCGTCAGCATTCTGCATAAAACTTAACATCTTATTTTGAATGCGAATAGCGGTGGTTCTCTGTTCAACACACTCGTTATACACTTCTTGTAATAAAGCGAGTAAACTGTCTTGGTCTAACTTTATTTCCTTTTTTTTAGGTCTAGGCATAGTCAATTTATTTATTGCATAAATACCACAACAATAAAAATCTTAGTCTTTATGACCGTCCACTACTCCTTTATATATGATTTTAAATTTCTTTAAAGAACTTCGAATTTCTTTTGTGGATAAATTAGTCATCTCCCTTAGGTTTAGTAGGACTAAGTTTTTATTGAATTTATTTCCATCTCCATGGATAAAAATTTCATCATAGTTAGTAAACACTTCTATAAGTGCAGAACCTACCTTAACTTCATTTTCATTAAGAGGAGTGGTGGACATAAACTCCTCTATTTCATCTACCAAATCTATAAAAAATCTTGTAGTGTCCGGTTCTTCATCACTATTCATGTAATATATTTGGTCCGGCCTCTCTTCTATAGACTTAGAAATATCATCATATGACACATTTCTATTCTGTAGTTTTTGGTCTTTTATGATTTGACCCATTAAGTAATTTTTACAAATAGTGCCGAAGTAAGAATAAGCTTTTTTACCTTTTGACGGTTGGAACTTTTCAGCTTTGGTTATTAGGAAGGATAGGACATCCGCGTGGATGTCTCTAAACTCCTGATTTTTACGATATAATTTATACCTCCTAATGATACTATCTATCATTTTATTTAAAGGTTTGTACAGATAAGCGGTATAAATTTCATTTCTTTCGGTTAGGGTAGTCGCGGTTAAGAACATTCTTACCGCATGTTCCTGTTCCTCCCCGAAGTACATGTTACTTTTAGACTTTGGTCTTGGCATTACCTATACAGTTTCAGGACTGTATTTTATTTCTCTATCTGTAGTGAAAAAATACTCTTTCTTAGCCGTCTCAATCCAAAAGTTAGCCTCAGTAGAATCAATTAAGTCCCCCTCTTTATATTTATAATTCCAGAATAGGGAGTCTGGACGCATATTTGTGTGTTTATACCCAACTTTAGGGATAGTGAATACTTTTAAGTCATTATACGTCCCTCTCAGTAAGAATTCATATACAAAAGTTAGTCGTACACTACCTTTAAATCCACCAACCTCAGTAAACTTTTCTTTATTAATGACCATTCCACTTGTTTGGAAATTAGGGTATCTTAATAAACATTCGTTGTCTAAGTAACCCATTTTATCACTGAAGTTCATTGCCCATACAGCTTCATTTGTAAAGTTAATGAATTCTCCCTCAGCTGTTACATCAACAACAAGAGGTAGGAAAACGTCAACATCTTCATAATGTGAAGAATACTTTTCCACATTCTTAAACCAGATAGTAGCGTACTCATCGTCATGTTCCAATACGGAGAACCACTTAGTATTAACTTTCCCGACACCGAAATTTATTTGACCCATAAAGGAAGTGTCCCCTACGTTTTCAATAACCTCAACGTCCAATCCGTTAAAATCAAAACTGTCTAGATAGTTTTTAAGTTTTATGTCATTACTTCTAACGACTATAAGTTTAGGTTTCTCATCGACAGTCTGAGTGGTGATGCTTTTAATAGCATTTTTAAACAGGTCATCGGTTTGTTCATTTGTTATATGAATAGGTAATATAATAGTTAAATCTTTCATTTTTAGTTTTCTTCGTTTACGGTAAGTTTATCGACAGCTGTCGCTAGTTCTTCTTCTTTATCTTTCATTAGTTTTTCAATGAACATCTTAATTCCTTTTACTTGATTATCTGTGGTGTATGGTAGGACAGTCTCTTCCATTTTATTAAGAAGGTTAGTTGGTACTGAATCCTCTAACCATGTTTTCATGTAAGCGTTAATCACATCAACTATTTGGTTGAACTCGTAACTCCAGAAACCGTTTTCTTCCTGTAACCACTCTGGTTTAAGGTTAGGTATCTTCCCAACAACTGGGACCCCACTTTTCATACATTCTAATGGGAAAGTACCGAACCCTGAAATGTCGTCTACCCACACACCTACTGCTACGTCTTGTAATGTGTCAGCGAAAGTAGTGGTGTCCATTCCTCTCATATCTCTAAAAGTCACCCATTTAAATTGTGGGTATCTAGCATAAAAGGTTTTAACTATTTTCATGGTATCCCTAGGTTCACGAGTATGAATCGCCACTAAAGGTGCCCCAGGTTTATCACTCTTACTAAATTTAGAGGAGATAGATGGTGCAATAACCGTAATATCGATGTTTGGGAAAACAGATAAGATGTATTCTTTTGATATTTCTGATGTGGTAATCACATGAGTATACCCATAGTTAATCCACTGTACACCAGGTTGTAACATCTCAAATATGTAATCGTAGGACTGACATAATACTACTTTTGTACAAGCCATTTCTTTAGTTTGTTCCATTACATGACCAAACAATTCAGGAACAATTAGGACATCTGCTGGACCTACAGAAAGGTCACCAGAACTAACACACGCGTGTGGTAGGGATGAATATTCTTCACCTAACCACTCACTAATGGACATCCATTCACCATTTTGTGAATCGTTAATTTTATAGTCTTCATTTTCGTGTAAGATAAATGCGTTGTAACCATCCTCCTGTAAACACTTTACTAACTCATAGTTATATGCGATAGATGCTTTAGGATTTCCTTTACTGTCTTGGGTTAGAATAAAAATTTTAGACTCCTTCCCTTTAACTAGTTGTAAGGACTCCTCAATTTTTTGTACATTAATGTTTTGTGCCATTTTAATTATTTTTAATTTACTTCTTTTATTATTTTATATTCAATTAAGGTGTTGAAAGATAATTTAAATGGAAAACTCAAATTATCAAGACTTTTATACCCCATCTTTTCATCTATTTCCTCATTTGTGGAAAGTATTACGTCTAAAAATAACCTTAACATTTCATATTTTACAGGATTGATAGCGAACTCTGCTTTAAATTCACCATCATCATTTTCTTCTTCTACGTTATACTGTTCGTTATCTAACTTTATGAACCCCATCATCTCATCTAGGTCTACCACCATTTTACTACCCAAAATTTCAACCTGGTATTCTTTAAGTGAACTCATATCTTTCAATATGCTCATTTTCTATTAAATCTTTTATAGAAGAAACGTAAAGAATGTTCCCATGGGGACCCTTATTTTCTTTATCACACTCTTCTTGGTTTATTTTTATATACTCTACCTCTTTATTCTCACTAATCTTTTCATTATTGGTGATAATTATATCCGCTCTTGTATTTACTGTTTTAAAGTCTTCTAATGGGAAAAACTCCACATTATCTACCAAGATACCCATTCTCGCTAAAAACATTAACGTTGCGGGTTTAGACTTCTCAATCTCATTAGAAAATATAACTATATGATGTCGGTCTCTGTATTTCTTATATAATTCATTAACCATAAAAGAGGCACCTTCTTCACATTCGTTAGAATACCCAAAAATCCTCATGGGACATTCTACATACATATATTCAATTAAATCCTCCTTAGAGTCGAACCCTAGATATTCTTGTAGTCCTTCACCCTTATATTCTTCTCCTAATTCTTTTTCTAAATTATCCGCTTTATAAACCAATATTGTTTTACTGGTAATGTCTCTAATCACATCATTTAATTCTATGTATATATTTTTTTTCATGATATAAAAAATAGTTTAAACCCCAAAGTAGTAAACGATTAATAACCAGTTAATAATGTTAAGACTTCGTCTATAGCTTGGTGCCTATGATTGTCTTCTAAAACACACTTAAAAACAAAATTAGATGTTTGGATTTTAGGCACTTCATGTATTGCGGAATAGTTTTTATCCTTTAAATCAATTTGTTGGTTATCTCCACAAAATATCATGGTAGAATTTTTACCTAATCTTCCTAAAGCCATATTTAACTGAGACTTAGTTAAATTTTGGAATTCGTCTACTATAACCACCGAGTTTTCAAAGGTCCTCCCTCGAAAATGAGCTAATGAAACCAGTTCTATAGATTCATCTTCTTCTAACTTTGCAAGAATTTGGGGCTTGTTATACACTTTTCTCATATTACTTCTAATGGGAACTAACCAGGGTTCCATTTTTTCTTTTTCGGAACCAGGTAAAAATCCATTATCTTCCGTAGATACGGTAGGTCGTGTTATTATAATCTTATTAACCGTTCTTTTGAAAAACATATCTAAGGCTGTTTGACAAGCTAATAATGTTTTACCACTTCCCGCTTTTCCCACAATAAAGTTAAATGGGTGGGTTAATATCGCGGCTTTTGATTTTTTTTGTTCAGGAGATAAGGTTATAGAAAATTTTACTGCTCCTTTAGGTGGAGCCTTATTTACGTTCTGTTTAGCCATATAAGTTTTTATGCTAAGTTAACCCTATCTTATTGAAAGTGTATAGTGCAGTTAATGAACCTCTATTGGGTAGTATAATCATTATCACTAGTATCTGACTATATAACCAATTCACGCATTAAGTATACTACCGTCTTGGCCAATAATAAAGTGTCTAACTGATTGTTTTTTAACAAATGACGTTGCCTCACCAAGAGTGTCAAAAGTCTTTATTAGTGTGAAAGGGACATATGGTTCCATGTGACCATACGAAACGGAATCGAATATTCTATACATAATTTATTTTCTTACTTTATCATAATTATTAACAAACCATTCAATAGTTTCTTTTAAACCATCTTCAATCGGTGTAAATTTAAAATCTGGTAGATACGATAATAGTTTTGAGTTGTCAGTTGGTTTTCTAAACTGACCATCAGGTTTACTGTCGTTCCAAACAACTTCACCGTCAAACCCCATTATATCAACAATCAAATCAACAACATATTGTATTGATACCTCTTCGGATGTTGATAGGATTATTGGTTCCTCTTCCTCGTAATTATCTAAAACCCATTCTGTCAGTTTAGCGACATCTTTATTATAAATGAATTCCCTTAGTGGTTTACCAGAACCCCAAACTTCAAATGGTTTGTTATCTCGTTTGGCTATGTAGCACTTATGTATTAGTGATGGTATTACATGACCACGCTCCAAATTAAAATTATCGTTAATACCATATACATTGGTTGGTATAACGCATTTATAATTCAGACCATATTGTTCTCTATAAGCTCTAACCTGAACTTCTGCCATTCTCTTTGCATATGCATAACCGTCATTAGATTCGTGTGGTGGACCTAAATGTATCTTATTCTCAGTAAGAGGATATTCAACATCATCTGGGAATATGCACGTAGATAGAAAGACCACCATATTCTTAATACCAAATTTTCTAGCAGCTTCTATGACGTTAGTATTCATCATAATGTTGTCGTAGAAGAACTCACCTTTATGTGTCATGTTGTAACCCACACCACCAACCTTGGCGGCACAATGGATTATTCGGTCTACTGGTTCTGGTGTGCTTGGTGCTTTTGGACCGTTAACGGTATAATACCTAAGTAGTTTTTCCACGTCTGTTTGGTTTCTTAGGTCACATAACCCAGACGTTAACTTTAGTGAGTCACCACCAAATTGCGAACCTATTAACCCGTTTGAACCTGTTACTAATAATCTACCCATCTGAACTATCTTTATAATACTCTAACCAATAATCAATCATTTCACTAATCATCATTTCAAATGTATATTTCGGTTCCCAGTTTAGTTCTTTTCTTAGTTTAGATGAGTCACCTTTAAGGTCCCGTAATTCTTCTGGTCTAAAATGTTTTTCTGCAGCTTCAATATAATCTTCATAACTTAATCCTAAACTAGAAAATGTATACTCACATAAATCTCTGACAGAATGAGATATTCCTGTAGCACACACATAATCATCTGGGGCATCTGATTGTAAAATTAACCACATAGCCTCAACGTAGTCCTTTGCGTGCCCCCAATCCCTAGTTGCATCTAAATTTCCTAAATATAATTTATCTTGTAAACCTAATTTAATTCTGACCGCAGCCTTAACTACTTTATTGGTTACAAAATTAGTTCCTCTTCTTGGTGATTCATGATTAAATAATATTCCATTGGAAATAAACATATTATAAGAATTCCTATAATTTCTACTTATATTATAAGAAAATACTTTAGCACACCCATAAGGTGATACTGGGGATAAAGGTGTTGTTTCTCTTTGGTACCCATCGTCATCAATGTTATTACCAAACATTTCAGATGAACTTGCTTGGTATATTTTTGAATGTGGTGACACCATTCTAATCGCCTCTAACAGATTAAGTGTCCCTAATCCTGTTACATTAGCGGTATATATTGGTTGGTCAAAACTGACCCTTACATGTGATTGAGCCGCTAAATTATATATTTCATTTGGTTGAACCTCTTTTAAAACTCGTATTAAGGATGACATATCAGTTAAATCAGCGTATTCTAAATTAATTTTACCTGATGAACATAAATGTTCTATCCTTGTTGATTGTGTTTCGGATACGGAATTTCTCTTTACTGTGCCCCATACTTCATATTCTTTTTCTATTAAAAATTCTGCAAGATATGAACCATCTTGTCCGTTAATTCCCGTAATTAAAACTTTTTTATTCATATCTAATTATATATTTTTTTACCCCACTATTGTTCAAATAATTTATAAATCTTTGATTATCTTCCTTGGTTAATGAATTACTATGAAAATTCAATTTCTTCCCTTTGGTTTTAGAAACTCTACCTTTATCACCTGAAATTATTTCTTTTTTACCTGTATTGTCATAAACATTTATAGATTCATTAAACAATTCTTCATAATTGTCCATAAAAATACCCAACTTTTTTTCATCTAAAATATTTAAAAATTTTAAAATCTTTTCTATGTTATTCTTGGGTTGGGTTAATAGGTCTTCGTAATAAATTAATATTTTATTGCCTTTATGATTGTGAAAAGATTTTATTAAATCCATAAACCACTTTAAATCATCATCGGTAAATTTATTTTTATGTCTCATAATAGCTTCCTTTGGGTTTCTAACTATTAGAATTAAGTTTTCATTAGGTTTAATATTAGAATACCAATGATTTTTAAAAAGTATGTAATCAGTACCAGAAACATGACTTAAAGTGTCCTTATTAACTAAATTAACATAGATAGGTTTATCTTCTTTGCTCATACCTTTAGTTGGTTTACCAGAAAACCATTCCACAATAAACCTAACCCAATGATTACCTGACCTAGGATAAGATATTAAATGATTGTTCATAATTAAAATTTATTAAATCTATTTTACAATTTTTAGATACTATATCTATTAAATTATTGTTAACGTAATACTCTCTATAATCTTTATTATTACTAACGTTGACTTTAGGTATATTAATTTCAAAACCAAGTAGGTCAGTTAATTTATCGTTAATTTCATACATATCTAAAGTATAGTCAACCATTAGTTGGTTATTTTGATATATGTAATCTGATTGGTTTCTCCAACCTTGATGTTTTAATTTTTGGGGTGTGTTTTTTAAAATATCTAAACATTCTTCAAATGTTTTATCCTTTAATAATTCATAATCTGGGTGTTTACCGGCTCTAGCCTTATCTTCTTTTGCGTGCCAATAACTTTTATCCATTTTAGCGTATTCATAACAAGAAACAACCCTATCCCAAGGGTTTCTAATAACACTTATTTTTTTATAATTTTCCCATTTATTAGGGTACTTGTTTTTATAATAACTCCATCCGTGATGACCAATGTCTACCATCTCTAAAGTGTTTGTTATCGCAGTACCAGCGTTTTTAGGTATGTGAACAAAAATTAATTTATATTTATCAGATATTGGCATAATCGAATTATTTAATTGCTTCAACATTTAGACTCATAAGAATACCATTATCCTTATCCATATGAGGTATATACGCTTGCGAATAATCGTCAATATCCGAATGCTCAGTTGTTCTCCAATCCCATAACTTAACATCTTTAAATCCTATAAATTCTAGGTCATCTTTTAAGGTGTTAAAATCAAACGCTATATAATGGTAGTTATATTCATATGTTTGACCACCATAAAGGAATCCCATAAGACTTTTTAATGGATAACCGGAATTATACATAGTAACAACATTTTCAAAATCAGGTACAGATATCCTTAACACACCACCATTAGATAATACAGTGTGCCATCTCTTAAGTGCCGAAAGGTACTCGTCACGACCGAAATGTTCTAAAACATGACATACATATATCAAATCAATAGAGTTATCTTCAATAGAATTTAATTCACCAACATCATCAATAATATCAGCACCTAAATCTAATCTTATATCTATATTAATAAAACCCTTTAATATTTTATGCCCACAACCTAAATGTAATTTTTTCATCTTTTTCTTTTTAAAACAATAACTGGTTGGTACATTCCGTTTTCTGTTTTTAATTTTTTTTCATCAAAACCAACCTTATCAATAATTTCCCATCCAGCTATCAATTTAGGGAATCTATATTCACCATAAATCCTATGAGCATTCCAAAAAATAGTATCAGAGCCTATTGGAACTGCTAAAAATAATAAACCATCGTCTTTTAAAATATCTTGCATTTTTAACATGGCCTCAAAATCCCCAAAAGGGTTTATAGGGTCACCGTATCTCCCTAACCCATCATGTTCAAAAGAGGAAATAGAAAATACCACATCAAATTTTTGTAGATTTTTACTATATTCATCTACTGTTAATAAGGTTAATCTTTCATCATCAGTTTTTAAAGAATTATACTCAATCGTAATAGGAATACCACCATAAGATAAAACTATAGCTTCATACCACGGTTGTGTAGAACCTAAGATACCCACTTTTTTATTTTTTATATCATTTTTTTCTAATAATTTATATAATTCTGTATCGGTAGAACCATAATAACTTACTTCTTTATTTTTAATTTTTTCCATCATAGAATTAACTACTTCTTTAGAATAAAATCCCTTCAATTTACTATTGTTATTATTTCGCCCATCAATTAACCAATGTCTTAATGTGACTTTACCATCTAAAGTAAATTCATTTCTTATAGCGGGAGATAATTCTTCCCATTTTATTATAGTCTCCATAGGTTTTATTTTTTATTTTCTAAATTTATCCATTTTTTATTACTTTTAACCTTCAGAAAAAATGGTGCGGGGTGGAAGTATTTTAAGATGCATTCTTTTTTACTTATTAATGGAATTCCTAATTTAGAAAACTCTTCTTTTTTTATAAAGAACGCATCCCACCTTAATGTAGTGACTAATTCATAACCTTTAGATTTTGCTAAATCATAAAAAGCATGCAAATTTGCCCCAAAATAACCTTCACCTACGTTTTGTTCATTCTCCTGAATAGTAACTGGATACTCATTAGAGATACCTGGATTAGTTTCTATTACTACTAAACGTGGTGCATAATTTAATGCTTTCCATACCCAATAATCATTACTATCAATATCAATACTTAATACATCAAAAATATGTGGTACATTATGTGTTTTAAAAAGTTCATTAATGTTGTCTTTAGTGACCCAAGTATTACCATGTAAATTGATATTGGGTATACTCCCTGAAGCACCCTCCAATAATAAACCCCCCCAACCCTCATGTATACGTAAATCCGCAGTATTTGAAAGATGGCTGCCATTCATTGCTCCAAATTCTACATAATACTTGTTAGTTACCCCTATTTTTTTAAAAATAGATTTTATCACACCATATTGACCCAATTGAGAATGTCCTTTTTGGGTGTTGGTATTAAAAATATCCTTAATGTTGGGGTGACCATTACCACCTTCTTGGGTATGTTTATTTATTAATTCTTTGACGATTTTATCGTTCTTTATAAGGGATTCTTCTATTAATCTCATATTTTTTGTTTTTATGAAAACACTAGTTGTGTCCATTTATTAATTGGATGAGGAGTTCTACCCCATGGATATAAAAAACTTTGTAGATTAATCCAGCCGGTGTAAGTATCCTTTATTTGACTTCTGTATTTTTTAGACATTACAACAGTAAATTGGTCCCAAGTAGCATTTATTTTACCATCCATCTTATCATTTAAATCTCTAATTATATCACCTCTCATCATGCTATTCCATTGGCTTATAACGTAAACACTTATCTCATACTCATCCTCAGTTTTATTTAACCAAACACTAAATTCATCATTTATTTTAATTTCTTTATGGCTTTTTGAAAATCTATTAACATTTTTTGTTTTTGAACTATTAGATACCTTACCCCCACCAAGTTTTATCTGAAATATGTCCATATCTTTTTCCATAGACTCAATCGCTACCTCACAAATCTTTTTAGAGTCATAGACCATCTCAACATCGTCTAAGAAAAACATTATATACTTTCCTGTAGATTCGGTTATTAATTTTCTAACTGACCTAACAAAACCTATTTCCTTTATATTTTTAAAGTTAGGTTTTATTTCTTTAATTTTTTCTTCGACTTTATCAAAAAATTGGTAATTGGATTCGTTAACAATTAAAAATTCAACATCCTCCGTTTCTATTATATTTTTATAAGTGTTTAAACATCTAACAAACAGATTGAATTGTCTATTGTTAGTTATTTTTAAAGGGGTTAGTATCGATAATTTTTTCATATGATAGTGATTGTTTATTTTAATAGTTTTATAATTCATAATCTAACCAAAATTTATCTATTTCTTTTTTATAATAACGTTTTATTGTTTATATTACTTCTTCGTCCATAACTTTTCTAAAACTTTTACTATTGGTTCTATTAATATATGGTAGACTATCCTCAGTTAAACCCAACCTAGAATTTAATTTTATAAAATCATCATTTAAATTTTCATAATCTAATAGGGTGTCTACTATAATATCATCTTTTTCATCACACACATACTTGTTAATAGTCCATATAGTTCTGTGGCTATGGGTATCAACAGCTTGTTTAACACCACATGGGTTATTGTAATCGTGACCACTAATGATACCACCCTCTCTCATTTTAGGTAACCAAGCCTTAATATCCTTAACTACCGATTCATACTTGTGGTCAGCATCAATAAATACGAAATCAACCGTACCATCTTCAAATTTCTCAGCCATCTCCCAAGACATACCCTTTAGGTCAGTAATCATATCCATAACGCCACCCCGTTTTTTTACTTCGGTATAAATATCGTATAATACTGGTACTTGAGACTTCAACTTTTTATTCTTAGGTTCCGTCCATTGGTAACTATCACCCCACAAATCCACTGCATATATTTTACCATTAAACCCTAACTTTTTAATTTGGTTAGCTAAAAACGTAACAGAATGACCTTTCCATACGCCAAGTTCAACTACGATGTCGTAATTCTTACTGGCAATCATCTTATAAAACTCTTGGTAGTTGAACCACCAATCCGTATCTAAATTTCGCTTAACATTATCTTCCATTACTTATACTCTTTATCTTCTTGTTTATCATCTCCCAGATATTGTAATCATTCAACATCAGATTTCTAGCCTCTGTCAATGCCGCAATATCCTTCTCAGTTAATGGTGTGGTTATAATCTCACTGATTGTCTTCGCTGGGTTAGGGTCGTTAATATCAAGTAACCTGTAGCTACCTTCAGGGAACCACTCAGCGATATTGGGGCAGCCCCAGTATATCGGCATACACCATGATAAATAAGCGTCAGCCAACTTCTCAGTCCAGTAATTCTTCTGTTGTGAATTCTCCATAACGATGGTATACCTGTAATCAATCAACCCTTTGAATTTACACGTACCGTTATAATTCAACACACCTTTATATCTACCACCATAAGATTTGTTATGACCCTTCCCATACAAGTCCATTTCTGGTAACACACCACTGAATACTTTATCAACATATCTTCTCCTGTGTTCATGTTTACTAGATACAACACAACTGGCTAATTTATCCTTAGCTGGGTATTCCAGAGCCGTCAATTCGTCATAGGTCTTACCCAACCAATACGTTACACCACCATTAGCGTCTGAGAAGTCAATGATATGCTTGTACGGTATGTGAGGTACTCGCTTTATAAAGTTAGGCTCACGCTTGATGAATATTGTTCTATCAAGTGGTGGTTTTGGTGCCGTACTCTCCAGTACGATATAGAAGTCAGCCTCATCGTATTTATCCGTAACCACCAAGTCATCCCACTTACCAGAGCAATTAGGTGTTTGTTTTGAATACCTAGCATTCAAAGTGGGGTTTGGTTCGCCCCAACCGTTTATGAAATATATCTTAGTCATTTAAAATTCGTAGTTGAATAGCTCTATATCTTTAGCGTAAACCTCAGCAATGATTCCTTTGGTTTCCTCATCGTAATAATCCTTGTAATCAATGTGTGAGTTATCACTTTGGTTTATAACCTGTAGGTTCGGTACCATAACTTTAAACTCTTCATTTGTGGCTAACTCTTCTAACCTGAATACCTTATCAACCAATACCTTACCAGAGGTATCACAAAGATATTTGTGTTGAGCTTCCCAACCGTGGTGTTTGAACACCTTTGGGTTCTCTTTTAGTTTGTGTATAGCGTCCGTAAAGCTCATATCTTTCATCACATTATAGTCTGGGTGCGTACCATCCCTCTTAAAACCTTTAACAGAGTGCCAGTAACTTTCAGCCATCTTAGCGTACTCATAGTTGGAGACCGTTCTTGACCATGGATTACGAACCACACCGAACTTGGTGAAGGTATCCCATTCCGTTGGTAAACCTCTCATGTAAAATTGTGGGTAATGATGTCCAATTAGTGTGAACGCCATACCTTCAGCTTTACTTATAGCTGTACCACCATTCTTAGGTACGTGAATGAATATTAACTTATGTTTATGTGATATTGGCATCTCTTACTAATCTATCATAGTTCTTAGGTGACTCGCAACAAGTATTCCTTATACCAATAAGTTTAGACCATTCAAATACCTTCATATTAACATACATAACACTTTTAATTATAAAGTCAATTTTTTGTAGGCCTCTAATAATTCTTTTGGCGTTTGACCCCAATTACATGAAAATGCTATTTTAATATCTTTTTTCATTTTAATTTAACCCACTTTTGTTTTTAACCGTATTAAAATCTCTTATCATCCATTCATAAGTTTCAGAAACAATATTAGTAATATCACTTAGGCCAGGTTGTTGTATGGCATAGATTGGGTCCATTACAAAAGATTGACCTCTTCTTTTGACTATATGGTTATCTAAAACAGTATCTACAATATTGTATCCTCTACTCGTAGAGCTAGTCCATGCTTCAATCATATAGTCGAAAGCTTGGGCATTAGCCGCATATGCATGCGTAGTAAATGCAAAATTAGTTTTTAATATTCTATCGGTAACCCTAGTAAACCTTCCAGTTCGTGGACACATTGTTACACCCACATAAAATAAATCCCATTTACCAATACTTTTTAAATCTTTAAAGGCTTCTTCTAAACGTTTAATATCTGTTTCTACAAATAAAACATCATCTTCAAAAATTAAAACATTCTCTAATCCGTCTTCCTTACATTTTTTAATTAAAGTAAGATGAGATAAAGTACAACCAAGATTACCATCAGTATGTTTAATTCCTGACCATCTTTCTACTTGGTCTAGAATATTTATTTTTTCAAACTCTTTTTGAGCCAGTTCCCATCGGTCTACCCGTTCATCTAAGTTAATGCAATATACCTTATCAAAATATTCATTTATACCCATTTGTCAAATAATTTTTTAGTTTCTACTATATCGTAGAATTTATCTGGTGCTCCCCCCATTAGTCCTCGTTGGGGATACTCCCACTTTTCATAGTAGTCGACCAATTTTTTTATATCTTTAAAGTTAGGTGAGGCGGAGGAATTCTGTAGTTTTATTGCAATATTTTTACGTACATAACTCATATGGTGCATTTCTATTTCTTCTCTAGTAAAAATTTTGCACTTACCCCCATCCATCCGTCTAGTGGGGTCAACCAGTGCCGGAAATGGAAGACCTAAGACATATTGTTTGCCTCTTCTAATTTTATATAATAAGGACACATAATAATCTTCTTTTGGGTCTAAGCGATAAATAGGTTCCTTATAATATGTTGTCATCTGACAAGCACCAGAATCAAAATCCCCTTCTTCCATAGTAATTTTCATCGTTTTAAATTGTTCATCAGTGTAGAATTCGTCTGAATCCATGGCCATATGATGGGTACACTTCTGACCTTCTGATAAAAATAAACCAACATTTCTTTTAGTAATTTCATTATAGTGACCACCTTTGAGGGGCTGGGGTTTATACCTATAGAGTTCATCTACCAAACCATCATTTTTAAGTTTTTTAAGGAGGGGCACTAATTCTTTACTACAAGGATTACCAAAGTTAGAAATCTCCTGGTATACTACTGAAATGTAATCTACGTTTTCTCGGACACTTCTTATAGAATTCTCCAATAACTCTTCTCCATCAAATATGTTATAACTTATCCCTAATTTCATGTTGTTAATGTTTTATATTTATTTTTTATGATTAAAGACAAATTATTTTTATCTATATTAGAAAAATAATTATGACACATTCCACTTCCTATTATTTTAGGTAATAGTCTTTGTGTATAATCTTCGTATTCCCTTTTTAATTTTTCTTTGTCGTTATTTCTTGTTTGACTTTCATAGTGATATGCGACTGCACTCCCAACCAAATAATTTTTAAGTCTTTTGTTTAAACACTCAATGTTTAATTCTACGTCTTCGAAACATTCATTATATGTTTCTTTAAACCCCCCTATTTGTTTAAATAGGTTTTTTTTAATCATCATAAACGCCGCCGTATTCCCAAAAACTTCTTTTCTTCCTTGATGGTAGTTAAAGTAACTACCAATACCATGATGACTTACTCTAATATTATATTTGTCGTCTACAAATGCGATTACTCCCGAGTGTTGGATTTTATTGTCACCAAAATGAAGTCTTATTCCTACAGTTCCTGATTGTTTGTTTGTGTTAAATACCTCAACCATCTGAGTAATAGCATTATTTAACAACTTTATGTCATTATTACAAAATAATAACAATTCTACATCATCTTCTACGTGACTAGACACCATATCATTATTAATACTCGCAAAATTATAATAATTATATTCTATTAATTTGATGCTGGGTTTATCTTCAATATAGTTTTTTATTTCTTCTAATTCTTCTAAAGACGAACCTGTATCACCTATGTAAATTTTTAAATTAGGGTAATCATCTACCGTAATTAGAGAATTAACACACTCTTTTAATAGATGAACGTTCCCTTTAGTCGGTATCACCACCCCCACTGTTGGGTTTTTTTTAAGTTTAATTTTTTTACCCTTTACTAAAATAGGTGGAGTTAATGAGTAAGGTAAATTTTTAGAGTGGTTTTCCACAAACTGTCTTCTATTTTTTTCCCACTCATCATTCGTTTGACCTATAGATTTATGGGTTATAGTAATGTTAGTAATTACTCCTACTTTGGTTCCACCTAAATGGTTTGTAAAACAAAAGTCCACCTCATAAAAATGAAATCCTTTTATGTTTTCGTCAAAAGAATTTTTTAATCTATCTTTATGTACTACAAAAAATAAACCATCAACTAATATACTTTCTAATATTTCATCACCAAATTTAGGTGAGTAAACACTATTCCAAGTTTTACCTTCATGAGTGTGTTTAACTTGACCTAACATTAACGAGGGATTTTGCCACCATCTTCCTGTTGCTTGCATTTCAGTTGTCCCAGCGACACCCAGGATGCCAAATTTACTATTGTTAAAATGTGAGATAAGTTTTTTACCCCAATTCTTGGTATTAAATATAATGTCATTATGACAAAATACTACAATATCGTGTTTACAAGATTCTAATGCACGGTTATAGAACTGGGTTAGGGGTTCCCCTTTATTTATATATTCTATTATCTCCACACCCTTTAACCCCACAGTTTTTTTAATGTGGTCCGAGTGTTCAAGCATTGGTTCGGGGGTACAGTAGACAACACTTATCATTATAAATAGGATTTTACAGTTTCAGTGATGCCTAAATTAAAGTTAACCTCAGGTTTCCACCTTAATTTAGTGTAAATCTTATCAAAGTTTATGGAATGTCTTAGGTCGTGACCAGGGTGGTCGTTAACGAAGGAGATTAGCCTAGAAGAGGTACCTGGGACCAAACCCTTAATGTTATCATAAGTTAAACAAATTTTCTTAATTAATTCTAAATTAGTTAATTCGGTATTGCTACCAACATTGTACCTTTCACCACCTTTTCCTGAATGGAAGACCTTATCCAACGCTTTGACATGGTCTTCTACGTGTATCCAATCCCTTACGTTGCTACCATCACCATAAACGGGAATTTGATTATTTTTTTTGAGGCAGTCAATTACTTTTGGTATTAGTTTCTCTTGATGTTGGTTTGGCCCATAATTGTTAGAGCAGTGTGTGATACACCCAGGCAATCCATGGGTTTTATATGCCGCTAACACTAAAAAGTCAGCAGATGCTTTAGAAGCGGAATAAGGAGAACTAGGAGAAAAAGGTGTAAATTCATAAAAAGTTCTACCATCGTTAAAATCTAAACTACCATAAACTTCATCGGTGGAAACCTGTAAAAATTTAGCTACTTTATATTTTAATGAAGAGTTTATCAACGTCTGAGTACCAATAACGTTAGTCACTAAAAAAATGTCCTCGTCCTCTATTGAGTTATCTACGTGGGTTTCTGCCGCAACATTAATAACACCATCGAAGTTGTGTAAGTCAAAAAGATTGTTTATAAATTTTTTTTTGGAGATGTCTACCTTATAAAAATTAATCTTATTAATGTACTCACCCAGATTTTTTTTATTTCCAGCGTATGTTAGTGAGTCGATAACGTGGATGTCATACGTTGGGTATTGGTCTACCATGTATTTCACCAGGTGAGACCCTATAAAACCAGCTCCTCCAGTTATTAAAATAGTTCTTTTTTGCATATTATTTTTATTTTATACCAGTACTCCCGAATCCCTCACTCTCTCGATTAGAGCTACTCAACCCACTAACTTTATTTAATTCACCCCACACTTTATCCAACACTGGTGACACTACCCCCTGAGCTATGCGGTCACCATTTACTATGGTAAATGGTTCGTTACCTAAATTAACTAGTATTATTGAAACCTCACCCCTATAGTTACTGTCTACAGTTCCAGGGGTATTAAGTACCGTAATACCATGTTTTAAAGCTAAACCACTACGTGGACGGACCTGTAATTCATAACCCCTAGGAACCTCAAAGTAAAGGCCTGTAGAAATTAATTTTCTATCATGTGGGTTAATGGTGATTCTGTCCTCACCATTTAGATTAGCTCTAAAGTCGAAACCACTATCACCTTCATGGAAATAATCGGGGTCCGTATTAGTACTTTTATTTAAAAACTTTATTTGTATCTTAGGTTTAGTTATCTCCCCTTGGTTATTTGGGTACACCACACTTTCTTTTATTTTGGCGAATTTCTTTAAAGCTTTTTCAGTTTCTGGTGAAGTTTCTGACTGAGGAATTAAATTAGTAATCTCATTAATTGTTTCTTTTAATTTCTTAATGTCATTTATTATTCTTTCTCTACCCATTGTGTTATTTTTTTTACTAAATTTATTGTAGCGATAACATCATTTTCACAATATTCTTTTATGTTATCATCCCTATTTACCCCTAACGATTTTTCCTTTCCTTCAACCCAATCATAGTAATACTTATGCATATTCTCCCCTTTTAGGTCACCGTCTTTTGGTGAAATAATGTCTAATGAAGCACAAATTAAATCTAAGGAAGACAGTCCTATGTAGGAATTAAATCCCCACACCTCTTTAGTGTCTACCACCCTGGTTTCCCAAGGTTTATCGTTATATGTCGGGATTATTTTGGGTATGCTGAACCCATGGATTAATAACCGTTTACCGATATAAGGTAAATCAAAACTTTTAACATTATGTCCGCATAATTTAAAATTTAATTTATCTATCCTACCTAAAAGGGTTATTAGGTTGGTTAGAATACCTTTTTCATCTCCAACATAACTATCTAGTTTAGTTTTACCATCAGGAAGTAAAAAACCTACAGATACACAAATTATTTTACCAAATTCAGGTAAAAGAGCTGCTTTTTTAATAAACATTTCATTCATCGAGAGCTCTTCGTCTTTAGGGTACCTACGTTTACAGTAATCGTATCCTGTTTTTTCCCATATATTACATAACTGTGGGAATTCTGATTGTAGAGAATTTAAATCTTTCGTAATCCCCACAGTTTCTATATCTAGAAATAAAAGTTTATTTATATCTTTAATCATTGTTAATAATAATTAGGAGTTAGTGTTGGGTGTAATATATCCTCATAGGGTGCTTTAACTAACGATACAATTTCTGAATCTCTTGTATCTTCAGCTAGGTACTTACTCATTCGGGTAGTAGCCTCATAGACAGACTCAGATTCTACAATATATTTAAATTTTTTAACTTTTGGGTTGCCATTTCCGTCTAGGACTCCCGTTTCAAATGCTACAATTGCTTGGTAATACATATTTTTCTTTTTTAATGTGATTTTATTATTTGTTTATATAATTCGGCTCGTTTCTCGGTTACTCTATCGATATGGTATTTTTGTACTGACTCATAAAGCCTTTCACCTAAATCCTCAACCAATGCCGGGTTGGTCACTAATCTTTTTATGTGTTGGGCCCATAGTTTGTGGTTACGAGAAGAGTCAATAAGTAGAGAATTCCCCTTATCGTTAAATGTCCCCCCTTTTTCATAGGCATTAATACAATCTATCTGGTAAGGCCCAAAATCTTGAGCAATTAAGGCTTTTTTATGAAATCCAGCTTCTATTACTTTCAATTGTGATTTAACCCTATTGAATGTATGGTGTCTCAGAGGAGCTAAACTAATGTCAAACTTATTGTAATTACTCGCGTACGTTGTGATAGGTTTGGTCCAGACCCTACGATAAGGCGTACTAGAATCACCGAATTCCTCCCCAAACTTGAACTGCATTAACTGTGACATTTGACGTTCGTCTACTATTTTATGGTTCCCAGTGAATATTTTCTCATACTCAAACCAAACCGACTCCTTTGGTCGTATCGGTCTAGTTTTTTCTTCCCCCGTTTGTTGGTTCATTTCTGTAATACTTCCTCGTGTGTCAAACCCACAAAGTACGAACTGAATTTGGTCTTTTAAAGGTGATAATTTATTTACCACACCCCTCAGTATTTCCAGGTCAGCTAAGTGAGAAGACCCACCTAACCACCCTACCCTAATACGGTCACTCTCTTCTGCATTAGACATAAACTGTTTTTCACTAGGGTCTACACTATTTGGTAGTACGTAAACGTTTTTGCATAGTTTTTTAATTTCTTCAGCAAATAAAGGTGTGGTTGTAGTAACGTAATCAGCTAATTTTAAATTATCTGTTATTAGTTTATCCATTCCTTTATTACGAATTATCATATATGCTGGATGTTCTGGATTGGGTAACCAGTAATCATCTAAGTCCATAATAGCTGGGATACCCAATTTTTTAATCCTAGGGATAGTCTGCTGGGATAAATTGTAGTCAGGATGTAGGGTTCTATGGTAATGGATTAAATCATATTGTTTAAGGTAATTATCATCGTTAAGTCTTGGGTTGTAATCAATATCTACCCAAAAATCATCCCCGAAGTTCTCCTGTAATTTTAAATGTTGGTCGATAGACCTAAATTTGGATACCCCCGTACGGTCACTAGGTAAAACTAATACTTTGTATTTTGACATCTATTCTTTCTATTTTAGCTGTGAAAAAGGTACGGACAATACACTGAATAGTCAAACAAAAAAAGAGAGGATTTCCTCTCTTTTTTAAAACACTATATTTGTAATAACTTTATTTCTTTATCGATTTAATCGATTTAATGTTACCTATAAATACTTTATTACCTACACGTATCTGTAGACTCTCTTTAATGTTTTTAGATTCTATAAGTAAATTTTCCTCCTTCATAATTTCCTTTATACACTCTTTTATTGTCTCTTTTAGTGTGTTAGTGTCAAGAGAAGCTGAGTCAAAGGGGGAAGGTATTGGGTCATTAGACTTATTTTCTATAATGTTTGTCGTGGGTATTGAAACTTTATTTACATTACTATTCGCGGAACTTCTCATACCTCCCACACTATATTCTTGGGAATTCATTTTTTGACTTACTTTATCCATAAAAGACTCCGATAGGTTAGTGGTTGGTGACACATCAGGAATAGGGCTATCAATCATAGCTTGTTTAATAGCGTCTGGTAATCGTGAATTTCTTATGGCTTCTTCACTCATATTTGATTTGGGGTTCATATTTGGAGCACTATTAGAAGGCATAGAAGGCATAGTAGGCATAGTAGGCATATGAGGTTGATTAATATTTGGTTGTGTAGGAACTGATTCAGTTTGTAGGTTAGGTAGATTACCAACACCGTTAGTTTTTTTGTTCATGGCATCATGCTCCATAAATTTTCTAGCGGTTAATAGTGAATTTTCTAGGTTTTTCATTTAGTCAAATTTTACATTAATCCATACTTGGTTCATACTTTTATCACCGTTAGGGTTGTAGTTGGGTCTGGGTTCATCAAACTTTTCTGTCGTAGGGTTCCAGTTACGGACTCTATCTAATCTAAAAAATTTCCACCCAGGGACTTCGGTATCGGTAGCTCCTTCCGTTTGCCAAGCCCTCACCACGGGATTATTTTTCTTAGTTGTACCCGCACATACTGGTTCAATCGTCCTCCACCCTGGATTATTAATTGTATCCCCCTCATAGTAAATAACAGTAGTATTTCTATTTTTTATAGCTTTTTGGACTTCGTCCCTATTAGCTACCTCAAGTATAAGAGAATGTAGTGAGTTGTAAAGTTTCATACATAAAAACTTATGATGGAGTTAACCCGATAGTGCCACTAGTAACGTTATCGTCAGGAATACTATATCCATTACCAGAATTATAAGAATTAGTTTTTACAATTTCTTTTCTAGTAAGAACATCGGTTTTAGTCCCTGTCTCTTGGTCCCTTACACCTAAAAATACAGATGTCCCTCTTCCTTTTTCGTCACCATCACTTAACGCGTGAGGATGTTGAGGCCCATATTTGTCGGATTTAGGACTATAAATATTTTTAGGGAATAATTTATCCCTTTCTGCTTGAGCATATTCTGATAATCTTGCTCCTGGTTGTAATTGTTGTTCACCTGCCATAACTTTTTATTTTATAAATATTTTATTTTATCTTTATTTATAGTTCAAACCCTAGATTTAGTAATATTACTTTGAATTTAGAACATTTATCATCATTACAAGGACAAATCTCCACCTCAAACACAGTTAATTTACCTAACCTAAAAGTTAGACCATACTTAGCTTTTTTATTTTCACCTTTCCAGGCATTAATCCAATCTATTTTCATAATTTATTAGTTTATTCATTCGTTTTATTGTTTCACTTAAAGTCATCATACTATCCACACTGTCTGGTTCGGGTACGTTGACCTTGGTGGGATTTTTATTGCCGTCTTTTTCGTGTTCACTATAATGTGTATTCATCATACCACCATTCATTTTAGTTTTTCTTCCAGAAGATTTACCATCTCTAAGTTGTTTCTCTAACTCTGAAAATACTTTTTTTCCGTACTCCCCACCAGTTAAGTTATATGGTGAGGTACCCTCTTCTTCATTTCTAAAAAAGTTATTTATTTTTTTTAGTAATTCCATACTAATCACTGGGTTTTTAATTATGTTAAGGGCACGTTCATATCCCTCAGTGGTTTTTGGCCCAGTAAAATCCTGTACCACTGACTTAATGTGTTTAACACACTTGTTAGGTACTTTAATCTGATGTCCTTTAAGTGATTTATCCGGCATTTTGGAGTTTATTTAATATTTTGTTAGGGTCGACACCCTCTACGTCACAGGCTTTTTTAAATCTAGAACCCAGTTTGTCGAGTATGGGGTACTCTTTTTGGTCTAACAAGTCCATTTGAACACCCGTTCTAAGGTCTCCTTTCATATCTTTTTTATTTAAAATTACCTCTAACATATCTCGCATCTTTTTATTAGACAACTCAACCAACCTCTGTCTGTCAGAATCTAAATCTTCCTTACTACCGTCCACTCTTTTTCCAGATTTACGGGCTTTGTCTATAGCTTTTGGTAAACCCAAACCGTAGTCATCTTCGAAATGGTCAATAGTCTCTTGACCCGTCATTAAATCTATTTCCTCATTATCACCTAAAGAAGCTCCTTGGTATGACTCACCCCAATATCTTTTATAGTAATAACCAAATCCATTGCCTTTTTGGTGTCCGGTTTTTACCATATCATCACTGGTACTTCGACTAATTTTATTAGTTTTGTTAATTCCTAGAGGAATTTTTGAGTTAAGCATAGAGCCGTCATAGTCTACCAGTTCTTCCAGTTCCTCCTTCTTTTTACCTTCTAATTGACCGGTTTCCCACATTTCATGCTCTTCATCTGGATGAATATCACTACAACTTTTACCTTTATGTTCTAATCTCTTCATAGTTTCTTTTTATCTATAAATATTAATGCATTCGTTAAATATTTATTTATGTATGGGACCACAGAATTTAAATAACTATTACTTCAATAAATTAGACGCTAGGTTAGATTATAGTAGTTACTATGACATATTTTTAACGTCTGATGAATGGGATTACAACCGAGAAGTTGTATTTTCCCCTTACCTTATTTGTGTGGGTGACCACATTAATAACTATCTAAGTGGTGAGACTTGGTGTTCAGACTGTTTACCCTTATGGGTTGATTTGGGCAACCCTAAATCTAGTAGACAAATTTCTCCGTATTTGTGTACCGATTACGATGAAAACAATACTTTATTAAGTTTACCATACTGGTGTTCCGCATCACCTAACTCTAGCGATACCCAATGTACTTGTCCTAAATGTCAAAATAGAGAATTTACGGGACAAACTAAAGAGAAAACCTTGGTGTTTGTAGAATCGATTTGTGATGTTGGGTTAACTGGTGTTGACAATGGCCTGGTACAATACATGAGTGGTAATACCAATGAGTTTGACGTGTGTAAACTTTCATTAGTTAAAGTTAGTGCGTTTACAAGTACAATAACTGGAACTACGGCGGTGACGGGAATCTGCCAACCAACTGACGTAAGTTTGGGTACACATACCCCACCCAAGGTGAGTTACGATATATTAAATGGTGATTTGTTGATTGAGTACCCGTGTATTAAAAAACATGGTAGTTTAGGTCCTGGTGTGTCGTCGGGTTCGACGACAGTTAGTAACTTTAGTTTGGTTAATTCCGCTATGACATATTCGGGTTGTTGTAATTTTATCGCTGAAAGCGGTTATACCTTCACTATTTCAGATGTTAATATAATTCTTTCCGCAGGTACAGAAAATAATGGCATTTTTACTGGTAAGACAACTATAGACTATGGTTACTGGGAAGCACCTTGTAAACTAGACTCACTTAAAATATGGACTGATATGCCTGACCAGTATAAGTGGGACCATTTGCATTATGATAGAAGATTTAAAATGAAACAGGTCACTGGTTTAACTCACCAGTACAGTTATGGCATAGAATCGGTTTCGGGTCAGACGGAAGGGTACTATAATAACTTAAGAGGTGGATTTTACCAAGGATTCTACGAACTTTATGGTTACCCTTACCAAGTCTTACCTGAAAGGGCCGAGTGTGGTTGGACAGTAGAAAGTCTATTAAAATTTGATGTCGAATGTGTTACTGAATGTATAATTCCTGGTTCTAAAACGTTAAACGATGTGTACAAGGGGAATAAAGGAATATATTTCTATATGGGCACCCGAGCAGAAAATAAGTTCCATAATTTTTACTCTGCGGAGACCCACCTAAATACGTGTGACCAAAATGACTATAGTTGTTCAGGTATACCTATCCCAATCGTAACTACAGGGACTACTGGCCACTGTGGTACGGAGGTCCAAGTTATTACCTCTACTTATGATGAAAAAATAGATTCTTTAAGTAACTCTTTTGCCCTTCGGTTGACTGATGAGGGTAGAGTGGGATACAAAGCTTTATATTATACAGGTAGTTGTGCTACCACCTACTCAGACAAAAAGGTTTTAGATTGTAACACTAATGAGTACTATGTTGTAAAAGATTGTGTTACAGGATTAACATATATTTCTGATTACACCATTATAGAAAAATATAGTGATATTGTTTGTGGGTTAACTGGGAGTACTTTTGTGGAGACTTGTCCTTGGCTATTAATAAGTGCCAGATTCCAAAGAGACTATTGTTACGAAGGGTGTGATTTAGAAAATAAAGGTGGGGTAAATGATTTAATCAATATACCAATTATCGACACTCCAGGATATATAGATTCTGGTTTAAATAGCACCTCAGTTAGTTTAGTTAGGGAATCACCGTTAATGCCTGGATGGCAAGACCAGGGAAACAAAGTGGTAGTGACAGGTCAATATTTGGGTCCTGGTGATGTGGTAACTGGTTGTACAACTACAGAGTGTTGTTCTGAATGTGCACAACCCAACTGTTCTGGGTGTGGACCCGGAAGGGGTTGTACCACAAATTATACTAAATTGACTGAAGAAATTAAATTTTCTAAAAAATGGTCTGACGAAAGATTTTTAAGAAAAGGAACTTTAACTATTTTTGTTAACGGAAGACCTGTCTTAGTGGACCCTGATTTTGAAGAAATAATACCTAGAAGGTTAAACACCGAAAAGCAAAAACAAGTTGGTGTCCCGTTTAATATTTCATGGGGTGGTGGAACCCAAGGCCTTATAGATAACCAAACATTTAGTGTGGATACAAGTGGTAACACCATCACCTGCCCTCCGTATGTTCAAGACCCAAACGATTTAGGTTTACTAATAGAAAAGAATTTTGCGGGAACCTATATAGGGGGAATATCCCAATTAAGGTATTATATTAGGCCTTTGGGTGTGGATGAAATTTTCCACAATTTCTTGGTTAATAAAGACCGTTATGATTTAGTAGATTGTGCGGGGGGTTGTACGAATGGGTGTGGACCATGTCCCGCTATCATAATAAGAGATTGTGATTCTTTAGATATAATATTAGATTTTGCTGTAGGACAGGATATGGTTGCGGTGGATAGTTTAGCTCAATTTATTGTACCTCCAGAATATATATCTGTTAAATTTACGGGGGTGCTGGTGGATAATGTCATTAGTTATACCATAACCCGTATAGAAAATATGAAGACAGGCCCGAGTTCCATAGTTACCACACCTTTTTTAGCCTCACCAACCGACGTAATCCAAGTAGACATAGTTAAATTTGATGTCACAAAAGAATCTAAAGTAAGTATTATAGGCAATTTAACTAAGTAAAAAACTATTTATAAAATAAAAAAATATGTCTTGTAAATGTAAAAATATTATAGAAAACTTCCAAGGAGGGTCAATTCCTTTAGATACAATATTTGGGGGTAACGTTCAAATATGTGGTGCTGGTAAAACCCTAAGTGTAGAAAATATAATAGGTTGTTCACCAGTAACCATAGGTAATGACAGTGGTTGTACTTCAGGTAATACTGCTTTAGTGGTAAGCGGAAGTTCTATATTTGGGTGTGACGTAAATATATTGGGGAACATATATAGTGGTGGTACTAACTTGATGGATATTTTTTCGTCTGGTGGTTCTGGCACTGATTACTACACAACAGGTTTTACATTTAACCCAGCTAACTACGACCTAACAGTTAGTCTTAATAATGGTAATAATTTAACACAGAATTTGGGTATTTTAGCTGGTGATTTAACAGTGACTGGTGGTACTTATAATCCATCAAATGGTGTTGCCACATTTACCAATAACCGTGGTGGTACTTTTGATGTTACTGGGTTTTTAACTGGTTATACAGATACTGATGTTTTCGTTACAGGTGGAACGTATATCGGTAACACATTAGAATTTACAAATAATAGTGGTGGAACATTTAGTGTAACTGGAATTACTGGTACTGATTACTACACAACTGGTCTTACATTTAACTCAGGAACTTATGATTTAACTGTAAGTTTAAATAATGGAAGTGCTTTTACACAGAGCTTAGGTATATTATCTAGTGATATGACCATTACTGGTGGTACATATAACCCATCAAATGGTGTTGGTACATTTACAAATAATAGTGGTGGTACATTTCAAGTAACAGGATTTTTAACTGGTTATACCGACATATATACAACTGGTGTAACATTAAATGGTAACAGTATTGAATTTGATAGAACTGACACATCTAATGCATATTCTGTAGATTTATCCCCAATATTATCAGGGTTTTCAGGTACTGATGTCTTTGTTACTGGTGGAACTTATAGTTCATCAGCGGCAACAATAACTTTTACGAATAATACTGGTGGTACCTTTACTGTAACAGGTATATCTGGTGGTACTGGTAGTACTTCACCTGCTGGTTCTAATACACAAATACAATTCAATGATAGTGGTTCGTTTGGAGCAAATACAGGGTTTACATTTGATACCACTAGCCAAACTTTATTTACTGAGTCTAATGTCAGTGGGACTAGTGTTAATTTTTACAATGGGTTATCCAATTTTGATGTTGGTTTTGGTAGTACAGAAGTAATAGGTACGACTACGATTTATAATGCCGACCCGATTGGTAGTACTAGTGGTGTTACTATGTTCACTATGGGTGATTTAACCGATGTATTTGGTGAGGATAACAGTTACTTATTAGGGTTTATCAATGCTACTGGTAATACTAATAGTCTTATCGTTGGTACTCCTGAAAGTACTAGGATTGTGTATCAACCATCAGATGGTGGTGGTAGTAGTAATTATATCGCAGTTGGTTATGGTGGTATCACTAATGAAATATTAAGCGGTAAAACATTCGAGGTTCAGGGTGTTTCTAATACATTATTAAACGTTAATAATTCTGGAACCACATTCCACAGTGCTTATACGTTTCCAACAACGGACGGAAACCAAGGCCAAGTACTTAAAACAGATGGTGGTGGTAGTGTATCTTGGTCTAACGGTACAAGTGGTTTGTTTGCACAAACTGGTGATAGTACAACAGTGTCGGCCACTACAGGAACAACTACATCAATTATTGGTTCGGGTGTCGGTGAATTTAAATTTCCAGCTAATACTCTACAAGGAGGGGATACATTTCATATTAAGTGTGGTGGACTTTTAAAAAATATTGGGGCTTCAGGTTTAGCCTTTAACCTTTCAGGTGCAACAGAATTATTAGATACTGGAATCATCGGTAACAACGGAGCAGTTAGTACATCAATTGACAGACCGTGGGAATTAGAAATTGATTTAACAATAAGGTCAACTGGTGCCATCGGTACTGCTATAGTTGTTGGTGAATTTAATTGGGCGGGACTTTTACTACCTGGTGGTGCTGGACTTAGTGTAAATCGTTGGAATTTTCATCAAAGCTCATCAATAGATACCACCGTTGATAATGCATTAGACTTAGCTGTAGAATTGGGAGACCTTACTTCAGCAATATATTCTCAGTTAACTTATCTTAATAAAGTTTATTAGTGTTTAATTAGGTTACATATACAAATAATAAAAAAAATAAAAAAATGGAATTTTTTATAAGAAAAGACTCATTAGAACCAGTATTAAAAATGCAATTAATACAAGATGGTAGAAACGACTTTAGAAAGTTTTACCAAGGATTAGAGAACGCTTCTTTAAGTTTTTCTATGAAAAAGGTAGATACTGGAGAATATGTTATTTTGAATAAAGCCGCAGGAATCGTACAAAAAACAGAGTTAGACCCCATCAATGACCCAGAATATTACATTTATTATAGATGGCAACCTTCTGATGTTATGGAAACAGGTAGATATCAAGGACAATTTTTGATAGAATTTTTAACCGAAGGCACACAGTTAGTGGCACCGATTAGAGAAGACTTATACATCAGCATTCAAGAAAGTTTCGGAATAATTTAAATTGACATCCCCCCAACAGTTTCTTATATTTTAATTAATGTTAAGTAAAATTCACCATCGAGGTGAAGCTAATATTACAAACGAAAATTATTATATACATGAAGCCTACACAAGAAGAAATTCAACAATTTTTAGAGGGTGGTGACCCTGAAAAATACATAGTAGCGGTAGAATACGATTACCGTAGTAGTTCTATATTTAAAATCAAAGAAGACCCAATTAATGGTAAACAAATAATTAAAGATAAATTTGTGCCTTTTGCTTGGGTCGGTGATTTACGACCCCATAAGTTTTATTCTAATAGTAAAGTTAGGCAAAAAGAAGCCATGTCCAAACATGGGATTATTATAGAAAAATTAAATAACCATGAACAACCTAGGTTAGTTGAAGGGTTAAATTTTATAATTAAAACCACGAAAACCTACCAGAACTTAGTTTCGTTCTTTAGGGAAGGTGGAGTAAACCCTTGGGGGGAGGAGAGTAGGCAAGCTATCATCATATTATCGCCAGTAGAACAATACTTAATCCAAAAAGAAAAAAGACTATTTAAAGGTTTCGAGAACTATAACGACATCCATAGATTGGTTTTTGATATCGAAACAACCGCTTTACGTCCTACCGATGGCATGATTTTTTTGGTGGGAATATTAGATAATAGGGGTAATAGTGAGATATTCTACGCTCACGACGATGAAAGTGAAAGGCAACTCATTATTAGTTTCTTTGAAACTTTAAATCGGGTTCGACCTACTATTATAGGTGGGTATAACTCTTCCTCATTCGACTGGGAGTGGATGTTTAAACGTGCAGAGATACTCGGACTTAATATAACTGAAATTTCCAACACTCTTCATCCAAACATAAATATTAGAAGAAGGGAGTCTAGACTAAAGTTAGGAGCTGAAATGGAAGAGTATATGTCCACTAATATGTGGGGATATAACATCGTTGATATAGCACACGCGGTTAGACGAGCCCAAACTATTAATTCAGACATTAAGAGTTGGGGACTTAAATACATAACCCAATTCATAGGAGCAAATAAAGAAAGTCGTGTGTATGTTCCAGGAGATAAGATATCTTCAATATATGAAGAAAATTTAGACTATTTCTTTAACCCACGGACGGGCAATTACAAACTAAAGGACACTAAGGGTTTAAGTGATTTAGTTCGTAAACACCCGAATGTTTATGCGGAGGTCAGTGGTCAATATATAATTAAAAAATATCTAGAGGGGGACATTGAAGAAACTTTAACAGTAGATGAGGAATTTAACCAAGCTTCATTTCTTTTAGCTTCTATGGTACCTACAACTTATGAAAGAGTTTCCACCATGGGGACAGCAACATTATGGAAAATGTTAATGTTATCGTGGTCATATAAATACAATCTAGCCATCCCGAAGAAAGATGAACAAAGGCCATTCGTAGGTGGGTTATCTAGATTACTTAAGACTGGTTACTCCACTAATGTTTTAAAGTTAGATTTTAGCTCGTTGTACCCTTCTATCCAGTTAGTGCATAACGTTTTTCCTGAGTGCGACGTTACTGGGGCTATGGAATCTATGTTAAAATATTTTAGGGACACAAGAATCAAATATAAGAAATTAGCCTCTAAATACTCTGGTGTTGACGATAAAAAGTCCTCATCCTATGGTAGAAAACAACTGCCTATTAAAATTTTCATTAACTCCATGTTCGGTTCTTTATCCGCTCCTCAGGTTTTCCCTTGGGGTGAAATGGATATGGGTGAAATGGTGACCTGTACTGGAAGGCAATATCTTAGACATATGATAAGATGGTTTATGGAAAGGGACTACTCCCCTTTAGTGTTGGACACAGATGGGGTAAACTTTTCGTCACCAGAAGGTGTGGAAGAAAGACTTTATATTGGTAAAGGAAATAACGAATTAGTTGTGGAAGATAAAGAATATAAAGGTGCAGACGCAGATGTGGCTGAATATAATGATTTATATATGAGAGATGAAATGGGGTTAGACACTGACGGCACTTGGCCTTCCTGTATAAATGTAGCTAGAAAGAATTATGCTTTATTGACAGATAAAGGTAAGGTTAAATTAACTGGTAACTCAATCAAGTCTAAAACACTGCAAGGGTTTTTGGTGGAGTTTATCGATGAGGGGTTAGAAATGTTATTAAACGGTGATGGTAAGTCTTTTATTGAACATTACTATTCTTATGTTGACAAAGTATACAATAAGGAAATCCCACTATCTAAAATAGCTAACAAATCCAGAGTAAAGTTAACGGTAAATGAGTATAAAGAAAGAGCAAAAAGAGTGACAAAAGCTGGTAACCCTATGTCAAAAATGGCACACATGGAATTGGTTATTAGAGAGAACTTAAGGGTTAATCTAGGGGATACGATTTATTACGTTAATAATGGTACAGCGATGTCTCACGGTGACGTACAAAATAAAAAGTTAAAAGATGGGACTAAAGAAACAATTCTTAGGTGTTATAGAATCCCAGAAAAAGATATAGAGGAATCACCTGAAACGTGTGGTGACTATAATGTCGCTAGGTATATGAATACGTTTAATAAAAGAGTTGAGCCTTTACTAGTTGTTTTTAAACCAGATGTTAGAGATAGTCTCATAGTTACGAAACCAGAAGATAGGCAGTTTTTCACTAATAAACAATGTGAATTAATAAATGGTTTAACGAGAAGGGAAGGGGACCAGGATGATTTAGACGATGTTCTTTCTCTTTCTACTGAGGAACAGGTATTTTGGGGTAAGATGGGTCAGAATCCAGATAGGTTCTTAGAACCACTAGGAATTTTTTAATCCGTCTGAAGAAAGAATGAACCAACCATCACCATTGGATAGTATTTCTATACTACTTTGGGGGCCCATACTAACCTCTTCCCATTCCCCATCTATTTTGCCTAATTTAGTTTTTACTGTAATGTTTGCCATAGATTTTATATAGAACCTATTCAGGGATTTATCGTTAAGTGTGATGATTAAATCCTCAGTAGCTATAATGTATCTAGTAGATGAGGTCACATAGTCTTGGACAATGGTAATAGGAACATTTTCTACTGTTTCCACAGTTTTTTCTATAACTGGTGCCGTACCGTGTTTTAATATGGAAATTAAAGCTATCGTAAGTAGTTTATAACTTATACCATCGGGTTCTCCATTTTTATTATACGTTACAAAATCAGTCAACCCTACCGAGTCTACTTCTTCCGCGATTAAACCTACAGAAGGTTTGTTATTATTTTTCCATTTAAACCTTACAGGGGTTAATTTTAAAATAGGACTTAATTCATTAAACGATAAGGGCACTACATCTTTTTTATATCTTAAGGATGATGCAGCTTTAAAAACTTCGTTGGTCGTAGTATCTATTTCTAATTCATTTCCGCTCCCAGTAGGAATTAAATCAGAGTTTATTTGGACGGCGGATTTGCCGTAAGTCAAATCTGGGTCCACACCCATAGAAAAAACAGCTGTATTTGCGGAGGTAGAAGTAAAATTAAAATTATAGGTAGAGCTTATGCCAGATAAACCTATAAAGACATTTTGTTGGAGTTTGCTGCTCCCAGACATTTCAGCGGTGGTATTACAATTTTGGTATATCTGCCTAGAAAAATCTGCTTTTGTTCTTAAACCGTGTCCTGGATATTTGTATCCCATATTATATTACGTTATAGGGGTCTTGGAAGGGTCGATACCCCAAGGCTTTATTTAGATTTTCAGCTACCATAGCTTTTCTCTCCATCATTTTATCCTCCCTTAATCTTTCTAATCTCAATGTTAACTCCTCAGTTAATTTAGTTTTTTCATCCTGAGATTCACTAAATAACGAAGAGTAGTCCATGGTTAGTTCACTATCTGGAACCTTCAAGGCACCACTAAATTTACCCCTAACTCTACCTAAAGTTTCTTTCGCTAAAGCTGTGAAATATCTTCTTACCCATGCTCTTGCGGGAGAATTTAAGTCAATCCATTCTATGTCACTTATTGGTGCGTCTGAGGGAACTCTAATAATGTCCTTATTTTCAGCTAAACAATCATTCACATTATCGGGATTAACGTCATAATACCAATACCATACCCTACCACCTCTCATTTCTGAATTGCCGAAGTCAAAATTACCACCAGGTACGTTATAAAGGTGTAAATACCTAGTACCTTCTGGTCCTGTAGTGACCCTGTAAGTTAAATCAGACCCTATTAGTCTATTTTTAATATTTCGGTCTTGCATTCTAAGTAAAATGTCGTAAGCAGGCATCATATAATACGAACCAACCATACCCATTTGAGCCATTCCAGCACCGGCCATTCCACCTCCACCTAAACCACCGAACGCACCCATAAATGGGTCAATTAACATTTCATTAAGTTCTGGGCGATTATACCACATTATTTCATTTATTTCTCTTCCCGCTGGTATTTGATATATCTGTTGGTTTGGAACTAACTCCACATAGTCCTTTTTAAGAATCCAAGGGCCCATAGTCTGTAACCCAACAATTTTAGAATACGCATAAGTAAAGGAACTCTCCCAGTCCAAACTCCTAGTAGTGTAGGCTCTAGCTAAATCCGCTTCATCAACATTAATACCACCTAAAGAAGCCCACTGATTTTCAATTAACCAGTCATTAACATACATAGCGTAGTCTTGGATTGCTATGTCCAATAATGAATCCAACATATCATCTTCTAATTCCACACCTACAATTGGTGCTCCTAACTGGTGTTTGAGTTGGGTATAAAGTCTCTGTTTATCTAATATGGAAACGTTAGTTGGCATAATCTTTTTTTATATAAATATTACTAATTCTATTAGTTTCAAATATTATGGAGTTCATTAAATAATTCTGTCATAATATCAGTCTCTGGGTTAAGAGGTACATCTCCCATAACCGTATCTATTATGTTTTTCTTTTTACGGAGGATGTTGTATATGATTCTTTCTAAGGTATTATCGAAAGTAGGGTAAAAACAAGACACGTTTTTTTTCTGACCTATCCTAAAGGCTCTATCTTCCGCTTGTGAATGGTCGGAAGGTACAAAACTTAAATCGTTCATTATAACCGCTTCTGCTGAAGTAAGGGTAATTCCTACACCTCCCGCTTTAATATTAGATATGAAAATTTTAATGTCTGGGTTGTTTTGGAATTCATCTACAGATTTTTGCCTTTCTTCTTTAGACATCTGTCCGTGTAAAACCACCGACTGGTGTGTGTAGTGTGAATGCAACTCCATTAGGGGAGCGGTGAAGTTGGTGAAAACAATTACCTTTTTATCTTGTTCCAAGATATCATTAATTATCTGACGAGTATATGTGATTTTCTCTGAAGCAATAATTTGCCTTACTTTTGTGAGTTTAGCAAGATGAATTGTAATACTTTCGTTTTGGTTTTCATCAGACCACGACAAATACTCACCCATTTCCTTTTCATACTCCTCAGATACCAATTCCAAATAGATTGGTGTAATAATTTTATCTGGTAAGTCTAATACGTCTTCTTTTAATCGTCTTGTTATTTTGTCTTGTGTACGGTCTCGTAACTCTTCTAAGTTGGAGGCTCCACTTACGTTCCATATTTTTCTACCGTTCGGGCCTCTAAATTGTCTACCCTCACAATACCTCTTCACATATGCGACCCAGTTATTAGCTACCCTACTATTGACTAGGTTAAGTAGGTTATAGTAATTAATGGGTCTAGATGTCATAGGAGTTCCCGTCAGTAACCAAACCTTACCTAACTTCAAGGAAATTTGGTTAATTATCTTGGTTCTTTGTGCTTTAGGGTTAGAAATATAATGGGCTTCATCAATTATCACTCTTTCTACGCCAGATTCCAACAATGTTCTAACACTTTTATTTTTAAGTGAGTGGAAATTTTTAAGAATATCATAATTTACAATTATATATTTACCTTCTTTCCAATTTTTCCCTTCGACTATGACCACCTCCTCATCAGTATAGTTCTCTATTTCCCTCTTCCAGTTTATTTTAAGGGAAGCTGGACATATCACTAGAGTACATTTAGGGTTTTCCACAATACTTGCTATGACAGCTGAAGTAGTTTTACCCAAACCCATATCGTCAGCTAAAATATACATATCGTTTTTTAATAAATCCTCGATGGCTGGTTTCTGGTGTTCCATTGGGGGCCTGTGATTAAAGGGAGAATAATCCACGGTTACTTTTTTACTGTTGGTAGGTACTATTTGTGACTTAGGTACCCAGAACGAATATAACTTTTCAGAGTCTATAACTTTTCCCCATATATGGTATGCTTTATCTGAGGTAACCAATATCTTTTCTACCCATATTTCTGTTGGTGCTTTGGGCAATAACTTTTTTTCTTGCAACTCTTGGGAAAAATAAAGGTCTATTTTTACCTTTTTTCTTGCAATCTTAGGGACAATATCATGGTTGCCTATAACATAATCTGATTGGTTCCTAGTTAAATTATAATATTCACTTTTAATTTTTTCTTTTAAATCTAAGATAAAATTATTTGCACCATTATACCCTGTGAGTATTCCGCGTGCTTCTACTTCCGGTATTTTTAATTCCACAATACGATAATTATCTAACCTAAATATAAGGAAGAACTGGATATTTATAAATAAAAAACCTTAGCAATGAGTAAAAAGAGAGTACCAATAACTAGAGTAAATAAATTTTTCGGTGACGAAGATTTTAGACTACAAGAGTCTATGGGTATGGAATATCTACACGGAAACCTAAATTTTACTTTAGTATTATATAGTGTCGATAGGAGTAAGAGTGTTACCGACGATGTGTATGGTGAAGCCGCACAAGAAGAAATAAGGTTTTTTCCACCCGTCGAATTTAAAGCTCTAGTGAATATTTCTGGACCTACTAACGATAGTTACGCGAATGGTTTAATGAGATATTTAGAAAGTGGTAATTTAACTATTAGTGTATATAAGAAAGAATTAGACCAACTAGATATAGATATAAAGTATGGTGATTACATTGGATATCCCGAAACCGAAGATTTTACTAGATATTTCACAGTTTCCAATGACGGTAGGGTAGCTGGTGATAATGCACATACTATATTGGGGTACAAATCTTTTTATAGAACGATAACCTGTGTTCCAACCAGTGATAACGAGTTTAAAGGAATTTAATTATGGGTAGGATTAATAAAAAAATAAAAAAAACGTTAAATATGTATCCTGTGGTGGGAAACCAACCACAGTACCCTTCTGGGTATGACGGATTATCAACCCCAAAAAGAAGAAAACAACTAGCAGAGTTTATTAGTGAGGACGGCACTTTCTTACCTAAAAGTGTGTTGCATGCAGATTTAGATAGGGGGATGTTAGATTTTGTCAATGACCGTTTAAAAATATCAGTAGATGGAAAACCCATATCAATAGTAGACCAAATACTAACAATCCAAAGATGGGCAGAGTTTTCTAATACTTGGTCTTTTGCGGATAAAGATTTGAATCCTGAAATTCCTTTTTTAGTTACAGTTAGAAATCCAGCGGTACAATATGGGACTAACCCATCCTTAACGTATACCATCCCAGATAGGAGAACTTTCCATTACGCTAAGGTACCAACTTGGGATGGCCAAAGAAAAGGAATGGATTTATATAAAATACCACAACCAGTACCCGTAGATATAACATACGACTTAAAGATAGTATGTAATAGAATGAGGGAACTCAACCAATTTAATAAGGTAATGATGCAAACTTTCACCTCTAGACAAGCCTATACCTTCGTGAAAGGACACTACATCCCAATTATAATGGAAACTTTAAGTGACGAAAGTCAAATATCTGACAATGAAAAAAGAAAATTTTATACACAAAATTATCAACTGCAACTGCAGGGATTTTTAATTGATGAAGAGGAGTTTGAGATTACACCCGCGATTACTAGAAAGTTGTTAGTGTTTGAGACTGAGACAAAAACCAAAAAGAGGAGATTAGAACCGACCAAAGAAAATCCTAGAGGCATATTTACACAAACGTTTACACTAAACGTGGCTGTGGTGGAGTTATCAGTACCGTTTGAGTACGATGCAAATGTTCAGGTATTAGACACTACCAATAATGATACGTATACTGTGCATTTAGATGGTGAGTTGGTCAGTGATGAATTTACTACTTATTATGTTTCTAGGGGCCAGACACTACTCTTTAAAATGACACCCACGGATGCTTTGCAAGAACAAACAGTCACTCTAGAGACAAAGTTTATCTAGGAATTACCCAAATATACCCATTAATCTTCTAGTCTTTCTCCAGTTTCTTTTATTTTAAATTGGGATAGGTTGTTGGTTCCACTACTTCCACGTTTCTTCTTAACGTGGAACACAATACCGTTATTATAAAGTTTATTAGGTGTATTAAACATGTCCCCATTAAAATGTAACCTACCATTCTTATCTAATAATACGTCATATTCCATACCCAGATATTTTCGGACCAGGTTAAGTGGAGCACCGTGCTTTTCAACAACTTCCAATAATCTAGTGTCTTCCTTTAATAAATAACTTTCTTCTTTAATCTCTTCAATATTGTAGATTTCCCCACCGTAAGCGTTCATAAAATTAATGAAATCACCCTCTAAAGTGTCGTCGTCATCTCTAAACCACTCACCAAAAACCCTACGACTATCCAGTATACTGTGTAACATTTTTTCTACTTTTCTCATATTATCCACCTTATAAACCGCAACAATTCTATATCTAATGGGTGACTTGGTGTTAGTCAGGGATTGTTCACGTACTAATGGGTCTACGGATAACCCAATCTTTTTATCAGAGATATCGATTTCTCTACTTAATACGTCATAATGTTCTCCTAAATAAATGTATCCTTCCATGTTTAGTTTTTAATATTGCAAATATAAAAAAAGAATAAGAAAAAAATGTTAGATTAACAAATCTAACGTCTGAGTTTTCTATTAAACCTCTTAAATACCATACCGAACTATTTCCTATTAAATTTTAATTAGTGGTCACCATAAATGTCTTTTTTAGGTGAACATTTATCCTTTATTAGTTTCTCCACAAACTGAAACATTTTTAAACCGTTTCTACCACAATATTCCTTTAATAGTTTGTGAACCCCACTATCTATTTTAATATTTTTTATCTTTTGTGTTGTAAGCATACCCATAAGTATGAAAAAAGTATGTTTTTTTTCACACCAGAAGTCATAATAGTCAAAAAGATGGTCATCTTTTGGGATTAGAGATAATATTTATTAATAAAATAAAAATAAAGTACAAAAAAAATAATTAACATGGCAGCAGACGGCAAAGTTTTTGTATCACCAGGGGTGTACACGTCAGAAAAAGATTTAAGTTTCGTAGCACAAAGTGTGGGTGTGACCACATTAGGATTAGCTGGAGAGACTATTCAGGGTCCAGCGTTTGAACCTATCTTCATAAGTTCATACGGAGAGTTCCAAACCTACTTTGGTAGTTTAAGCCCATCAAAGTTTACCGAAACACAAATTCCCAAATACGAATTATCATACATAGCAAAAGCATATTTACAACAATCTAACCAGTTATTCGTAACTAGGGTATTGGGTTATTCAGGGTATGACGCGGGACCTTCATGGTCTATAACCACTGTCGCTAATCCTGATTGTGAAACAATTAGGACTCAGTGTACAGATACCAGTGGTACCTTATATAGTGCTTCTACTTGTAACACTGGTACGGCATTTGAGTCGGCTACTGGTTCAACAGCTGTAGTTAATACTGGAGACATATCTCTTTATTTTACTGGTTCTACCTCCGTTTGGACAGATTCTACAACTACCACTAAGCCAGTTACGGCATTACCTTGGCCTATTTCAGGAAATATAAATAATCCCATAACTAAGACAGATGGTAGTACTACAACAATCTCTGATGAGTTAGATAGTTTGTTATCGACTTACTACAATAGTTTAACTCATGATACTAGTGCGGGATGTGCTACAGGAAGTACACCATGTTACCTACCTATGACGGGAGGAACAAGCCAAGAAAAGTCTTTCGGTTGTAATTATAATGGAGATGCCCATTCTGGCAATACATTATATGAAGGAACTTTCTTAGAGAACGCTACCGACCCATTATCTTCTGGACATACCTATCAAAGTATGTTTAGTGGTATAACGGAAACTTCCGTACTTGGAAGCTCTTGTAACCCTAAACCTTCAGTATTTTGTAATGATATTAATGACCCTTGGTTATATGGGTTCTTTGACCCTATACCTGGAACAGATAGTTACAGTGGATTCTCTTTAAGTTTTGGAGTCAACACTAATGAGGTATTTGATATTAGTACTTCGGCATCTACTACCTTATACTCTGGAGGTTCAGCCCTTAGATATTCTTACACCTTATATACAGGTGAAACTTTCTGTAACTACGATGACCTAGTTGTTGCTACATTCCGTTCAAGAGGTGTTAGTACCAATAATTCAGGTGGTCCAGTATATCAAGTTACTGGAGGTACTGACGTTAATATGGTGTGTACGGGAAGTACCTTCTCAGAAGTGGGTACAGACCCATTCGCAACTTTCGGCATGGATGTTACAGATGTGGATGGTGATTCATTTAGATTTGAGACTTCTATGTCACCATCATCATCAGACTACGTTAAAAGAGTATTCGGTGTAGCTCCTTTTGATAAGGATATGGAACAAGTACCAATCTTCGTAGAGGAAGCCTACCCTAACATGTTGACTTACGCTTATAAGAAGGGATACATTAGAGGACTAAATTGTAATTTATTAGACCTACCATCTTATAGAGATTCTAATAATACAGGAACTATAGGTTTTTACCAAGAACAATGGCAAACCCCAGTAACTCCGTATGTTGTTTCTGAGTTAAGAGGTACTAAAGTATACAAACTATTTAGATTCATCTCAATATGTGACGGTAATGCCGCTAACACACAAGTTAAAATCTCAATCGTTAACATCTCTTTTGAAAGAAATGAGTTCGACCTTTTGGTTAGAAGTTTCTACGATACGGACGCTTCTCCTGTGGTATTAGAAAGATACACAAGGTGTAGTATGAACCCTAATCTTAACTCTTTTGTGGGTGTTAAAGTTGGTACCGCGAACGGTGAGTATGAACTTAGAAGTAGATACATTATGGTAGATATTGACCCAGAACAGGAAACCGACACTAATCGTCATGATGCTGTTCCTTGTGGTTTTGAAGGGTACTCCACTAGAAATTATTTAGGGGAACAAAGTCCTACAATATATTATAAGACAAAATACAATAAACCAGGTGACATTATATGGAACCCTCCTTTCGCTATTAGTTCTACTGTGGACAATTCTGTGATAAGTGCTGGGGATAAAATTAGAAGGGTTTATTTAGGCATTTCAGATACTGCAGCGTCAGCATACGATGACGATTTCTTCCAATACAAAGGAAAACAAGCACCAATAGATAAATGTACTGATTTAGACGGTACTGATTGGAACTGTTTAACCACAGGATTCCACATGGATAAGGGAGCTACTTGTGTTGACACTCTTGGTGAGTTGTGTGTAACCACACTTTGTAAAAATTGTGGTACTGGTACAACTACCGAAGACCAGTTTTCGGTAGGAGCGGCCACTTTCAGAAGTGAACCAACAGACTCCCAAGACCCATATTACACATTACAGTCTAGAAAATTCACATTAGCACCTTATGGTGGATTTGATGGGTGGGACATTTATAGAAAGTCCAGAAGTAACGGAGATAATTACGTAAGGGGTAAATCAGGGTTCCTAAACGGAGCATGTAGTTCAACTACGTTCCCTAACGCGTCTGGTGATGGTTCATTTAAAATGTTGTCTCAGACTCCTTGGGGAGAATCAGGGTTCTTTGCGACTACTGACTATTACGCTTACTACTTCGGTATGAGAACATTTAGAAACCCAGAAGCAGTCAACATCAACGTTTTAGCGACGCCAGGCATAGACTATGTAAACAATAGTAACCTTGTAGAGGAAACGATTGACATGGTGGAAACTGAAAGAGCTGATTCATTATATATTACTACCACACCTGACTACAATTTGTTTGTACCAGGAACGACAATAGCTTCAAACATAATCCAACCTACTGAAGCTGTGGATAACTTAGATTTAACGGGAATTGACTCTAACTATACAGCTACTTACTACCCATGGGTACAGTACAACGACCAAGAAAACAATACTAGAGTATGGTTACCACCTACTTATGATGTAATGAGAAACATCGCTTTAACAGATAACATCTCATTCCCTTGGTTCGCGTCCGCTGGTTACACTAGAGGTATTGTAAACGCGGTTAAAGCTAGAAAGAAACTTACTCTTGATGAAAGAGATACGTTATACGCTGGTAGAATTAACCCAATTGCAACTTACTCAGATGTTGGTACCATTATCTGGGGTAACAAGACACTACAAAGTAGACAATCTGCTTTAGACAGAATCAACGTTAGAAGATTGTTATTACAAGCTAGAAAATTAATTTCGGCAGTAGCGGTTAAATTGTTATTCGAACAAAATGACGAACAAGTGAGAAATGAGTTCTTGGACTTAGTTAATCCAATCCTAGACTCTATCAGAAGAGAAAGAGGTCTAACAGACTTTAGAGTTGTTCTTTCTGACGACCCTCAATTAATCGACCAAAATACTTTAGAGGGTAAGATTTATATAAAACCAACTAGGTCTCTAGAATTTATCGATATTGAATTCTTGATTACACCTACTGGAGCATCATTTGAAAATGTATAATAAGAAAAGTTAAAAAATTAAAAAATGAAATTTAATTATAAAAAACAAAAGTTAGTGGAAAGTTTGGGGTATGACGTAAACTTTAAAAAAACCTACGGTAGTAAGGCACAAAACGTTAGGGTCACACCAAACCAATTCCAAAGATTAATGGAGGCATATATGATATATGAAGAAACTCTAGAAATGAAAGGTTTAGATGCTGAGTTATCAGAATACGATAGTTCTTTTCAAACAGAATTAAGTGATGATATTCTAGACGAAATGAACTTTGGTGATGATGGTGGTTTAAATCTACAAGCTGACGTAAATACTGATACGGAAAACTTCAATAACCCTATAGATTTGGACGAGGTTAACTATGAAGATGTGGACCACTCTGATAGAGATGAGTTTGATGGGAGAAAATCTAGGGTTGTAGGTGTCGATTCTGACATACACAAACAACGTGAGATGAGTGAAGATTCTGAGGGTGAAGAGGCGTATAACTACGATGAAGATTTACACCACGACAGAATTGAATTGCGTAATTTGGATAATGAAAGAGACCGTTCTAGTGATTCGTCAAGAGATGGGATAGACCAACATATTGCCGCTCTTGTTAATTCAATGAAATATGACGAAAAAAGAGGTGTGGGTAAAGACGATAAATACCGTAGAGAACCAGGAGAACATTTTTTCCACTACGGTAATGGGTTAGCTGAATCTAAAACGCAAAAAACAAAACTTTTAAAACAAGCTAAGCGTGAATTAGCAAGGCGTTTGAAGAAATAGATTTCCTATATGATATGACAATAAAAAAAGGTCCTGATGGACCTTTTTTTATTGGGTATTACTACAAACGTATGTTTCTTCCAACGTATGTTTTCCAAGCTTCACTCTTATCATATTTTTGGTTGATTTTTTCAACAACTTGTGAAGGCAATTCTTCTTTGTCCAAAAAGTCTTTAGTTATTTTACATTTAACAGATGTAATTTCTTCATTCACCAAAGAAACTTTAGCTTTTAACTCATCGATTTGTTTTTGCAATTCTTCCTTTTCTTCCTGTACTTTAACGAACTCCACATTATTACTGAATTCCTCAGTCCAAGCTTCCTCATAGGTGTTAGAGGTAAATAAGGATACGTGATTTGTAGTGTAGTCACGGTTAATAACGTCTACCGAATTTAATAAGTTGGCATTTAGGTCTGTCATGAGTTGAGAAATCATGTTAGTGGTTAACTCAGGAATACTATCTAGGAACTCTTGATATACCCTCTCGTACTTCTCCATCTTATTTTTTCTCGTACGAATTCCAGTGAATTTAAATTCAAATCTTTTTGATTGATTTACGTGGTAGGTATTCTCCCCACCAGGACAGTCATTCGTATACTTACAAATTTTAATAAGGTCTGGATTGGCAGACTTTAAAATATCTACAGTTTCTGATTTAAGTGTTACATATACTGTTAAGTGGTTAGAACGGTCCAGAACATATTCAGAGTCTACAACTTTTTCACAGTTGTTTGGTGATACGTAAGTTTTAACCACAACGTCATTTTCGGTAATACCCTCTACTACGTTTAAAAACTTGTTTCCGTTCTCAAATAAACTTTCTATTTTCTCTATTTTCATGTCTTTCCTTTGTCGTTTTGTTATGCACAAATATAAGGGATTTATGTCTAACTACCAAATTAAACGTAAAGAATTATCTTTATTTAATGATTTTTTTTTATTATATTTGTGCTAAACAGTAAAAGACAATAAATGAAATTAGCACTATTTGATTTTGATAACACACTATTCGAAACACCATATAATGAAGACCCAAATTATATGGATAGGCCGCAAAGCCTTTCCACACGTAAATGGAAATTTAAACCAATTCTAGAAACAATTAACGCATATGAGATAAATTCAACATGTGACAATACCAAACTTATACTACTCACTAACAGGATTAGTGATGTTTATTTAGAACTTAAATCTATATTAGAGTCCCACGGGTTGAGATTTGACGAATATATGACCATTGTCGGGGTTGATGGGGACAGGTCCAAGGGTAACAGATTAAAATCCTTAATTGAAAAGTATGGTGTTGTTACTGAGGTAGAGTATTGGGAAGATAAGGATAAACATATCGTTGACGTTATGTCTATTATGGAGTCCTACCCTAACATTGCCCTTAAGATAAATAAAGTAACTATTTAATTCTATTTATACTACCACTAGCTCTTTCACCAACACCCAAGTCGTGTGTATTATCTACAATCCAATAATTGTCTACCATAGGTATTAGGTCTTTAACTACCCGCCTAACTTTATCATGGTAATCTATAACCATATCTCTAGGTAAACTACGGTCACGCTCTTGATTTCTATTTAAAGCTTTATCTAGTTCTGTCACTACGTGGACAATAGTCACATTATACCCATTTTCTTTAGCTAGATTAATTACATCGTTCATGACCCCTCTTTGTCCACCACCCGCATCGTAAACTATGTTAGGCATGTGCCCTCTTTCTACTCCTATAAAATTCTTCAAAAACTTAATGGTTAAATTTCTAGGGTCTGATGTGGTGTGAGACATATCTAGTATTTTAGCGTACCCTTCTTCTGTTGAAATGTTTTCTTTCCACTGGTCCCCCCATAAATTTTTAGCTAACGAAACTCTATAGTTATCTACATTAAATTGTTTATAGTCGGGCAGGTCTATAAAATTCTGGGTAACATAACTTTTGCCAGCTCCAGGACCACCAGCTATAATTACAAAATTACCCTTAGGGTTGTCAAAACCTACCATCTTTGACTCAACCAACATCAACTTTTTAATTTTATTAATCTCTTTAAGTAACATATCTACATATAAATATATTTATTAATAAGAATATTATAAAAAATATAATTACAAAATCGTGCCTACCTAAGGATTAAAACTTTTAACGGTACTTATATGATATATGGAATGTCCTATGGGTAAAATTTTAAATAAATGAATTACATTAGAAGAATACTTAGAGAGTATACGGAACAACCTTTAAATGAGTTAGCTAAAACTAATCGTTTAATTCTTTTAGACGTGGACGACACACTACTTAAACCTACTGGAGTATACATCTATAGAAACTTACCTTCAGATAGTGAAGAAGTGACTTTAACCCCGTACGAATACGGATTAGAACATGTAACGCAAGACACAAAACAATATTACGATTACCGAGATTTTATGGACCCCGTAAAGACCCAACAGTCTATTGAAAAAGCAGAACCCATAGTAGCTAACCTATCTGTAATGGATGACTACCTAAAATTAGGACATCAGATTGGAATACTAACCGCAAGGTCTAACGAAGACATTGTATATGATGGGTTAAGACAATTCTTAATGTATAAAGACAGTAAGGGGAATTTGGTCCCAATAGGTGACAGGTTATCTAGAGAAAATGTGTACGCTATAAATGATATAGACCGAGTTAGGACTCTTGAATCGGAAACAGATTATGAAAAGAAAGCTGAGGTAGTAGAAAAACTTTTAACTAAGTATGATGAAATAGTTTTCATAGATGATGATATGAAAAATATTAAACAAATGAAACTATTAAAGAGAGATTTACCGGAAAAGCTTGCTAATAAATTATTTGTAATGCATGCTAAAGAATAAAGTCTTTAAGAAGTATTTATATAAATATAATAGCTTTTATGCTAGTAGATATATGGAATGAGAAAAATAAAGTAAAGGGTTAATCTAGTCGATTTTTAAAAACCCGTATATTTATTAAGAAATAACAATACAAAACAAAAAAAACTAACATGGCTGACTTATTAATGAAAATGCCCATACCGTATGAACCTAAAAAGAAAAATAGGTTTATCTTAAGATTCCCTTCTTCATTGGGCATTAATGAGTGGTATGTGGAAAGTACTTCGAGACCTGCTGTTAACATTAATCCAGTAGAAATCCCTTTCTTAAACACTTCTACATATGTGGCAGGTAGATTTACATGGAACACTATTAGTGTGACATTTAGAGACCCTATAGGGCCATCAGCAGCACAAGCTCTAATGGAGTGGGTAAGATTACACGCAGAATCAGTAACAGGTAGAATGGGTTACGCTGCGGGTTATAAAAAAGACATTGATTTAGAGATGCTAGACCCTACTGGTGTGGTTGTAGAAAAGTGGATAATGCAAGGGACATTCTTAACCGATGTAAACTTTGATAGTTTGGGTTACAGTGATGATGCAATAGCTAGTATATCAGCAACTCTAAGACCAGATAGATGTATTTTAGTATACTAATAGTATAAACATATTAAGATTAAGACCCACACTAAGTTGTGGGTCTTTTATTTAATGGGGCTAAATTTTTATTTTTGGGATAAGGTTCTTCTCCCCATAAACAGTTTAATGTTTTATCGAACACTAGTAGGTATCGGTGTTTACGGTCACGAGCTCTCCACTTTCCTTTTTTTCCTTTCACGGGACCTCTTTGGTGTTTAACAAAAGAACCATCCTCCATTTCGAACCAAAAATCCTTTTTAAATGAAGTTAAACCGTAGTATTTGAAATTTGTCGCTTGATATATGAATCCCGTATGTAACGACGAATCAGCGTAGGATAAAATAGACTTTACCTCAGTTTTTTTTCTTAACAACTTAATTGATTTGGAAACAAACCAAGATAAAACATTTTTTTCTTTAATTGTGGGGCTAAGGCACAATCTACCTAACTCATAAACACCCCCCTGTTCATCTCTCTTTAACCCAAAACAACCCTTTAATGTCTCAGGTACGGAAGGGGAGTGAAAGATGCAGACACCAACCAATTCAGAGTCTTTATATAACCCAAAATTAAATCCACTTCTAAATCCTTTACTTTGTTTGTTTAAATAATGATATTGTGAAAGTATGGACTTACACAAATCTTTACTTATCATTTGTATGTTATAGGTTTTATCCATTATGATAATTATAGCAAAAATAAATTAAAAAGTACATAAAATAAACAAATGGACCCAAGAGAATACTCAGACCCAACCCAAACGAACATACCATATGATGTGGTTCCTCTCCCGTCTAAAGGAATGTTCTACCAGAATAAGTTAGAGTCTGTAAAGGTAACATATTTAACCGCATCAGACGAAAACCTTCTCAGTTCTCCTAATATAGTAGAAAGTGGAAACATAATAGACGAATTATTAAGAAGAAAGATTTTAGGAAGTGAGGTGAATATTACAGAAATGTTAGAATGTGATAAACAAGCGGTTCTAATATTTTTACGTAACACTGCTTTCGGAGCGACATATGAGTTTACACTAACTGACCCCAAAACAAAAGAATCCTTTAACCACACACACGATTTAAGTAGTGTTAGTATGAAAGAGTTTAATTTAATAGCGGACGAAAAAGGAGAATTTTCCTACTCCCTACCCATAACTAAAAAAATAGTTAAATTTAAATTTTTAAGCTCTACACAAGAAACGGAACTATCAAACATAGACTCACAATATGAAGGTAGAATTTCACCTAAAGTTACAAGAAGACTGGAATATCTTATACAAGAGATAGAAGGTGAAAGAGACAAAGGTAATTTAGCACAAATGATTCAATCAATGCCAATAAAAGATTCTCAGGGGTTTAGAAACTACGTTAAAGACAACGAACCTGGGTTGGATTTAAAAGTAACAGTAAGGGCACCGTCAGGAGAAGAGGTCACAACTTCGGTTGTGCTTGGTGCCCATTTTTTTCGTCCTTTCTTCGGAATACAGGCAGGGCGTGCTGGATGAAATCTATTATCTAGTAAAATTCGCAAATTTTAATCACAAAGACTTAACAAATATGCCTGTTTATGAACGTAGGTATTATCTTAGTAAACTTATAGAAGAGTTTGACAAGAAAAAAGAAGCTGCAGAAAAACAAAAGAACAAGTCTGGAGGATTTTAAAAGTAGATAGTTATCTATTTATATAAAAAAGACTATGGGACCACTAGATTTTACTAAAGCGTGGAAGAACTTAACTAACGCTGAACGAACGAGCTTCGGTGGGACGGAAGCTGAATATATCAAAAATCAGAAAACACTCAAAAGTACTCAGTCTAAGTCCACCCAATCAAACGATAATCTAGCTGAAGGCCAAAACAAACTTAGTGGTATACTTAATAAAAATCTAGGACTATGGATTGACCTAAAAGATTCTATAGTAGGTGCCGAAGGTGCTCAATCTACCCTTAATAGTGTTACAAATATTGCGGTCGCTGCCCTAGAAAGAGAACAAAAAATACGTACTGAAATAGTTCAAGAGTTAGGGCAGGTGGGTGCCCTCCAACAAATGCAAAATGAAAATATTTTTCAAGCTTCAATAGAAGCTGAAAGATATGGTGTTACGTTAGACGAAGTATTAACCACAGTATCATCCCTAGCTCAACAAATGGGGAGAAATATGTTTATATCTGATGACGACATCGCTAGAGTAGCCATTTTTCAAAAAGCTATGGGTCTTACCAGTTCTGAAGCTGCAAATATCTCTAAGTATTTCGACCAAATGGGATTCTCGATAGGAGAATCTATAGACAAGGGCAATGAAATGGCCACAGTTGCAAGACAGATGGGTGTTAATGTGGGTGATTTTATGAGTACAGTTTCATCTAATATGAAATTAATGAATACCTACAATTTTGCAGATGGTGTACAAGGGTTTGCAAAAATGGCCGCTCAAGCACAAAAATTAGGTATTAGTATGGAGACTACAGCTGCCCTTGCAGAAAAAGTAATGGACCCAGAAGGAGCTATAGAATTAGCGGCAAACTTACAAGTAATTGGTGGTGCTGTTGGAGACTTAGCGGACCCATTTAAAATGATGTACATGGCGACCAACGATTTAGCTGGTTTACAAGATTCCTTAGTACAGGCAGGACAAGAACTTGCGATGTTTAATGAAGAGACGGGTGAAATATCGTTTCCTCCGACTGCTCAGAGACAATTACGTGCTATGGCAGATGCTTTAGGTATGAATAAAGAGGAGTTTGCTTCGATGATTAAACTCCAAACAAAGTTTAAGTCAATGCAAAACCAATTCTCTTTTGAATTAGAAGGAAGAGAAGACATGCAGGAGTTTGTTACTAGTATGGCCAGTTTAAATCAACAAACTGGTAAATATGAAATTAAAGTTCCTGGTTTAGATGACGCAGTCGAAATAGAAGACCTAACATCTAAACAACTAGACGCTTTAAAAGAAGTTCAAGACCAACAACAAATGACTGAAAAAGAGTTGATGGCGGAACAAACAGGTGTGTTAAAAAGCATTGAGAATAACACCAACGCTCTAAATACCGCATTATTGGGGGGTGTGATAGAAGGTTTAGATTTAAGTAAGGTTTCCGTAGACCTGAGTCAAGCTATTAATAAAGCTTTTAGTAGTGATGAATTAGGTAAAATTAGTGATAATCTTGCAGGATTACTATCAAGTGGTATGGAAAATGTGTTTGGTACTGAAATGTCTAACATTACAGGAATGATTGGTGAGGGTGGTAATGTTATGCAAGCTCTCATAGGCACCGCTATGGGTGGAACAGGGGACATAATGGAATTAATGACCGAAGCAAGTAAAAAAGATTTTGTGGTACAACAAGGATATTTTAAGATAAGTGAAGTAAAAGGGAAAGATGTAAATGATTTTAGTTTAGACCCTGGCAACACAAGAGCTGTTCTAACAGCAGATAGTGGATTTTTAATACCTTCAGTAAACGATACCGTAAGTGGTGTTGATTTAACCGCAGGAGCAAAAGGAGCAAATTTAGGTTCCTTAGTTAGTGGTGGTGGAAGTGTTCCAGAAAAAACAATAAAAGTAGAGTTTACTGGAATACCCTCCAGAATCCCGATTGAATTAAACGGTAAAAATATGGGAGACTTTAATTGGAAAGGTCTAATAGGTGACAACCTATTCATGCAAAACTTAAAATCACAGTTAATAGAAACTAACCTAACTACCGCTTCAGGTATGAATAATGAAAGAGAGTTAGCTAGGTATGATAGTATGGTATAAGTCTAAGATTTCTATTAACGAATATTTATATTAATAAATAAGACAATATGCCAGGGTCACCACAAAATAATAATTTTTCTTCATTAAGTTTTTCAGGTACTAAAGCACTTAGAGATTTACTTTTAACAAAAAATTTACCTAACCCAGAGGGTTTAGGTCCATATGGTAATTTTACTAACTCCACATACTCTATTGCGTCCTTTTCAGTTAAAGATGTTATAGACCAACCAAGTGTAGAAGTTAACTCGGAAATGTTTTTAAATAAACTTTATTTAAATAACGCTTACGGGCCAGAAGGTGGATATTCGGATTTTATAAAAATATACACTACGAGTCAAGGTATAGCTAAGGTAAACGAAGGAGAGTATCCTGATTTTACCCCACCAGAGACTGGGGCAGGTTTATTTGGTGAAAACCCATTTAGGATTGTAGCTCGTTATTATTCACCAATGGACATACTATTAGGGGTAAGTGCGGAAGGACTTTTATCCCAAACATTGTTACAGGACAGTCCACTACAACAAGCGGGAGCGAGACAGCTAAGGTTTGAATTTCAAGAAAGAATAGCACAAGAACTTTATCAAGAAACAATTGGTAGACTTAGTTTTGTAGACGCATTACAAGACCCTATAGACGCTTTAGATATAGTTACGGGGAGACAACCCCTAATAAACAGAGATTATACTATAACACAACCTAAATCACTCGTAGGACAAGGATTAGACTTTGTATCTAGACTGACGGGAATATATGTCCCGTATTCTTACATACCTGGAGATTATTTTGAATTAGAACCACCTAGAGGACTAAGCAGCGTAGAAAAATCTATTTCTGACATTACAGGAATATTGGGAAGTTTAGTGGGAATACCACGGAGGAGACAATCCCCTTCACAAAGATTTTTAGAATATACGGGAGGAGGAACAAAATCAAAACTTTTTAAAGCAATCAGATATAATAAATATGGGCCACAATATGGTGAAGGTGCACAGGCACAGACCGCAATTGGTGCTGCGTTTGGTGAAGTTATAGATTTTGTTGGGGGAGGTATTCTGGGTTTTGGTAATAACCCACCCAACCTACCACAATATATTGGAGGGCCTAGAAATAGGATTGCCGACATGACAAGTCCACCAGATAACACATATGCGGGTAAAAATTATGTGCAAATGTTTGGTCCCGACGCGGTAGCGAAAGAGTTCGACTCTAACGAGTATGAATTTGGGATGCGAGGGAGAAACTATAGTGACCAAGGAAATGTCCCAGGGGGATTTACATGGTTTACGGATAAGACACCAGGAAGTGGATTTTTAAATAGTGTAGGTTCCTTATTTAACGCTAACGCTAATAGTAATAGGGTAGGACCACAGGAACCAGGAGCGACACAAGGGCCGGAAGGGTCTACAGATAATACCACACGGCATCAAGTACCAAACTCATACGACGACACCAAATCTACTAACTATAAATTTAGACAAGACAGTCTTATGGACACTACCCAACAGATTATAGATTCAGTACCTAAAGGTGGTGCCGGTCTAAAATCTGTTTCTCACGCTATGAACCAGGTGAGTAAAGTTTTTAATGATGGTTATAAAGAATTAACAAAAGGTTCACGAGTTAAAAAATTTGTAAATACTGATGCAACATCAGGAGAGGGGATAGAGCAATCGAGAGAGTACTGTAGGGTATGGACTAAAGATGTCCCTTATTACGCGTATGACAGACTGGTTAGGTTTAATATGAACCATAGAAAAGAAACATATTCTGTTTTAGATAGTCCTTACAATTTAAATATTGCACCCCACAGAACCGATGAAAGTGGTAAGGGGTCCAGTAACATTGTTGACGGTAAGGTTAAAAAATATATGTTTTCGTTGGAGAATTTAGCTTGGAGAACAAGTGGTGAACCAGGATTTACATATGATGATTTACCTTCCTGTGAAAAAGGGCCAAACGGAGGAAGAATTATGTGGTTCCCACCATACGACTTAAGTGTAGACGAAGCGAGTTCAGCAAACTGGACTGAGAACAACTTTTTAGGTCGACCAGAACCAATATATACATATAATAATACAAATCGTACAGGAAGTTTACGATTTAAAATCGTAGTAGACCACCCGAGTGTTCTAAACTTATTGGTTAGAAAAGAATTACAAAAGTTAGGACCTGAAGAAACAGACGCTATTGTAGACTCTTTCTTTGCTGGGTGTAAAAAATATGATATTTTTGATTTAGCTAGAAAATGGAAACAGTTCTCAGTGAATGAATTAGAGTCCTTAAATGAACAACTTAACACTGCTGGATTGACAGACAGGGCCACTAGAGAAATTATAAATGAATCGGCAACTGAAAATCCACAGGAGACTAATCCCACACCATTACCAGAATTACAATCAGGACTATACTTCTTTTTTGATAACGACTATCCAGACACTAATACCAACTCTACTACATCTACGGTAAGTTATGTTGCGTGTGCTGAAGGGAGTATGTCACAATTTGGCCAATACCTAGTTCCAGGAGCGAGTTCTTTTGAAGAATATATTAATAGTGCTAGTGAAGCTGATAAACCTGGTTTTAGAACCTTCTTCACAGAAGACGCGGGTAAAAATGGTGGCATTGGTTCGGGTTCAGCTTATGACCAATATAATAACGTATGGCCACAATTTGCTAGAGATTTAAAACAGGTCTTAGATTCCGGTTTAAAAAATGTAACATTAATATTTGATGGTTCGTCAAGTTCTATCGCTACTTCCGCATACAATAAAAATCTTTCACAAAGAAGACTGGATTCCGTAATTAAAATGTTTGACACTTATGAGATTGATGGGAAAAAAGCTTTTAAACAGTATAGAGAGGACGGTACGTTAAAAATACCTGATGGTAACTCCATGGGTGAGAGTCAATGTAACGTAGACACTGGTGGTACTGGTGAAGGTGAAGAGGGGCTTGGGTTAAATGAGACTGGTGTGATAGGGAGTAACACTACGACAGGAACAGTAAATAATTCTGGTCCAGTTTATTCCGCACCCGCGGCAGGATGTAGGTATGTTACCATATCTAGTATTGAATATGAAGATATTGCACAACCAGAACCAGAACCGGAACCTAAACCTCCAGTGGATAGGAAACGAGTTAGGCCTATACAACAACAGGAACAACTTAATATAGAAAATGACAAAAATACCCGAAGAGAAATAGCCAACAAAGTTCTAATGAAAATGGTTACCGAGTGTGATTATTTCGACATGATTCAAGAAGAGAATGAATTTATATATGATTCTTTGAAACAAAAGTTTAAATTTTTTCACCCCGCATTTCACGCTATTACACCAGAAGGGTTAAACAGTAGGTTGACTTTTCTTAATCAGTGTGTTAGGCCAGGAGCGACCATCCCTACCGCCACCAAAAGTGGAACTTTAAACAGAAATGCAGACGCTAAGAACACATCATTCGGTGCACCACCAATATGTATTTTACGAATTGGAGATTTTTACCATACAAAAATCGCTATAGACCAGGTGTCCTTTACTTATGATGAGAATCTATTGGATTTAAATCCAGAAGGTATTGGGGTGCAGCCCATGTTAGCTACTGTTAGTCTTAATTTTAAGTACATTGGAGGACAAGGGTTAAAAGAACCAGTCTCCCAACTACAAAACGCTTTATCCTTTAATTTCTTTGGTAATACTGAAATGTATGACGATAGAGCAGTTTTAACTGTTACGGATGACAATCCAGATGAAAAAGCGTGGATACAGGAGAACTCTGACTTAATTGGTAATACTGGACTCCCAAATCCAGAAGGGACCGCAGACGAAACAGATGAAATAGATACTTCAGCAAATGACGGGATTACTATTGGTGATAGAACCAACTCATTTGGGGGCACTACAGGACAAACGGGCACAATTAACTATAAAAACAACTGGGTAGACCTAAGTACCGCAGCATATGAATATATCAATAGTACTAATAATGATATATTTGATTATGTGAAAAATCAAAATTATGTAGGTTTACAAATATTTTTCTCGGAAAAAGAAATGTTTGAAGGTGAGTATTATAGTGCGACTGCGGTCCCAGGAAGTTTTAATACTAATAATGGAAAACTAATAGGTAAGTCTAAAGGTTGGGAAACTAGACTAAAGGATTTGGAAGACCTTTATAAATTTAAAATCACAGACGGTACGACCTATATTCAAAACATAGCTGTTGGGTTAACTTCATCACAAGAAGATAGTTTAAAAGAGTTTTTACAACACCAACTAGTTGATAGTATACGTGAATATGAGTACCAGTTCACCCAACTAGACCTAGATTTAAAAGCTAGCACCTTAAAGTATGTCAAACACATTAATTCACTTAATATTGTTAATAAAGGTGGTGATGGGTATGGGGAAAACGGTAAGTGGACCACACTTAAGTTATCGGGAGGGACAGACGTTTATCCCACAGTTAATGGAGCGACCCCTCCCACAAACACATTAGTAGAGTTAGGCGACGACTATAAAAACCTAACCAACTTAATTACTTTTTATAGTCAAATATATAACGGGGATAGTGCGGGGTTAATTATTGGTAATACACTTCTTGATGTTGTGACAGCTAAATTAACTGCACCTAATCAATTTAGTGTTGGATGGGACAATATTAGTAATGACCTCAACTCTCCCATTAGTGCGTCACTCACCCCCTTCATTATGGAATATTACTTATTTGGTAATAAATTAATTGACCAGGCCACTGTGGATTCATTAGTTAATACTAACATACAACCATTTAAGGATAATAATAATAACTACGTGGGACAATCATCCTTTATAGGTGAAATGGTAGAAGCCTTATACCCACCACCACAAATGACGCCATTATGGGTAGACTGGTTTAAAAATGAAGTTTCTGAATACATAACACTTAACGAAGATTTCTATATAAGAAAATTTCTAGATATTAATGACGAATTTCTTACAAATGTAACACCCGAAGGTATTAGTACATTATCACAAGGATTAACTGAGTTATCATACCCCGCTAATTTAACTGACCTGAAAGATGATAAAAAACGAGAAATGACTTATGAACAGGTTACGGACCAGAGTATAGAAGCCGATATTAGGGTTTACTCGAGTAAGAGAAGTACGGGTCCTGACAGTAGTTTTAATTTAAAATTCTTTTAATTATGTCCAGATATTATAATAGATATACAGATTTTAATGTGAACGGCGAAAACCTAACTGTTCCGTTTATTAAATTACCTTCATTATCTTCAGATAAGAAAACAATATATAAAGTTAATAGGTCTAGGTTAGATAAACTAAGTGAACAATATTATGGAAGTCCATATTTTGGGTGGTTAATCTTACAAGCGAATCCTCAGGTAGGTGGGTTAGAATGGTATATAAAAGATGGGCAAGTATTGATTGTTCCGTATCCTTTAGTAGCTTCTTTACAAAACTATAAACAAGCGGTAGACGACTATTTCTTTTTCTATGGTAAAAACTTACCCATGAATACCTATACGATACCTAACATCAACTCAACACCAATCACTTATGTGGCACCTGTAAGTAACAACACAACTGGAACACAAGGTACCATAAATACCACTAATGGTGGTATTGGGGGAAGTACGTATTCGTCTTCGTATTAATTTAATGATTAATTATGGCAAATGAAATTAGTAATGGTGACAACGTCTTAGTAGAATTTTCCGAGAACAACATCCTGTTGGTTGACCCAAGTAGAGTTTTTGAGGGAGGTAAAGTAAAGGATAGGTTAGTCGACTCAGAGAACCTAATTATATACGCTAGTTTAAAAGCCAGAGTAGTTCCCCGTAGTAAACTTATTGCGGGAGCAGGAGTAGATAACCCAACACCAGAAGCTTTTGTCGATGTATTCGAAGGAGACATCAATTTTTTAAAACCAGAAGGTAAGAGTTATTATACCAGTGATTGGACCGACACTCAAACGGGAAAGGGATTTGCTACCGCAGGAGGTGCGTTAAACCAAAGAGTTCAAAACACGGTAACAGACCCACGAACTGGACAAGTGAGGGTGAGTGAGGAAATTAGTAATAGGTTAGATTCGGAAGGTTTTGGAATTAATAATATATCTGTTACTTTAAATAGAGCCTTTACCCCGATTGTAAATATTACATTTACTGACGTTAGAGGACAAACATTGTTCGAACAAGGCCCTAATTCACCCTATGCTGCGTTTTTCCAATTACCTTACCCCCTATTTAAATTAAAGTTAAAAGGGTATTATGGTAAAGCGGTAGAGTACCAACTCATGCTAGAAAAATTTAATGCGTCTTTTGATGCGTCTACAGGAAATTATAATGTTACGTGTAACTTTAAAGGTAGGGTTACAGCATTGCTGGCTGACATCAACCTACAAGAAATGAGGGTGGCACCATATATGTTTTCGAGGTCTTATGAGGTAGATAATGGTGAAGACGAAAAAACTTCATTTTTCACTAGTAGAGGTAGACAAACTTTGAGTCAAGTATATGAAGCGTACAAGGCTAAAGGTCTTATCGATAATCGATTACCGGACCTAACGATTGACGATTTAATTGATAGGATTAAAGAGTTAGAAACCGATATAGAAAAAAAATTAAAAAGTTATAACTTAAATGCTTTAGATGATATTGAAAAATATGACAAATATAGTACTGGATACCGAAATAAAATATTGGCAAGTGGAGGTTGGAGAGCCACATATATAGATACAGACATAAACTCGATTACGGGACCTCAGGTAGATGTAAAAACTGATAAAGTTTATTACATGTTTAAAAAGGTATATAGGGATAATCCCGTAAAACAAAAAGACGCTTTTGAAAATTTAAAAAAGAGGATAAAAGAAGGTAATGAGGGTCTTTTAGGTAATAAAACGTTTGGTACGGGGGGTGAACAAGCTATCCCCGTAGACATCAGGTATGAAGATTTATTGGCCGCTCCTCCGACAGGATTTGAAGATAGCACTAATAGCTGGTTTACTTTTGAGATATTCGAAGAGAAAATAGGGAAAATAATTACCGTGTTCAACACTAAAAGAACCGAGATAGAAAAAACTTTAACTGCCGCGGTAAACACTGTAGTAGTAGAGTCACTAGGTTTCAACCCCACAGTAAGAAACATATTTGCTATATTTATTTCTCACGCGGATACCTTTCTAAGGTTGATGGACGAAACCCACAACCAAGCCTTTGCTGTTAGAGAAGACCCTAACAGGTTAAACTCGATTAATGGTACGGGTAGCCCCAGTAGTACTGATGAGGTTGTTATGGTATACCCCTGGCCTCATTACTACCTAGAAGAAACGGACGAAAACGGACCACAATATGTTAGCACTTACCCTGGGTCTACTAATGTACTTGGACAAACTAAGGCTTACGACGCCACCCTTTGGCCTGAAGTTAACTTTGTGGAGGAATTTTTTAAAGCACAAGTAATAGGTAATGTGGATAGTAAACCCGAGTTTGCGTTAAATACCGTTGGTGGAAATTGGGTGCCTATCACCTCATTTGAGTTAGGAGAAGAACAGGTTTACATTAATAAATCTATAGTACCATTCAACTATGAAATATGGGACCGTTCCATAGTCTTTTCATGTTTTTCTGGATTGTCTACACGACTTAAAGAAAACGTGGCAAAAAATACATTTTATGAACTAGCTAAGGTAGAAGCCGCTAACATCAAAGAGTACTTAACTGGGTTATTAGACCTTAACGAATTATTGAAAAACCAAACTTTCAACTACAATACGTTTTTAACTTACTTAAAAGAAATTTCACCCCTAAATAACTACCAACTACTAATTAGGGACCAATTTAATACACCATATATAAGACTTAAAAGTAATAGCGGGAGATTTACTCTAACACCCTTTAACACTTTTAAATCACTAACATACCAACTAAATAACGGGGAAATAGAGAGTTCTTTATCTACGTTAGATAATGTTTTGTCTTCTGGAAATGTTAGGGATAATAACATCTTGGAGACATTTCCATTTTCTCATTTTGTTTCAAACGACCCAAACACTTCTTGGACAGTAAATAATTTAGCTGCGGGACCACAAATATCTAGTTATGAGTCTTTAAATAGTATACAACAAAGTCTAGCATATCAACAAGACCAAAAAGTATTCGCTTCTATAATACCGGACAATACCACATCTTCGGTATTGGAAGATATTCAATTTTATACTGACGCGGATTGGGCGTCTAAAACAGCTATAACAGATTTAGCGACTAAAATTGATACTAGATTTATCAATAATCAAAACACTAGAAATTCTTGGGAGGTTTTTTATGAAAAAGTACAACTCCAAACAGACAGTAGTTATGTGTGTAATCAAAATTTAGTCACAACAGAGGGAGACCTAGATTATGGAGATAATTATGAGGGGGAAATCTTCTCTAAACAAATTACTTCATTGTTGAATACCCCATACTTTATTAATAGTATGGTCGAGGGTGTAGATAACGAGATTAATAATATTGACTCACCTTATAAGTCAGCCGCTTACCTATTCTTACATTCTTTACCCCTACCTACCTTAAGGGAAAAAACATTACTATCTAATCAGTCTACGTATAATTTATATGGTGACTATATCGCTAAAACTCTGAACCAGGTGTCCGCGACACATCCATTACCTAGTGCTTGGATTTTAAAATATGGGGCAATTTGGCACAGATATAAGGAGTTCATTAATAATAATACGGACTTTTTAACTTCGGTATGGACAGATTTCGACGCTAACACATATTTTAACAATGGTAGTGGTTTGGTGTACACATATGATTTAAATGTGGGTCCTAATAACAATTTAATGAGTTTCGGAGGACAGTGGTCCCCTACCCCCACGATGGACCAACTTAATTTAGGTTTTTACCCTGAACTAAACAACTATATTTATTATTTCGTTACTGGGGAGTTATTATATGACGGATTTAACATTAGTGGGTTCCCCATAACAGATAACCAAGTCAACCAACTTATAACCCAAGAAGCTTTATATTTAAAGAATGCGGAAGAATTAACCATAACCTCCTTAACGACGGACCCAATACAGACCAGAGCAAATTTTTGGTTTAACTACTACGATTTAACTATGGAGTCTTATTTAAGTGGTTATACTACGGAACAATATCTATTATTTCCGTGTGAAGGTGGAATGAAGAAATCCCAAGTGGAATTTGAAGTTAGTTCACCATATTCCTTAACTAATAACCCCAATGTAACTAATGGAGCGGCACGGCTTGTCTGGTCACTTTCTAACTACGGATATTTTGAACACCATCAGAACACTTTTCCACAACCAGACCAGTACCTAAAGAAAATAATGGTAGACCAAGAAGAACAACTTTCTTTTAACATTACCAATAATGAAGAATATGCGTCTATTGAAGAATTATTTGACATATTTAGTCCCGAAATTTTAGATACGTTTGAAGGGTACTTCTTAAATTTTAGTGAGACGTTTAATGTTGACCCCCCCATTGCTTACGAAAAAGAAGACATAATGAGTCTAAATTTCCAACAGATAGTTAGGGAATTCTTAAAAATAGACCAAAATAAGGTTAACGATAGTCAAAGCAATACACAGTTAAGTTACAATTTAGGACAGACACAATTAAATAAAATTAATTCTACACTTAGAGAATTTCTAACCCACCAAAAGGCTTTTAATTTTTATAATCCTAAAGATATTAATCTAGAAGTGTTTAGAAGTTTGACACCTTCTTCAGGAGCAACACCAACGGTCTCGTTTGGTAGGTATACGGGGAACTTACCACCAGATATAAGTTTAATTGATTCAACCACACTATATCTTGATGAATGGAAAGAATTAAGGAAACAGGTGGGGTTCTACACTAACTCACTCTCATCTGCTTACACATTAAACTTAATCTATAATGATAGTGGAAATTATGTTACTGAATTTTTTCGTGAGCTTAATATTGAGTTTAACGTACCTAATATAAAATTGTTAAGGAAAATAATTAGAATGTATGTGACCGTTAGAATTGATGCGGGGGCTACCGAGAATATTGACAATGTAGAATTCTTACAAAGAATAAAAACTGAAGTTGTAGAATCTTGGGAATTCTCCCAGTTCGATTTCCTTAACCAACTATTCATACAACTTAAGACGGTATTACCACAGACAGCTGAAACTCAGATAGAGGAATTTACTGACAATTCCACTTATAATAGTGACGAAAATAAACTTGAACAATATCAAGTATTTAAGACTCTAAACGATAAGTGGATTTCAGGTGAGGAGTTTAGTAATAAATACCTATTTGAAGATTTTTTATTTTATGATGTGGCTAATAGAGATATTGGGGACAAAGCAATAATAACCACGGATGCCATTAAAAGTTTCGGACACATTAATAACACCAATAAAAGTTTATTAACTATAATCGGTTCTTTACTACAAGGTAATTTCTTTAACTTTATGGGGATGCCTTCCTATATTAATTTTTATGGGATGACATCTAATGGGGACACCCCGATACCTAAACTAAGCACACAAGACGAAGCAGACGCACTTTTTGGTACACATCTAGAAGTTGACACATTAGATTCAGGACCAAAATTTTTATGCCAATATGTTGGCCCACCATCTACACAGTTAGGTGGGGAACTCACCAAAAAGAGCAAATATGAAAACGATTCATTTATGTTGGGGAGAACCGTCCAAAACCCACTACTTTCTACCGATTATGACCCACAAAAAAATAATAAAGTTGTGGCGTTTGCCGTAGATTTTGGAATACAAAGTCAAGGTGTATTTAAAGGGATTAGTTTAGACCAAAGTGAATTTAAAAATACTTCCGAATCCTTTGTTGTTACAGAGGCTATGGCACAATCCGCTAACGATAAAAGTATAATGACCCAAGGGCTCAGTTTATTTAATATATATAAAAGTCGTTCCTATACGTGTAAGATAGAAGCGATGGGGAACGTTTGTATCCAACCCACAATGTATTTTGAATTACGACACGTACCTATGTTTAGTGGGCCATACCTTATATTGGATGTAGAACATAACATACAACCCAACACTATGACTACTACCTTTACTGGTGTTAGGGTCCCTTTCCACAAAATGCCTGAAATAAGTCAATTGGTGGCTAAGGTAAATCAAACATTTTTAAATAAAGTAAGGAAGAAAGTTAAACAAGAAAAAGAAATTGCGAGAAAAGGAGGGTTTGAAGCTGAAAGTGATACTGAACTTGAATCAGTTAAAAAAGGAAATACTAATTTTATAGGTAGGGACGACGATAAGGTAGATTATATTATCATCCATGTTACAGCGGGTGTAGATTACGGTGCCGACCCTATCAGTAACATCAATCAACAACATCTAAATCGTGGATTTGCGGGTATTGGATACCACTATCTAATATCTAGAGGTACCGGAGGTAGTAAACCAGACGGTACATTATATGGTGCAAGACCTTATGGTAAGGTTGGAGCACACGTACTCGGACACAATGAAAGGTCAATAAGTGTGAGTATGATTGCTAATTGTGATAAAATGGGGACTTATACTTCAGTTGGAGATTATGCGACAGATAAACAAAAGGATACATTAGAATGGACCTTATTGTATTTGTTATTTAAAGGTGGACTATTTAAAGTCAAGGAATCCCAAACGGGCAGGTATGGGGTAATAGTTAAAACAGGTTCGGGAGACGAGTTGGTGGAAGACCCCACGGAAATTACAGACAATAATAAAGGGGTGGTCCCTAATTTATGGAAGAATGTCTTAAAAGGGCATAATAATTTTTCCAATAAGAGATGTCCATGTTTTAGAGTGGAGAGAGAATTGGAGGGTAGATTGGGGGTAAACCTAAGAAAAAAATTAGCGATAGTGGTAAATGAGTTAAATAGTATTGCACAATTTAACCCATTTAACAGTGATGAAACATCACAAGAAAAAATGATAGACATTATAGGTTTAGGTAAAAGAGGAAGTGGTGGTGCTTATGTTCCTAGTCCGTGGGAGACCAACTCGGGACAATTTGGTGGAAACGATTTAGCTATGAACTAATTCAGTGGTTTACAATTATTGTAATATTTATATATAAAATAAGATTATTATGAAAAACATAGAAAAAAATTTAGACACATTTCTAGGCAACAAAACACAACCTAACAAAAATGTTAAGGTCGAAGAAGAAGGCTTTGAAGAAGTTTGTGATAAAGATACTGGGGAATGTACAACCGTTAAGTCGAAAGACGGACTTATTGAAAGAGTCAATAAAAAAATAATCGTAGAAGACGGTAGAAGTCTTTTAATGGATTAAAAAAATATTAAAATGGGTCGTAGAAAAGAAATTGAAAATATTTTATCTGAAGAATTAAAAAGATTTAATCAGATAGGTGGGTATGTTGAAGGCCTACATGAACAATTTTTAGGTTTTAGTAACGTTAAAAGTGAATTGGGTGAGCAAGCAGAAGAGGGTGACGAAACTACAACTGATGATTCAGATGATTTAAATATTGAGTTGGAAGATACTACGGATACTGGTGACGATACAAACACAGAAGAAAGTGGTGAGGATTTAAATATTGAGATGGACGACTTAGGTACAGAAGAAGATTTGGACTTAAATGAACCTAGTGGAAATTCAGAAGAGATTGACGTTACCGACATAGTAACCATTACTAAAGAAACTGGTGAAAAAACGGAAGAGTTGGAAGGCACTATAGGAAAACAAAAAGATAGTATTGATTCTCTAATCTCTAAATTAGATGACCTGGAAACCAAACTAAATGGTATGGATAAAGTAATGGCGTCCATAAATGACTTAGAAGGTAAGATAGAAGAGTACAGACCACAAACACCAGAAGAAAAACTAGAACTTCGTTACTTAGATAGTGGACCGTTTAACCAGTCACCTAAAAAATATTGGGAGGATAAAAAAGGAGATTTGAAGAAACAAAAAGACAAACATGAGTACGTATTAACTTCGGATGAAGTGGAGAACGTAAACGACAATGATATCAAAAATAGTTGGGCCTACAGTCCAGAAGATTAATAAAATTAACCACATAATATTGGACAAAAAAAGGGGGAGGTCATTGACTTCCCCTTTTTTGTGTATTATATTTTCACATATAAAACTTTTAATTAATTAAAAAAAAAACAAATGGGCACTTTAGACGCAATTTTAAAACAATACGAACAAGGACAAGTTCAAAGTAACGGACCGAAAAATAATATTAGTAGAGAAGACAGACTTAAAAAATACTTCGCTACTTATCTACCACAAGGAGAAAAAGAAGGTGAACGTAATATCAGAATTCTACCTACTAGTGATGGTAGTTCACCATTTAAGGAGGTGTTTTTCCATGAAATCCAAGTGGACGGTAAGTGGGTAAAATTGATGGACCCAGGAAAGAACGGTGACGGTTCACCAACAGGTGATAGGAGTCCACTAAATGAAGTGGAAGAAGCACTTAAATTAACTGGTAACCAGAAAGACAAAGACATCGCTAGACAATACCGTTCTAAGAAATTTTACATTGTTAAAGTGATTGACCGTGACGCAGAAGATGACGGCGTAAAATTTTGGAGATTTAAATGGAATTATAAAGGTGATGGTGTAATGGATAAGATTATCCCTATCTTTCAAAAAAGAGGAGACATTACAGACGCTAAAGAAGGTAGAGACTTAACTTTAATGTTAAAATCAGTACCACTTCCTAGTGGAAAAGGCAATTATACGGTTGTATCTATGGTTATGGCTGAAGACCCATCCGTATTGGCGGGAGATGAAGCTACAACTAAAGAGTGGTTAGGAAATGTAGAAACATACAAAGATGTTTACGCACAAAGACCTGTAGAATATTTAGAGGCTGTATCTAGAGGGGAAACACCAGTTTGGGATACGGACCTTAAGAAATATGTTTATGGTGATACTGAATCTAGCATTGATATGGGTGGAAACACACCTCAGTCACCTATTAACACTACTACTACAGTAGACCCACAAGCAAACGACTCAGAGTCTGACGATTTACCATTCTAATAGTAAAAACTAATGGCAATTAAGAAAAAAAGTTTTAAAGACATTAAAAGTAAGTTTTCTAAGAAAGCTTCCTTCAAACCAGACAGGTTTTTTGATTTGGGGGATGCGTTCTTAGACGCAACTGGTCTACCAGGTCCAGCTATGGGACACATTAACATGTTTTTAGGGCATACCGATACTGGTAAAACAACTGCTTTAGTTAAAACAGCGGTAGACGCTCAGAAAAAAGGGATTCTACCCGTGTTTATAATTACAGAACAAAAATGGGATTTTGACCACGCTAAATTAATGGGTTTAGATTGTGAAATGGCTGAGAACGGAGAGTGGGACGGGTTTTTTCTATTCAATAATGAGTTTCAATACATAGAACAAATCACCGACTACGTCAATGAGTTATTAGATGCTCAAGAAAGTGGTGAATTGGAATATGATTTAGTGTTATTATGGGACTCAGTAGGTTCTGTCCCGTGTAAAATGACCTTTGACGGTAAAGGTGGTAAACAACATAACGCGAGTGTATTATCAGATAAAATCGGTATGGGAATAAATCAAAGGATTACCGGTTCTAGAAATACGAATTCCACACAATTAAATACACTGGTTACCGTGAACCAACCCTGGGTAGAATTACCGGACAATCCCTTTTCACAACCTAAAATCAAAGCTAAAGGGGGAGAATCACTATGGTTAAATTCAACCATAGTGTTTTTATTTGGTAATCAGAAGAACTCTGGAACCTCTAAGATAACAGCTACTAAAGATAAAAGAAAAGTTAAATTCGCGACACGAACCAAAATATCAATTATGAAAAACCACGTTAACGGTTTGGGGTATGAGGACGGAAAAATACTAGTAAGCCCACACGGATTCCTTAAGGGTAAGGACGCTGGAGAAGAAAAAAAATCAATAGAAGGGTATAAGACTGAAAATTCTGAGTACTGGAAAGACATTATAGGTTCTGATGGAGATTATAACTTAGCAGTTGAAGAAACTGGTGAAATATTTTAAATTAAAAAAAAATGGAAGAAAATATGGTAAAAGTAGAAAAAGGTAACAAAATTAAAGTACATTATACTGGCACTTTAAATGATGGTAATAAATTTGATAGTTCCCACGATAGAGGGCAGACTCTAGATTTTGAAGTCGGTACTGGTCAGATGATAAAAGGATTTGATGAAGGTGTAATAGGTATGGAAGTAGGTGAGACTAAAGACTTACACCTAAAGCCAGAGGACGCTTATGGACTAAGAAAAGAAGAAGCTCAAACAGAAGTTCCTAAGAAGGCACTTCCATCAGACTTTAACCCTAAAATTGGGGAAACAGTTCAGGGTCAAACAATCGATGGAAGGCCGATTTTAGCGAAGGTTAAAGAATTACAAGAAGATAAGGTAATTTTAGATTTGAACCACCCATTAGCAGGTGAAGAACTTAATTTTAATATTGAGTTAATAGAGATAGGAAAGTAGTGTTTAATTTGATAATAAAACAAAATGTTAAAGACATTAGTTGTCGATGGTAATAGTGTATTACAAACAGGATTTCACGGAGTAAAGGATTTTTACCACAATGATAAGCATTTTGGAGCTATTTTCTATTTCCTTAACACTCTTAAGAAAAATTTAGAAAAAGAGCCCTACGATAAAGTAGTTGTCTTCTGGGACGGTAAAAAAAATTACAAATATCGTAGGGATTTATACCCACCATATAAAGTAAAAGATAAAAAAAGACTAGACAAAGACAAAGTTGACGACATGTTTCGTCAAAAAAACAGAATATCACAATACCTAGAAGAGTTTTTTGTCAGACAAGGAGGGTACGGTAGTTGTGAAGCGGACGATTGTATTTCATACTATTGTAAACATTCTCCCCAAGAGAGCAAGACAGTTCTGACAAATGATAAAGACCTATTACAGTTAGTAGACCAGATAACGACAGTCTATCTTACTCATACTGACACCCTAGTCACATATGAAGATAAAATTAAAATAGGTAAACTCCCATTAATGATTCCTCCATGCAACATCCCAACCTTTAAAATTTTATTAGGTGATAGAAGTGACAATATCAAAGGAATTATGTACTTTGGTGAAAAGTCTTTAATTAAACATTTCCCAGAAATAGAAATAGGTAGGGTGTCTATAGAAGAAATATTAAATAAAACTAGGGGCATACTATCCACTGGAAATAAAGATAGAGGATTAAAAAATTTATCGGAAGGTGTTTCGTCGGATGGAAGAAAGGGGGAAGATTTTTTTGAAGTTAATGAAAAAATAATAGATTTGACTAATACATTTTTAACTGAAGAAGCAAAAACCGACATAATAGATTTAATAAATGAACCTTTGGACCCTGAAGGTAGAGAGAAAGAAAATGTAGTACAGATGATGAAAGAAGATGGGTTATTTACTGTACTACCTAAAAAAGATGATAGTTGGACATCTTTTATCCACCCATTAATACAACTAAGAAATAAAGAAATTAACTATTTTAAAATACAAAAAAACTAAAAATGGAAGACAAAAAAATAACAAAGTTTGAGTTCCTGCTAACATTAGATGACCACATTATCTGCCAACGATTTTTTAATGTGAAGGGATACCGACCCAAAAACCTAAAGTCGGTAGATTTATATGAAACCGTGGAATACATGAAAAACCAAGTATCTAGGTCATTAAAAATGAAATCTATGGATTATTTATTATCCATTTATAACCCCTATACTTGTGCTGTTAACCTCTCAGAACAAGACCGTGAAAACGGAACCAAAGAAGAATTCAGTATCCATATAAAATTGAACAATGAGATAGTAATGCATAGGGTTTTTCCAGCTTGGGTCTACCCTGGAAAGGTAAGGTATACGGTAGACATTAGACCCTTTATTTCATCATTTTTAGGGGACTTAAGTGACGTGTTATCGACCGAAAATGTGGAAAGAAAATATTTAGAAACGACTCTTTAATAGTATTTATTAATTACCCAAAAAGATTTAAAATAGATGAAAGAGAGTAAGAGTTTTGGTTACCTAGGGCACACGTTTCAAGTCAAACTTATTAACCAAATAATAACCGACAAAAAATTTGCAAATAACATAATTGAGGTCATAGAACCAAAGTATTTCGACAATCAATATTTTAAATTGATTGGTCAGATGAGTAAAGAATATTTTGAGAAATATAGTACCCCACCTACCTTTGACGTACTAGACCAAATGACACGACTAGAAGTGTCTTCTGATATGGCAAGAACTAACATCTTCGATATGTTGGCAGAGATTAGAGAATGTGATGTGGAGGACCACTTGTGGATACAAGAAAAAGCTTTAAAATTTTGTAAACAACAGGAATTAAAAAAGGCTATCACCAAAGTTAATAAGATAATTGAAAAAGGAGACTTTGAATCTTATGATAAGTGTGAAGAGTACATTAGGATAGCTACTCAGATAGGTGAGGTAGATGATGGGGCTATGGACGTATTCCAAGACCTAGACGAGGTCCTTGTTGATGACTTTAGAGACCCAATACCATTAGGCATAAATGGGATAGACAATATTTTAGATGGGGGACTCGCTAAAGGGGAAATCGGTGTGTTTTTAGCTCCTACAGGTGTAGGGAAAACCACGATTTTAACTAAGGTAGCTAACACTGCTTATAATATGGGTTTCAGTGTATTACAGATATTTTTCGAGGATAACCCAAAAGTCATACAAAGAAAACATTTAACCTGTTGGTCAGGAATACCGGCACAAGAACAATCCACAAGAAGAGAAGAGGTTCTGGAAAAAATAGCACCATATAAAAACGGTAGGGGGAAACTAATAATAGAAAAACTACCCTCTGATAGGATAACGATTCTTTCAATAAAGAACAGAATAAGAAAATTAGTTGCGGAGGGGAATAAGTTCGATATGATTGTTTTAGACTATATTGATTGTGTTTTACCAGATAAACACTTTAATGAGGTGTGGCAAGGAGAAGGTCTTGTAATGAGACAATTTGAAAGTATGTGTAATGAATTAGATGTTGCGGGATGGACTGCCGCTCAAGGTAATAGGACATCTATAAGTTCTGACGTAGTGACTACTGATATGATGGGTGGTTCCATTAAGAAAGCCCAAGTAGGACATGTTATCATTACATTAGCTAAGTCTCTACCACAAAAAGAAATGGGTCTTGCCACAATCGCCATTACTAAATCTAGGGTAGGGAAAGACGGCATTGTCTTTGAAAATTGTAAGTTTGACAATGCCACATTAGAAATAGATACAGAACAATCGCAGACTTTATTAGGGTTAGAACAAGATAGAGAAAGAAGAACAGCTGAACGGGTGAGAGCCGCGTTAGACAGACGAAACCAACAAATAAATCAAAAACAAAACACATAAGATGAGTGAAAGTCAAAATATGCAAATATCAAATAGAATATTGTCAGACATTACCGTATACATGAAGTATGCAAAGTACCAACCAGAATTAAACAGAAGAGAGACTTGGGAGGAGTTGGTTACTAGAAATAAAAACATGCATATTAAAAAGTACCCCACACTAAAAGATGAAATTGAAGAAAAGTATAAATTAGTGTACAGTAAAAAAATATTACCTTCGATGAGGTCGATGCAATTCGGTGGAAAACCTATTGAAATCTCTCCTAATAGAATTTACAATTGTGCTTACTTACCGATAGATTCGATTGACTCGTTCAGTGAAACAATGTTTTTATTGTTAGGTGGAACTGGAGTCGGGTACTCAGTCCAAAAACATCATGTGGTAAAATTACCAGTAATTCAAAAACCGTTCCCAAAACGAAAGAAAAGATTTTTAATTGGGGACTCTATTGAAGGTTGGGCAGACGCAATTAAAGTCTTAATGAAATCGTATATGAATGGTGTGTGTTCTAGAATCGAATTTGACTTTTCAGACATTAGACCAAAAGGGGCAAGGCTTATAACCTCTGGTGGTAAAGCTCCAGGACCCCAACCACTAAAAGAATGCCTACTTAAAGTGGAAGGTATATTGGAATCAAAAGAAAATGGTGAACAATTATCCACATTAGAAGTACATGATATTATTTGTCATATCGCGGATGCTGTATTGGCGGGAGGAATTAGAAGGGCAGCTTTAATATCTTTATTTTCAGCTGATGATGATGAGATGATTGGGGGTAAAGCTGGTAATTGGTGGGAATTGAACCCACAGAGAGGTAGAGCAAATAATTCTGCGTGTCTAATGAGACATAAAATTACTAAAGAGTTTTTTATGGAGTTATGGCAAAGAGTAGAATTGTCAGGTGCTGGAGAACCAGGAATTTACTTTAACAATGACAAAGATTGGGGGACAAACCCCTGTTGTGAAATTGCGTTGAGACCTAACCAGTTCTGCAATCTCTGTGAGGTTAATGTTTCAAACATAGTGTCACAGGAAGATTTAAATGAAAGAGTTAAAGCAGCTGCGTTTATTGGGACCTTACAGGCGGGGTACACCTCTTTCCATTACTTGAGAGAAATATGGCAAGAGACCACAGAAAAAGATGCTTTAATTGGTGTTTCTATGACTGGAATTGGTTCTGGTAAAGTATTGGATTACGACATGTCAAAATCAGCAAGCTTAGTAAAAAGAGAAAATAGTAGAGTCTCTAGGTTAATCGGAATAAACCAATCAGCTAGATGTACTACAGTAAAACCAGCGGGCACTACATCATTAACCTTAGGTACGTCATCTGGCATCCATGCATGGCATAATGATTATTATATTAGGAGAATTAGAGTAGGTAAAAATGAATCTATGTATGGTTATTTGAGTGAAAATCATCCAGAATTGATTGAAGATGATTATTTTAGAGGTCATGATACCGCGGTAATATCCATTCCTCAGAAATCTCCAGATGGGTCAATCCTAAGGACAGAATCCCCATTCCAACTACTAGAAAGAGTAAAAAAAGTAGCTCAAGAATGGGTAAAAGTTGGACATAGAAAAGGTTCTAACACACATAATGTGTCAGCTACTATTTCATTAAGAAACCACGAATGGGATGCTGCTGGTGAGTGGATGTGGGAAAATAGAAAACACTATAACGGATTATCGGTACTGCCTTATAATGGAGGTACGTATACCCAGGCACCATTTGAAGATATTACTAAAGAAAAATATGATGAAATGATGGAATCGTTAATGGACATTGACTTAACTAGAGTTATCGAGTTAGATGATAACACTAATTTATCTGGAGAATTGGCTTGTGCAGGTGGTGTTTGTGAAATAGATGTGGATTTAAGTGAAATTAAACTAGAGGTATAGATATACCATATTGTCTTAGGGTTGAAAGAGGTAGGTTATTGGGTTAGTTAGGGTGGTTAGTATTTATATGTTATGTGTTTAAAAAAAAATTTGAAAAAGAAGATTTTTATTTGAATGATAAAGGCTTAATGGTATTAACAGAAAAATACCATATAAAAAGAGGTTCTTGTTGTGGTGGAAAATGTAAACATTGCCCCTATTTCCCATCATACCAAAAATCTAATAAAGAACTCAGAGAAGATGTGTACGTTGGACCTACACGGTTATAAAATTGATGAGATGTATGGTGTTATTGATAGTTTTTTGTGTGACCATAAGTTATATAAAACAAAAAATTTAGAAGTAATTACTGGAAACGGTAAGGTAATTAAATCCGTAGTCACTGTATTAGCAGAGAATTACGGATTTCTATGTAAACCACACATATACAATAAAGAAGTTATGTCTCTTTCAGTTTAGAATTATAAAACCTAATATTTATAAATAAAACTCATGGTAGAAAGAGAGACGTTTGGTATAGATTTTCCTTTTCAAGATAGTGCGTATGGTGACTATTTGAAAATGACAGAAACTCCTGAAGCCGAAATTAAAGCTAATTTAATACATCTACTATTAACTAGAAAAGGAAGTAGGTATTTCTTACCGGATTTCGGAACTTCTCTGTATGAGTATATTTTTGAACCTCTTGACTCACCTACTTTTTCGTCTATCGAAGCGGAAATTAGAGAACAAGTCATAAAATACATACCTAATCTTAAGATAACTAGTATTGACGTGACAAGTGCCTTAGACACTGAAGAACTACCTGGGACGATAGTTGCGGATAATGACCCTAGAGTATATAGGGTTGCGGGTCAAGGGACTAAAGAACATACCGCTAAAGTGCGGATTGATTTTACCATAACTAGTGATGCTTTTGAAACACGAGACTTCGTAATAATTAATATTTAATAATGGCTAATAATAAAATATCATATTCTGAGAGAGACTTTGTGGGGTTAAGGGGAGAGCTTCTAACCTACGTTCAGGACCAATACCCAGACCTCATCCAAAATGCTAATGACGCCTCTCTATTTTCAGTGTTTTTAGATTTAAATGCTGCAATAGGGGACAACCTCCATTACCATATAGATAGAAGTCTTCAAGAAACAGTCCTTCAGTATGCTAACCAAAGGTCATCAATATATAATATCGCTAGGACTTATGGTTTAAAAATACCCGGGACTAGACCTTCCGTGTCGGTTTGTGATTTTACCATAACCGTACCAGTACTACAAACGTCAGGAGGAGGTGATAAAGAAGACTTTAGGTATTTAGGCACATTAAGAAGAGGGTCACAAGCTAAGGGGGCCGGCCAAGTATTTGAAAACATTCACGATGTTGATTTTTCGGTACCATTTGACGCTACAGGATTCCCCAATAGAACTAAAGTACCTAATTTTAACAATAATGGGAATATAGTTAGTTATACTATCACAAAAAGAGAAGTGGTTATAAATGGCATAACTAAAGTCTTTAAAAGAGTAATTAGTGGTAGTGATGTGTTACCATTCTTAAAAATATATTTACCAGAAAAAAATGTTTTAGGTGTTACCGGAGTACTCCAAAAAGACGGAACCAACATACAAGCGGTCCCAAAAGCTACTGAATTCATTAACTCCCAAAATAAATGGTATGAGGTGGATGCTTTAGCTCAAGATAAAGTTTTTGTCGTGGACACTAGTAAACCTTCTGATTTACCTGGAGTTAAAGTGGGTAAGTGGAAACCCGTAAATCAAAGATTTATTACGGAGTATACACCCGAAGGGTTTTTCTATCTTACAATGGGTGGTGGTACTAGTAGTGGGCAAGAGAGTTTAGACGACTTTACACAACAAGGGTTTACCATGGATTTAAGTAGGTATATGAATAACCTATCTTTAGGTCTTTCCCCTAGAGCTAATACTACCTTATTCATACAGTATCGTGTCGGTGGTGGTAAATCCACAAATATTGGACCAAATACTGTGAATAGTTTTGGGACTATAGATTTTGTTGTTAATGGGCCTAACGTTAATCTAAATAGGTCAGTAAGTGAGTCGTTAAGTGTAAACAACGTTACTGCGGCAATTGGAGGAGCTAACCAACCTACAGTGGAAGAGATTAGAAACTACATTGGATTTAATTTTTCTTCTCAAAAAAGAGCTGTAACCTTATCTGACTATAAGGTACTAATAGATACAATGCCTTCAGTTTTCGGTGCTCCCGCTAAGTGTGGTGTCATGGAAGTAGAAAATAAAGTAATGGTGAAACTACTTTCCTACAATACAGATGGTACTTTAACGTCTAATGTGAGTACTACTCTAATGAACAATATAAGTGAATATTTGTCAGATTATAGGATGTTAAACGACTACATAACCATCCAACCGGCAGAAGTAATTGACCTATCTTTAGAAGTGGATTTATTAATTGACCCTTCATTTAATAGTGGTGTTATTATCACTAATATAATTAATGCTACAAATGATTTCTTTGCTCCTAAGAATAGAGAAATGGGGACAGATATTTTTGTGGGGGAACTAATTAAAAATCTTGCTGCTCAAGATGGTGTAAAAAACTTAATAGACTTAAGAATCTACAATAAAGTCGGGGGTGAGTACTCCAGTAACCAAGTGTCCCAAAGATACTCAAACCCCGAAACTAAACAGGTAGAATTGATTGATGGGGTGATATTTGCACAACCAACACAATCATTTCAAGTTAAGTTCGCAACCAAAGATGTTGTGGTACGAGTAAAATCAACAAATCAAACAACAGTAACCTAATTCGTTTACATATTTTAATCTCCGATTAAATTTGATTTTGAGTAAATAACTATTTATTTTATAAAGAATCAAGTATGTCTAAATCTTATAGGATTAAAGCAAAACCTAATGAAGACAAAAATATTTTTGTTAATTTAGAACAAGACTTTGACCAATTAGAAATATTAAGTTTAAAAATTGTCAAATCAGATGCCTATTCTAGGACATGTGCTGATTATGGCGTGGTCGTAGGTCGTGCTCAAGCAAATGGTGGCTTTGGTATCCCTAACGCTAAGGTTTCTATTTTTATACCTATTACTGATGAGGATGCGGAAGATGAAGTAATTTCACAACTATACCCTTTTAAAAAAATTAGTGATAAAAACGAAGAGGGTTATAGGTATAATCTATTACCTAAAATTTCGGAAAGTTGTAACCACAATGCCACTGGAAACTTTTTTACTCCAGAAGAGGTAATCAATAACCCTGTAATATTAGAGGTATTTGAAAAATACTATAAGTACACCACTAAGACTAATGAAAGTGGTGATTACATGTTGTGGGGGATACCCCTAGGTAATCAAACCATACACGCAAGTATAGATGTTAGTGACATAGGGTGTTATTCGATGAGACCGTATCAATTCATAAGGCAAGGAGTGAGTGCTTCTAAGTTTGAAAGTGCGTTAGAATTTAAAACTTCTGAAAATCTGGACACATTGCCTCAGATATCTTTACAAAATAAAGCCATAGAAGTGGTCCCTTTTTGGGGAGATGAGAAACTATGTGGGGTGGGGATAACTAGAGTAGATTTTGATTTACGAGACTCGGGTGTAGAGATAGTTCCGAGTTCTACTTTTATTGGTTCTATTATTACTGATGATGATAGTAATTACGTCTCAATAGATGGGGTACCAACCAAAGGACAAGGTCAGTTATGTAATCTTACTACAGGTACTGGAACCATTGAAGCGATTAGGCACACGATATTGAAAGAAGATGATGGGTGTACAACTAAACTGGAGAAGTTTAATTTAGATAATGGTGGTAAGGTTATTGACGGAAATGGTGCGTGGGTAACCCAACTACCAATGAACCTAGACTTCTTAATAACCAACGAATACGGGCAAAATATAGTGTCAGACGACCCTAAGGTTGGGATACCTACAAAGGCTAAATATAGGTTTAGAATTTCTTTCGATGGGACAGGTGGGGAAGTTAGAAGCGGAAGATATTTAGTACCTAACCTAAGAGAATACTCAGACCCAACCCAAACGGATAGGTCCTATAATTTTTCAGACAAATTAGAAGATTATCCAGAAGTGACTACACCTACTGATATCTATGGTTCTCCCGCAAATCAATGTGCTGACTATTTTTATGAGTTTGCACCTAATAGAGTATATACAGTCGCTAATTTTATAGATAATTATCGAAAAAATGTGATACACAGCGAAGACAATAGAACAGCTAATAGTAGGTGGAGATTCCTAGGGATTAAAACCATTAACCCACCTGCAGAAAGCCGATGTACGGACATCACTAAAGAATTTCCTGTAAGTGATGCGTTTAGAGGGGGGACCACTAGGTTTTCCACTATGCAAATTACTAGATTATTACAAGTAATAACACTTACACTCACAGCTTTAATAATTGGAATACAACTGTTAATGATGGTCCAATCATTTGGTAATCAGGCTCTTAGAGGCACTACGGTGATGTCATTAATAACCACTGCGGGCATAGCATCCGCTTCGGTTATTAATGCACCTGTAGGTGCCGCGATTATGTCTAATTTCATAGCAGACCTGATTTCGGCTATCTTCGCAGTAATTTTATCTGTAGGACTTATTTATATACCTGTGGGTATTAGTATGGTACAGAATTTTTATGTGGTAAGACAATTATATAATTACCCTAACTGTGAACCATGTTTCTGTGGTACGGCTTATAAATTTAATCCTTATGCACTAATAAGTGGGTTAATGAACCCTAGTGATAGGGTCCAACAAGAGACGATTGGTGACGACCCCGGTAGTGTAAATAATTGTAATGGGGAACGATATATGGAGGGGTTTAAGGAGCACAACGCTTGGTTTTGGAAGGGCAAACAAAACGACCACCCTAAAGGGTGTTATGTTCTCCAGTTTAGGGATGGTGTAATGGTCGCCTATATCACTGCCCTCAGTGCGATTACTGCATTTTGTTTCATCCCTTTTAATGTTGGGGCAATCGGAACGTACGTCGCTTTAAGTCTTGGACTTATGGCGGTATTAATAGCAGTAATAGATAGTGTTTATAAAATATATGTGAGTCTAAATCAATGGAGAATTCTTGCTAATATCTATACAGGTTTGTGTGAAGGAGTATTTAATATGAAGTTTAGTAATAATTGGATTAACGGTACCTTATATTACCCCAAGTTCATAACAAAACAACTAAAGATTAACCCAACTAGTGGCCTACCTACGCCCAACTCCACTACGGACTATTGTGATAGGGTAGTTAAACATATGGATGATGGTACGGGTAGTTTCTTCTATTATAGAAGTTGCCCATACGAATTATCTGAATTTATCGATTATAATCACAACGTTGATGTTGGGGTCGGACCCGCCGCGGAACATAAGGGCATAAATTTCCCAACTACCATAACAGATTTGGGGCCATTGGACCCTTGCATATTGGAACTATGTGAAGAAAATATTGAAGACAGTGACCAATGTATCTTTATTCAGAAATTAAAACCTAGTAGCTTCCAACCCACTGACGAGCTTTTGGGTATGATTATAGAAAGAAAAATAAGTGTAATAAGTGTGAATGGAGATGGGTATTATTCTTTTAACTGGGCTGGAATAAATAAGTTCTTTGGTTCTGACGACGCTCCCAGTAACAATATGAACGTTAATTTGGGGAATAGAAGATGGGGAAGTAACGGTACCTCCAGTAATCCTGGTGACAGAAGGAATAGAGCGATAGATGGTGGTATCGCACAAACACTAGCGACAAATAACCAAATGGGGATATCAGTTTATACGAGTGACGAAACTGACCCGTATTACGGTACTACTACTCCGTGGTACACTAACTTTGGTGTCCCGGGTGAGGACTCCGCTAATGCCATTACTCGGTTTTCTACCAGAATATCATTAATGCCTAGAGATACGGACCTAATAAAATGTATTCAGGGTGGGGTAAATGGGTCCCAAAACACCCAAGTAATACCTTATTATGGGTGGAGGTCTAATGTAGGTTATGGTAATTGGGATAACGACTATGATTGGGGTAACGTAAGTGTAAAAGGAAACCAACAAGGGATACTATACCAAGCCCCAGACAGTGAGGGTGATGATGGGACTTGGGCAACACCATATTATTATGATGGGGGGACATTACCTCCGTTAGGTTATTTTATGAGTGTCCCCTTACCACCAGCTACTGACCCACCTCTATCACAAACAGGAACTTTCAGACTGGGAACTGGGTTGTATTTTTATTTTGGTCTCCGTCAAGGAGGGTCCGCTTACGAAAGGTTCATAAACGAATACTTACCACCAAAAGATGATGGAGAGTAACTATAAACTTATACCACCAGATAAACAGTATAAGGGGGCTCCATTAGTGGACACCGTCCTAAATATTACTTTAGAAGATACTAATAGGCATTTAATAGAGGGCGATATTACAATCCCCTTAAATTTAGCTGAACGTTTTAATGATGAAAGACAAAATTTTTCATTATATAGGGTATATGGTAAACTCCAACCCTATATTGAAAACGCTTACTCAGGAAGAGCAGACCAAACCATGTCTAATCTTATCTATAACATGTATTTGACCTCACCTTATTTAAGTCAAAATCCAAACTCAGTAAATTTTATAGGTTATCCAGATTTTTCGGAGTTTGATTTTGTAAGAAATGATGTGGATGAGTCGGTTAATGATGAAACTAATTGGAATTTATATATAACAATTCCTACGACATGTCATGAAGAACAAGAGATGAGTTATATGTGGGAAGAAGGTGGTACTGTGATGGCTTTTATGGCATTTGAGGGCATACCCTACCATATTACTAATAAAACGGTTGGTGGTAAAAATTTATTAGAATTCACATGTCCCGTCCCCCACGGTTTAACACAGGGGGAGTACGTGGTTTTAGATATAAAAGCACCACTTCCTTATAGTTTTTCGAACGGAATTAACACATATCCTGTATATAGTGTAGGCAACAATAATAGAAACTCTACTAAGTTTGTTTTCAACTTATATATACCCCAAGTGGATGTCGGATTCAACCCCATAAGTGACGGCACTATGGGTGTCTTTAGAAGACAGATAGTTAAAGGGGATATTACCACCCTATCTAATTATTATGTATTAATTCATGAAATAATAACTAATGTAGAAGATTATCAGATAACCAAATGTGGATTCGCTGAAGGAATATTTAAAAAGGTAGAAAAGTTCCAATCCAGTACCGAAACCCCAAACGCTGAAGATAGGGTAGCGGTTAAACAAGCTTACCCAACATACCTTTATACTTTTACAAAAGATATAAATGTTAAAAGATATTTAGATAATTTAAAAAGACCTATCACTACCCTCTATGTGAGTATATTTTTAAGAAACAACTTAGGGTATTTTGATTACCCACCTAAGTATGGTTGGGAATGGAATTTTCCCTACAGTTTTGAAGATACGACAGTGGTAGGTAACACAGTAAAAGGGGCACCTGGTGACCCCCAAGTAGTCAGTGGGGTAATTTATAATGAACAGTTCCCCATTGTCCCCGGAAGTTTAAAGTCTGGAAAACCATTAGTTCCGGGAGATAAGTTAAGAGGAGCATTTACTGAATATAATACTTCGGAACTACAGGAAAGAACTATTTCTAAAATAAAACATAAATTTACTTTTAATCCTTACATTTTTGATGGGAGTAAAGGATACGTTTATACTCCCCACTACCCTGTACCGATAAGAGTTTATTCGGACTATATTGAATCTGGAGACCCGAAGAAGGTTGCGAATATCCCAGACTATTCCACCTACTCTGAACTGGAAAAAACTTGGAAATGGAGGGACATCTACGAAATCGGGTTCGTTGAGGGTGGTAACGGTGTGGATTATCCTTTTTTAAATGCTGCACATTACCCTAAAAGGGACATAGATTTTTTTACTTCTCGTACCGTTAGGAGTACAGCGTTTAACTCTAATTCCACAATATCTTTAAGTGGTGCAAATAATACTTTAGAAAATTTTGTAATAGATGGCTGTGAATAAATTAAAATTGAGAGTTAATCAGATTAAAGATGGGGTTTACGACCGTCAAATACTTTTTCCTTTGGGTCAAAGTTATGATGAAGTAGGTAGGGAAGACTTAATTGGTGTTTATGAGGATGAAACCATCGACAAACTTGTGGGAATTAAAAGGGATTATGAGGTCACCAGATATACCCACGCGCCTTTAGAGAATGGGGACCCAAGTCCTAACCTATTCTATAATTTTATGTTTGGGAGTCTAGATTCTATTCTCAACACCTTTACAACTAATTTCCCATCTACACCCACTCCAGTGACAATGTGGGGAAATATCCCACCGTGCCCACCTGGGATAGAAGACTTTTGGACACAATATAGTGACAATCCCATATATTTACCCGCAACCCCAACAACCCCCAACACATGGTACGGATACGATTTTCAGACATTTACACCTGAGGAGACATATAAGAGTAATAAAAATTTCACCAAAAGCTTCTTTAAATTAGACTTATACAATAGTATGGATAGGAAAAAACAAAAATTATTCATCAGTATAATAATAAACCCTATGAACGGAAATAAAATGTTACGGCCCACCTTAAGTGTGCAATGTCCAGTGGATGAACTAGATGGTAGGTGGAACTGTAGACCCGAAGGTGAACAATTCTGCCCTACACCTGAATTTGAGTTAGACCCAGTTAATAATAACGAAGGTTACTTTATTTATTGGTTAAAGGAAAAAAAATTAATAGACCTTAACGTGTTTTATATGAGTTGTAAATTTTACAATGCAAAAACAGGAGAGGTCACACAACTCATTAATGAGAACCAAATGACTATTGATAGTGACACTTCTCAACCCTACAGCATTTCCAAGGAAACCTATTATTATTATAGGGTAGTTTTAAATCAAGATAGGTTTCAATATACCATCTACAAGACTAGTGATGGTACTAGAGTAGGCGAAAACAGTGGTAACCCCATAAACTTTTATCAATATTTCAATGCACCATACTAGTATGGAAGAATATAAATTTAAAATAAAAAGAAAATTTTATCCTGGTGAAACGGAATCAATTCCCCCTAACCTACCACCAGGGTATGTTAATGAAACGTCTTTTGGTGTGCCACAAGGACAGAATTGTTTAAATTGTTATTTTTACAATAGTGGCATGTGTGATTATTGGAATGGTGAAGTTAGGGATAATTACTGGTGTGGCACGTGGACGGACCCACAAACACTCCAACAGGACTTGCCCGACCCCCCACCATGTATAACAGGGGTTACGGTACCCATAATTATTACAGAAGACTTTAATGATATTGGAGTTTATACACCTTGGGACGGTTTAGTCTTACAAAGAGATGTTATAAATAATTTTATATATGTTGGGAATGGTTTATCTATGACGGTAACGAATACATCAGATGTAGATTTTAAAAGATTTTTAACCTTTTCTGATTATACAATATTGTGGGGAGACGGCCAGTCAGGTAATCTAACACTACAACAAACCTCACTGACCCACACTTATCTGACACCTGGAGAGTATAAACTAACTTTAGAGCAGATTAACCCATGGGGTACGACTAGAATTAGTAAAATTATACAACTCCCATATAATGGAAGTGTGGTTATTCCTAATCCGTACGGCACGGTAGAAATACAACCACCAAATTTTGGTGACCCAATAGGGTGTGATACAGTACTGCAGAATTATATCTTTAGTGGGGATAGTAACCCTGACGTTTATGACTTTTTTAGTTTTAACTATGTAACCGTTCCTTTTGAAGTGACTGGACACACCACTACCAGCAACTTAAATCTTTTCATACAATATGGTTCTGGAGGGCTACCACCGACTGGAACAATGATTGACCTAACATCAGAATTGGAGGGGGAGATATTGGAAAATACCCCACAATATACGGCATATACGATTAATGATATTAAATATACTGATTTTAGTGGGGGTACGACATTATTTACTGCGTTAAGTACTGGGTTAAATTCGGAAAATTTAGAGTGGGAATGTTGTGATGAGACATTAAGTGACCCATGCCCGTGTGAAGAAAAAGGTGATACCATACCTAAAGGGGATTATGATGGTAACATAACTTATATGCAGGGCACCACAGTACAACATGATGGGTGTTGTTGGTACTGTCACCCAAAGTCACCTAGTGTTACTGAATGTTCGGGAGCCCCACGATTCGACGATAACGTATGGCAACCATGTTTACCGTGTACTAACGAGAGTTCCGTAAACCCTAGAAGTTCTAATATGGTAATAGAAACAACAGAATATTCCCCTTCCTTTACTTATAATAGGGGGGATATGGTGTCCTTTTACGGAGCCTTATATACCTTTGAGGGAACAAGAATACTATCGGATAGTGGGGCCACTGAGATTAGTACCGTCTCGGGATGGATTGAATTGACGTATGACTCCACCTATTTAAATAGTGATAATATACCTGTGACGGAGATTAGTCCCTATCAGGACCAAAATGAAAGAGTTTGGATTGGTGGGTATACCACCAATCCAGAATTTAGTGTAGAGGACTGGGAAACCAAATCCCAACAACCTGTGACACATTATAGTATTTGGGAAAATATTAAAAATAAATGATAGATAAATACATAAAATGTCCGAACCAATATTAGACTACGCCAATGCCGACTCAGAGGTCAGGCTTACCATGATGGGTGGGCCCAACCCATGCGGTGCGTATTACCCTACGTCCGGACCACTGTGGACCGACAATATTGTAGAAGAAAAATGTTGGTCAAAAAACCCTGACCGTAATTATGGTAGTAATACACCACAACAGGGTTCAGGGTTTTGTTGTGACATGTTCAATCGAGTAAATCCCGATACGACCGGAGACGCTTGGGAACTGGGACCTACTTACAGCCGATTCGATACGGTTGTTGGAACAGGATACTCGTGCCCTGGTTGTGGTCAACATTATTACAATAACACTCCATACGCAGGGTTCGAATACCCCGCGACTGCATCAAGTTTACAAAACCCATATTGGACCGATACGACGCCCTGTGAAGTGGACAGATGTGGATTGCCACCTGCAATCTGGAGACCTACAGAATATGTGACGCAATGGTCTGCATGTGTGTACCACATCGATGCTGGTTGTACAATGAATCACTCGTTTGGTTTGATTATGGGTGGGAATAATCCTACAGTAAACATAGCACACCCTGGGTCCCCCAATGGAAGGTGTAGTAGTAATTGCATGCAATTAGGTATAGGATATTGGGAAAACGTGGCTGCTGGAGAATATATGAACCCCCACCAACCTGGACACTTCGATGATACGATTATTTACGATGGTGAAATGGGGACTCCAGACGCTAACGGTAATTCTGGACCTACGGGGCCGAAGTTAATTTGGGCTGGGTTTTGCCCAACTCAAATGGAGGAGGACAATATTGACTTGGAGACTCTCGTTAATTATAATATCAGTAGTTGTCCCAATGGCGGCCCAAACCAAGACCGACAAGAGTTCGATTTAGAACCTGGGGGTGGTGACCAGTCCGTACCAGGGTTAGGTGATACTACATCTATTGAGTGGGACCCTGATTTGGGAAATATCCCACAATCAGTAGATTACCCATTTCAACAACTGACTGCGGGGGGTACAACGTATAGAGGATATTTACCTGACCTTGGTGTTGTAAGTCCCGATAACGCATGGGGGTTACTTTCCCCTGCGTTGGGAGGGACTGAATCACAACCAGATAGTTATTTGTGGGCCCGTAAAAGTGTTTGGAGGGTGTCAGCCGCTAACGACCAACCATTTCCGACTTCTGACGAAGATGCTTTCCAAGTTTGTGAGTACACTAGTTTTGGTTGCACAGACCCTTCTTTTGGTAGTTATAATGAGGACGCGAGATTAGATTGTAATGGCACACCGACAACGAATACGTTCTTAACTTCATATTCTCTTATAGCTACGTGTGAGAATATAAATGGTGACCCAGGTATTTGTTGGGGCCCTGACGGATTCGCCTGTGGGAATTGCATAGACCCAAATACGAACACCTACTATACAGCCCCTACTGACGTTGGTGGAGGTTCTGTAGGGATGGGTGAGTATTATGACGGAGCTGAGATTATGTCAGAATCGAGTCCAAATATTCCATTGGAACCTGGAGGGTGTACACAAGAGATGTTAAACGCATGTGGAGCAACTGGAACACTGACTCCGACTGCTTGGAATTTAATGCAGGTCACCAGACCATCATCTTGGTTATATGGTGGTGGCGCAGCCTCAATCCCTGACCCAACCGTAACAGGAGTTAATGGAGAAGCACGCTTTTGGGATAAAGACGGTAGAAACGTTTTGGAAGACCCAGACCTTATAGGAAAGAGACCATTATGCCAATGTAGTAATTCGGGATGCCTGTACCCCGACGCGGACAATTATTCACCTATCAATACCACTGATTGTAGTGATATGCCAGCCCCCACCGACCCTTCTATTTTACCGTACTGGGAACAACATGGTGATATATCTTGTTGTAGATTACAAGTGTATGGGTGTTCAGACGATACTTCAGATAACTATTTTTGTTCTATAGATTTAGATGGTGACGACATTCCCGATAATGCTCAATTTTGTATGACCTCGGATACTGGTATACCGTGTTGGGATGAAGCTACTGGTTACAACCAAGACTGTGATGATAATGCCGTCCTGATGGATTTGACAATACCTAACACCAATACCTCCACTGGGTTATTCACGGTAACCATCCAAAACGACGGAACATGTGATATGTCTTTAATACCTGGTTGTATGGATGATGGTGGTTTAGGTTTGGCCGGTACTCCTTGGATGGCACCAGTATTTCCAGGATACGCGGCAATGAATTTTGACCCCGACGCAACAATACACGCGGCATCTATGTGTGAATTTATGTTTGGTTGTCCCGACCCCTTAGCACAAAATGTTATAGACGGATTCCCAGTTTGTCCAATTAATGTGAATATGACGGGGACCATTGATGAAGTAGTGGATTATATTTATGGAGGATATGGCCTCACCATCGACGCCGCGTTCGTAGAAGATAATTTATTTCCGAATATTGAATGTTGTGATTATGAACTTGCTGGAGAAGGTCCTGGTTGTACTGACCCTAACGCTTTAAATTATAATCCATTAGCAGGTACAGATGACGGGAGTTGTCTATATAATATAGAAGGTTGTACAGACCCAGAAGCATTAAATTTTAACCCACTTGCTACTTTAGACGACTCTTCATGTTTATACCCTGGAGACTACCCTGTAGAAGGAAGTAACTTCTTAGATGGCAGTGAAATGGAAATATGTAGAGAACCATTAACAAAAGAAGAGGTGTTAATGAACGTTTGCCAACCAACAGAAATACAATCAGAAGTATTTATTGAAAGAGGTAAACAATCTGTGTTTGAACCCAACCAAAGATTAGACGAAGTAAAGACGATAGGAGGTTTAAAAATATACGGATATGGGTTTTATAATATAAAAGAATAAATATAAAATAAGATGGCATTAGGAACATACGGAATAAAAAGATTGTCGGACGTATCTCCAGAAAATGTGGAGATAGTTTCACTCTACACACCTAGTAGAGAGTCGGCTAGTGAAACTATTATTAAAAAATTAAATGCTAAAAGTATTTTAACACCATATTACCATAATACGGAAACTGGTGGAACTCCAGATATTGAATTACTTGGTGGGGTATACAACTTAAAACTACCTTACAATGACTTTAAAGATAAAGGAATTTATAATTTAATCATTAGACCTTTAGAGATTAGAACATCTATAACTGATTGTGGGGTGCTCTCATCGTTACCAACCGTTAAAGGGTTAGTTTTTGATTTAAATAATGTGCCGACAGAATCTAGAAACAAATTTGTTAACAACGGATTAGTGGGGTATAGGGTAGAGTATTTAAATAGTGATGGTACAAAAATTCCTAATTTTTATAGAATTGTAACATCGTCTTTTTTCTGTGAACCTGTAACACAAAATGTGACTAATAGTAACCAAAAAGCTATTCGATATAGATATATAAATGGTGGAAGTAATTTACTATTTTGTACATTAACACCTACATCAGCACCCTCTAATAAACCTACAGCTTTACCATACATAGGTCAACCAGCACAAAATGTTATTATTTGTAATACACATTTTAATCCTATCCACTTGGAAATAGAAATGGTAGATTATGATGTGGATAGTTTAGGTATCGCTCTTTATGGTAATCAAACTAAATCACTTAGTGATGGGGTATATACCATATACGACACTAATAATAATATTTATAAACAATACAATTTATATGAAACTAGAGACCAGTTTGGTGAACCACTATATGAGGTAAGACAAGATAGGGGCAATAACATTGACTTTACAAAAGCATTTAGTAATATCGCGCAACAGTAATGGCCACAATTTATAACAATAATAGTCTTATACCTGGAAATGGTGCTGATGTGTTTGGGGATAAACTGGTCGGCAATCAGTTTGTTGATGGTGTTTCACAGTTTACTCTAGGTAATTTTGAAATCAAAAGTAACAACAACCAAAAAGACTCTAGAGATTTTAGTTTAGGGAATTTTTCAGAACCAATATCCCTTGAAACCCTTAACATTACTAGCCCTGAAGAATCTAGAATAATAGCTTCTAATAGGTTGGAAGTTTTTATAAATTATAATAGGAGTAATGTTACTAATTTTACACTTTATGGCTCTTTAAGGGAACGGTTAAGAGTAGCTGTCACAAATATCGTTAAAAACTTCCCAGCAGCGGTTATTTTCAAGAAAACAAGAACTTGGTTAGATTACCTTAGTGGGGAAACGGCTACCAACATTAACTATGACCCGAATATCAATAAAACCAATTTAAATCTTAACGTACTAAACGCTTATAACCCATTTAATATAGAATATAGTATTAATGGAAATGTTTACACCGACCCTAACGTCTCACCTTTAAGGAATTTAACGTTAGAATATGAAAAGTACTCACTGTTTTATGGGGATAAAGAATATCCTTTAACTTTTCTAAGGCCGACAACAGGGACGAGTAATACCGGAGTTATTAGGGTCGTAGTTGAGGGAGACCCCTTTAGTGGCACCTCAACAACCAGTGAAACTTTCTATATTAGACCAAACACACTAACAACTGAAGAGGTGTTTGATAGTATGGAAGATATGGAAAAGTTCTTAGTCGAAAGAACCACTAACCCCATATATACTGCGACATTTGACCAACCAAGGGAAACGAGTACGGGTAGCATTATTAAATCTAGTGTATCAGTAACTTGGCCTTCATCAGATAATTGGAATCTGATTATAGACGGTAGTCTTTTTACAAGTTATTTAAGGCAACTATACGATATTGCGGATACTTACGATTCTTACAAAACAAACCTAGTTTCTAGATTTTTAACAACTGCCTCATTAAAAGAGTTTGATACTTATGATGAAAAAGTAGATAAAATATTAAAAATATATGGTAGGAGTTTTGACCAGATAAAAAAGTATATTGATGGACTGGCTTACATGGCCACTACGACTTATGACGGGTTGGATAACATACCTAACGAACTATTAAAGAATTTTGCTCAAACGTTGGGGTGGAAAACACCGTCAGCTATAAAGAATGAAGGTCTTTTGGATAGTATGTTTAAACGAAACACTACTACGGAGTACGAAGGTCTAGCACAGAACCAAACACCAACTGAACTTAATTATGAATTATATAGAAGGTTACTAGCGAATACAGCTTATTTGTTTAAATCTAAGGGGACTAGAAGAGGCATTGAATTTATGTTAAGATTTGTTGGGGCTCCTGAAGCGTTGATAGAGTTTAATGAGCATGTTTATGTTGCGGGACAACCTCTTAATATGAAAAATTTTAAGGACTACTCATTAAAAATTTCTGGGGGTACGTACACTGAAGAGGTTCCTGTTTTTGACACTTATTTTTCTGCGGCTACAGGAACTTTTCCACCCATAGTTATTACTGGGTATACATTTGGTTATGAAACGGTAACACAGACCACCAATATCATACCTGAAGCTCTTCCAGTTGACAAAGAAGGGTATCCGACAGTGCCACGATATGGGGAGGATTCCTATTTCCAATCAGGTGCGGGATGGTTCGAAGAAACTATAGAACACCAAGGTAAAAAGGTAATAGATTATAAAACCTCAGTTTTTACGGGAAACACTCCTTTTATTAAAACAAAATTAAATCAATTTTCTTATGGAGAACCTTACTTACAACTCTATAGGAAGTTTCCAGATTCTAAGTTAGGGTTTCCCATTGTTAGGACTGTAGATAATAAAAAATCTTGGGTAAGGAAAGACTCACACCAACGAAGGTATCTAAATCTACCCGATAGTGGAACTAATTACCAAACAGAAAACGATAAGCTTGTTGTTAATGTTAAAAACGTTGATATTTTCTTAAATATTGGGCAAGGTTTAGAGTGGGATGTCTGGAATTTTTCTAAAAAATATAGTTGCCCTTTCGGACCGAACGCTTTAAGTTCCCCTTACCCTGGGGTAGGTGGGCCTGACTGGACGGAAATAGTTGCGGACGCATCTAAATTATCGTTCTTCGAATTTGCTCAGAAATTCTGGACCGTTTTAATCAACGTTAAAAATAGGTTGACAATTGATGACGGACATGCTGGTGGTTATCCCACATTACTTAGCATATATTTAGATTATTTAAAGAGCGACCAAACATGTGGAATCCCAAGTAACCAATATACCTATGAAAAAATGGTCGCATATGTTGAAAACATGGGTGATTATTGGGTAAGGTTACTAGAACAACTAGTCCCATCGACAACTATTTGGCAAGGTGGGATTAAATATGAAAATTCTATATTTCACAGATACAAATACGCTTACAAACACGAACCATTATGTAATGATTTAGAATGTTTCGGTTCATTTGTTAATTGCTGTTACCCAATAACAAATAACATTTTAGTGGACGCAGTAAAAGAATGTGGGGGATTGGCGTTTTCGGGAGCTACTTGGCAAAATAAAATTACTTTAGGTGGTACGGTTTATACTGGTAACACTTACTACAGTAGTACTACAATAACTGACATCCCTAGTACAGACATATGGTTAAATGATATGGTTAGTATTGTAAGTGGCATTACGGCAGACGTGACTGACCCTAACCATGTCCTTACGTATTATCTAATTAACGACAATAATACACCCGTTGGAATCCCCATAGACCAACCAAATTGTATTGTAATACAAGGTCCGTGTAGTGGAGGTACGGATTTATGGAATTATAATAACGGTTCACAACCAAACTGTTTTAAATCAGATATTTGTCTTAATTTACAAACTACACAAGCAGCCCCACTGCCTAACGGCACAGATATTTGGGCATTTTATGATACTACTTCTACCTATGGGGATACAGCTTTAGCAGCTAAAACCACATTAGATGATTGGGTTACTAGTTTAGGTACTGATTTCACAGGTAATGTTTACCATATGGGAGTCGCCACGGAAACGTGGTTAGAATGGGCTAGATATCCAATATCTGGTGGAACAATAAATTTAAAGCCTAGTCTTAACCCAGCAGTACATGCAGAGTTCGGCCCTTCTGGGCCGACCCAATACTTAGGTTTTAATGTATTCCCAGATGGTACGACATTTGGCACACCAACTAACCCTTCTGATGGTTTCCGTGGTTACTTACCGATGACGGGAGTTAGTAGGGACGTATTAACAGTGTACTTTATTGATGAAGCTGGTTCATCAGTTGATGATGATGATGGCACTTATAATGCAAAATACCATTATTTTCCAGATAAAGTGGTTTGTACTACCAAGTCTCCACCCGATGGTGCGGTTGTTGATTGGTCTGAGACCACTACTCCTTCCGCACTCACACAACCATATCCTCTGTATGTGAAGCATTTTGATGAGTTTATGGACGCCTTTAATAATTACAATAGTTTTAAAGGTTTTGTGTACCCTATAATTTATAGTAATAATAACTTTCACAATAATTTTCCATTACATGTGTATGGTGCATTAAGTACTAGTACGGTTTTACTTAGTGATTTAGTGGAAAACCCTACAGTTACCGCAGCTGGTGGTTCATTAAGTGCTATTACACTAACTAACCCATATACGGGACTTACTGGTACTAATGACACTACGGCTTATACTGGACCAGGTTTAGAAAACTTTGGTTTTGGTGCTAATTATAGTTTAGGGGCCACCGCCTGTAACGGTTTGATTTGTGGGGACATTGGTTTTAACACTAGTTGTATAAGACCTTTACAGTCCGGTGGTTTAGTGGATAGCACTGCATTTTTCACAGGGCCTCGATTTCAAGAAGACCTTTTAGAGTTTCTACAAGGTAATGCAGGTGGTGCAGCTTTTTCATTATTAACATGTGAAATATGTGTCCCCATATGTTACCAAGAAAGTACTGATAGGCCAGGTACAGCACCTCCTTGGAGTTTCGGTGTGGGGTACAACTACGGCGATACGGTATTATTCGAAGGTAACATATATATTTGGCAAGGTGAGGATGGAATATCTGGCCAGGAACCCGACTCATCAGATAATTGGGTAATGTTACCACCACCAGGTTGTGTACCATTTTTAGGGGGTAATAATTTTAGGCTCCACGACGATTGTGCCGATTTTAGTGTTATACCAGGAAATCCAGAAGTCTCTGGAACCACTATCACAACCTACCCAGAAATATTTAAAGATGGGATATCCAACATTGGGGCACAAGATTGTTTTGAATCCCAATACATGTCTTGTGAAGAATTAACAAACCCGTGTGGTTGTAAGGAAACCTATGGTCAATTTGATATTTCTACCGTCTTTTTTGAGGTAGGAGACGTGGTATGCTGTCCAACAGGTGGGCAGGCGTGGATTAGACTCATGGATGCGAAGTACTGTCAGGATAAAGAGCCATTTATTGGGGGACTTTGTGACACCTCACCATCCGTAGATAGTAAATGTTGGAGACTATGTGATAGTGAAAATTCTGGAGCAGGGTTGACCAGTGGTGGTAGAAAAGGGGAAAGTAAAGAAAGGGTATTAAGAAAATACAGTCCTTTCTTCTCTAATTATCTAGACCCATGTGACCCCGAAATAGCCCCACCTGATGATGATTGTGGTTGTGAGAATGTAGCGGAGAAGAATCTAGATTTAGATTTTTACCTAATTGAACCTTCAGGTACTCCACCCTCCGTTTTAAATTTTGTTATGGCTGAGGAGTTTGGCAATTCGGAATGGACCACCTCATTAACTGCTGCGGGAAGAGACACCCAAATCTACAAAGCTGAAATTAATGTGTGTAATTTAGGGGATAAGTTTACACATTATTTTAGAGTATACCATTTGGAAGGAGCGGTTCCAGGGGAGCACGGAGAGACTACCTACGGTGACTACAAGATTGATTTTAACGTAAACCCAAACTGTAACATAGAATTTTATTACGCCGTTACAAGAAGTGATACAAGACTTTATATGCATATCCCCCCAGCTACTATGGTCAACGCCACTATAGAAATAGTAAACAACCCCCTCGTCGGTAGTAACATATTAAGTGACAACATCGATGCTAGTGACGGCATTAATGGTTTAACATCACTAACCTTCCGATTAGGGTCACAGGGGAGTAGTGACCCATTCATATACCATCTTTTTAGGGCACCAGACAGCAATCACTTAACAGATAATGGTGCCAACTTGAGTCAGGGAGACATAACCCCTCGGGACCGTTATTGGGGGTTATGTACTACAACTGAGTATAAGTTCCGGAATGTCACTTGTATGTATGGGGCTTTAAGTGATGTAGAACTAAACAGTATAGTGGGTGAGACAATAGATGGAACATCTGATTATAGGTTTAATTGGGAAATGGAGCTCTCTTGTGAAGGAAACGAGACCACAAACTTAACATTTACAGTTAACCTAATACCAGATGCAGAACAGAGTGGACGAGGTGGTAATGTTAGGGACATTGGCAACTCCATTATAGGCACACCACTCCAACCAGGTGTCGGGGGTAAGAGTCTCAGTGTCGGGGGAGTCTCCCAACCAATGCCTCCTACACGTAAGAGGTTATACACCACTTACAACGCACCGTTTTCTAACGTAGGTGGAGGGACCGACATGTCCTCCCCTATTATAAATCAAAACGAAAGTGCTGCGGAAAAAACAATCTCCATTTCTAATATTCAAAATAGTGGTAACTTAACTAGGATACCTATAAGTGAAACCATAACAGACATTAACAAAGACATTGATATTGACAATTATAAAGTAATTAGTAGTGAAATGTTTATTGTCCGTAACACCAACCCATTACAAAAAAATAGAGTTGTTAATTATAATTTCCCTCAATTTGTGATAGATTTGAAAGATGGGAGAACCTATGAAACTTTCATAGATAATGGCATAAAGAGAGTTAAATTAACTTGGTTAGATGATTTTACTAAAAACAGTAAAAGTAAAATTAATATAGAATTTATTAGTAAAGAAAATAAAAAGAGGTTTGAACAAGATTTAAAACTTAAGAATATTGGGCAGGGGGTAGAGTTTTTACCTCATTACACACCTCAAAATACACGACCACAATCCACCGTTGGGAAGACTACATTTGTTGACTTAAGAGATTGGGCTACGAGAAGTTTAGGTAATGTGGATGATTTTTCTAATTCACGCATCATATATGGTAGTGATAACTTGGTAAAAAGATTTGAAATAGGACCAACATTTACAACACACCTCGCCAATTCACAATATAAGGTTGGGTTGGTACCTATAGGTGACCCCAAGACAGAGTTTTTAGTTTCGACTATGGGTTCGTTTGACGACTATTTAAAAAACCAAACAGGAACTACTAGTAGTGCGATTACCATAACATTAAGTGGGGTAAGTGGATACTATTCGGGGTATACTAATTTAAGTGGGTATACTAATAACGAAGGTTTAAATTTAAGCCCTGACTTTGTTTTCGATATTTCATTATTAGACAATAAAATGTCATTACGTTCAGGGATAGCTCTTTCTGACCCTACTTTTTCTGAAACACGACAAGTGGATGGTATAATATCTGGTGATTTTAAGTTAATTGGTGACCGTAGAAACTTACGTCCAGCTATTCCCACAGGATTATTAAATGAGGACGACCAATTATTTTTATTACCTCGAGAAGATGTGGCCACGGGAGGGAACTATTTCTCTTATAAAGTACCTAAAACACAAAAGTATAGGGTACAATATAAGAGCTGTATTAATTTTGAATATTTTGATGAGGGGTGGTGCACATATTTAGACACGTTTAGAACACAAAGTAATAATCTTTTTCCTGTAAATGATTATGATTTTAAACAACTTATAAATTCTAGTATTATATACGCGGGTGGAAGCCTAACCGCACCAAATGATTTCAATGAAGGCAATGTGGTTAATGATTCATACGCCTCATTAGGTATAACAAATAAGTTATGTCCTATTTTTGGTTATAACCCCAATAATGGAATTAAAGATTTTTACATTAATGTTTATGTGGAGAGACAACTGTCAGGAACAACCGCTACTACGGTGATTGGTAATTACATTATAGGTAATAACTCAACACAATACCCTAACGCTAATGATTACCTCACCCTACCTTTAAACCAATCAGATAAGTTCACTAATCTTTACGAATGTTCTGGATTAACTTCCACGACTAAAATATTTGAAAAGAAATTCATACCATATATTGATACTGGATGTATTGAATTGAATAAAGATGATGAGATTAGATTAAGGATAAATTTGGAATGGGAAAATACCACTAAAAATAATAGTATATTAACAAGTAGTGGTCTTACAGCGTCCACCATCTCCTTAAAAGTGGGGACAGATTATGACCCTATTACACCAGAAAGGCCATGGTTCAGGGTTATTAATAAAGAATGTAATGTAGGTGAGGGTAACGCTTATTTATATTGGCAAGCTAATGAAACTGGACCTGTTTCAGGTGAATTATTTTCTAATGGGACCAGAGTACCACCTACCGAGGGAAGTGAGGTAGGTAAACTAATCTTCGTGACCAAAGGAGACGTATTGGGTTACATAACCCCAAATATTCGTGTTAACAACTTACAAAATTTAAATTATTTTGACACACCAGATGTTAAAAACTACAGTGGTAATTTAAAGTTAATACCTACGAGTAAGAAGACTAATAGGTGGGTAGAAAGTTTAGAGAAAAATAGAATAAAGGATTTTAGAATAAATTCATCTAAAGTATTAAATGTAGATAAAGATATGGAGATTCTGTGGAATGTACCTGTTCCAGTACAAGATAATGTTGAAAGCATTAGTTTAGACGACCCACAATACACCTATATGGTAGAGTCCAGAGTTAAGGTAAAAGGAACGACAAATACCTTTACCATTCTCAATACTTATAAGCCTGAAATTAAATCAGACACTATTAAAGATATTAAAGTAAACTCTTCTGGGTTAGTCGCACCAGAAAGCATTACATATACTTCTTCAAGACCTTTAGAAGAGAGAACTATAGGCTTTGAAAACAGTAATACTATAATTAGAGAAAGAGTGGTAGCGATAGAGAGTGTGATATATGATAAAAATACCCCAACTGCTGATAACGAAAGGACACAATACTGTAAATGTGGTGATTCTTCTTATATAGCGGTACCTTCTGATAGCACGGTAGGGTGTAATAGATGGTGTTGTGTTAATAGTTACCAGAATTCCACATATTATCCATGTGGGGAAAAAACAATAAATGAATGGGCGGAGGGCCTAAATCTTACACGAGTAGTGATGCCTGCACCCACAAATGGAATAATAAGAAGATTATAACATGGGTACTTATTTTACTAATGATTTTGAATTAAATAAATGTAGTAGTCCCGGCTATCCTTTTTTAGTGGGCTGGGACCAAACTAACACAGTAGAAAACGCGGTATCAAGTTGCAATGGTTCGATAACTAATCTTACTTTTTCAGGAGGTACTCCTCCTTATAGTTTTAAGTTAACGTATCCTGATATTGTTGTGGGACCACCAAAAACGGGAATCACCACTAATTTTGTGGGATTATGTGCTGGTCAATATACAGCACAAACAACTGATTCTTTATATTCTTCTACCACTAGTTTCATAACAATTTTACCTTTAACTGCGGGAACATTAACCGCTGGTGTGGTGGACACTAGTTGTGAGTCTAACATAAATGATTTTTGTACTATAGAGGTTAGTGGGTTCACACACTCATCTGATAATTTTACCTATCTTTTATATAAGGACAATAATCTTTATAATACCTACCAAGGAAGTAATGGGGAAGAAAATCACGTATTTTCTAATCTTACTCATGGTAACTATACTTTAACCGCGTATGATGGGAATAGTGCGTCCTACTCAAGCCAAAAGACAGAGTTATGTACTTGTTTAAATGGGTACACCTTAGACTCATCTAATGTATTTGGATATACGGGACTTTCCACCACTAATATTGCAGAAGAATGGAGGCAATATAACTTATTTAATGACTATAAAATTATATTTAGAACCGTTTTGGGACCACACTTACTGCCTCCATTTAATACTAATCCAAACAATATTGTTTTTGAGTCTGGAATAGACCCAGATGGCACAATAAGGGTAGATGACCCTTATTGTTGGTTATACACGGGAAAAACGTCAACAAGGAAAACTGAAAATACTGTAGATTGGTATTTGGGAGCTTACAATTTGACTATGGAAGATGGTGACGATGTAGGTCCAGCGGGATATAGTCTAGCTGCGGATGTTGGAACATTTTACTACAACACCACCATAAACAAATTTGTAATTAACTGGAGGCCGTTCCTAACTCCTAACACTTGGATAACCATAAACGCTACCACTAATAGGGGTCAAAATGTTTTCCCTATTTCTAGTAGTGTGGGTCTTACAGGGGCAACTGCATATAACTCGATAGCTCTCGGAACTGTTAATGAAGTAGGGTATACCGTTACGGGTAGTACAATGGACGCGATTCAATGGGACCACATCGCTATGGGAGACGATACTTTAGAGCTGACGAACCCATGGCCTTTTACCAATAGTAATATACCCATGTTATTTGCTAGTACGTGTAAGTATATGAATTACGTACATGAATTGTCTTTAGGGTCTTCCTTCGCTGATGACGACACTATAGGTGTTATATTAGCTACTTTTATCGATAGTGATGGTTTATATGGTCCAAAAGGAACACCACACCAATTAACCCTACACTTTAATACTACGAGTACGGACGGTGATAATGTAACTATTGAGTATAATTCCCAAGGAAATTCATCATATGCGTTTTCAATAGATGGTAGACAAACTACAAATTGTGGTTATGAGACCAAGATGGGGTGTAGTACTGTCACGGGCATCACCCCTATAACGGGAATTAGTACCACTATATTAAGTAATAATATAGATAAATCTCCATTTAGTTATGGTAATTATGATGGACAAGGTACGCCATATGTGAGAATAGAACGTTCTGGCAATTTGGGAGAAAAGTTTAATATCCAAATGACAGACACTATCACTAGTGTAAAAGTGGGGACCCCACAGACCTTTAATAGTGACTATGAGATAAACTTTAATTTATTAGATAAAAGTACCTGGGTCGGTAATGGTAGAAATGCTGCTTACTACGCGAATGAAAAAGATTTATATAAGTTTCTAGGTTCCCAGAGTGTTGGGTATCACCAGGCTTCACAACCGGACTGTTATTTTTATAATATAAACTTTACAGGTACCCAGAGTAATTATTTATTTAAGGATTTAAAGTTTGGTGGGAGTAGTACTTTACAATTTCCTTTAGGTAACCCAAACCTACAAGGGGTAGAAGCTTCTAACAATCGGGAACTTAACTTTTATGCGTCATTGAGTGGTGGTGGGAACATTGGGGACCCCACGGTACCTAAAGTAAGTCCCCAAGCTAGTGTTAGGTTACAAACCACCGAAATTCCTCTTATGACGACCACTGGGGGGACTAAGATTAGTGCGACAACAGACACATATGTTCTTTACAACCCACAAAGTTTTGTTAATAACCAAGTAGAGCCGTGTACAGAGTTTAATTTTACGTGGACTAAAAACACTACTGACCTTATTAATGGTAATATGGTCCCATATTATTCCGTACACCCTTATATTCCAGAACAAAAAGCTTTTTCTATGACGCCCTCGTTCACTAGGGTATTCGACAACCCTATGGGGAGGAAATTAATACTAACCTCAAATAACCAGGTAATTGGTGAAGGGGTAGAAGCAACTGACTGTATTAGATTGGGTAGTTTAGGTGAGGGTTCAGAATTCATTATAAAACCTAATTATATATTTAAAAATAAATTAAATGATTTAAACTGTACCTCATGTAATTGTACAGCACCTCCTATAAGTGGGACTACAAAAGAAATTACAAATACGGAAGTGTGGTACGATACTTTTGACCCCCGTCCTGACCTAAAGATAGTAGGTAACGAAGATTCTACTGGCATATTTAGTTGGAATTGTGATGGTAAAATTAACACCAGAGATTATGGTTTGTATGATAGTACCACTGATTTTTACTTCTTAAAAGTCCCAGAAATAGGGACGGTGGATTTGGAAACTAATGATATTAGGTACGCTACTAATGATTCGTGTGGAAACCTATATACCCAACAAGTAGAGGTACAAGAAGTATTTAATTCTGGGGGTACCAACATATTTAGTGGGACCACCACCTTACCTATTGTTATTTCAGGTACTCCGTTCACAATAACTTTAAATTTTGTAGGTAATGGTCCTCTCCAGGTGACCTTAAATGGTTTAACGTTATTCGCGTCTCAGGCTGAAGATTTATCGGACGGCGGGGACTATTATTTTGATGGGAACTCACAAGTTAAATTTAGGGTGGATACAGTACAACCTGACGATGTAATTAATATCATATACACCCCTGGAAGTTTTTCTAGGTCTTATTATTACGATAGTTATATTGTTCCCGCTACTATACCTATTGTTAGTGGTGGTACTAGTGCGGGGGGAAATGTTCTTTATACTAATGGGTATTATTATTATTTACGTACCACACACACACCCTTAGGTGATATAGGGTTAACACTCAATGGAACAGTCTTATCACCTAATAGTGATTATACTTTAATAAGTGATAATGTCGTACAATTTACAGGACTCCAATATCCTGGAGGTTTAACTGAGAATGATTTAATAGGGCAATTTTATTTTACCCATTTTAACTTACTAGGTGTCTCGGGAGTTAGGAACCCGAAAATCACTGTCATTGCACCTAGAAGTGCTTACTACACTTATGAGTTATTACTAGTTGTTAGAAACTCGGCAGACAGTATAGTTTATACTGAAACCCAAACCTGCCCACCACAGACGAGTGTCGACAAAATACCTCTAATGAAAACTTTTACCGTACAAACACCAGCACCTGGTGAGTTTAGTTATAATATAGTGACAACGAGTATATATACTTTAATAAATGGCGACACTATTAGTAACTCCGTAACTTCGAAAACCTATAACTTTTCTATTACTCCAGCTATATTTTATGATGAAAGTAAGAGAACACCAATAAACAGAACAACAAGTAGTGGGTATTAACATTAAAACCACTAACATTAATATTTATAAATAAAAAAACAATGGGAACAGGATATATGTCAAAAACAGGGAGTAGCGGTCTAATAGCGGTGAGACTGACTGACGCTGGAAGAAAAAAACTATCACAAGGTCAATTATCGTTGACCAAATTCCAATTAGGGGACAGTGAATTTTGCTATAATTGTTATACTCAAGTATTAACACAATCTAACGGAATTTTCATTATAGAACCTAAATGGAACGCACAAAACATATCTAACATATCGTACGAGTTAAATAAAATGAATGTTAAGTATCCCATTCCTTTAGTGGATGTTAGTTCAGCTCAAACCTATGGTGTATTACAACCCCAACCAACCGAAAACCCTGTTTTTAATACTGCAAGACCTAGAGGGTTTTTCTCGGGCAGCACTAATACTTCATATTCAGCTATGACCACTTCTGAATACATCTATGGGTCTAATTGGTGTTTACCATTTTCAGGACTAACTGGGACAAGTCAGATGTTATTGGTCAGTGGAGGGTGTAACTCCTTTAATTATACCCCAACAATAGGTGACTTGGTTATGGTACAGTATTTTGGGCCTTATCAGGACACTGTCGCAAATTGTAACAGCACCTCTATTAATATACCTCAAAATAATCCAGTACCTTATTTATTTTATAATGTGGTTGCGGCTACTACAGATTTAACTGGTGGTACTGTAATTACCAGTGCAAATACAGAGGCAACAATTTTGGTAAGTGTAGATAGGAATATACCAGATTTTAGTATGTACTCAGACAATGGATTATGTGCTAATATTATCATATACCCACAAGGTAATATGTTAAACTTTTATGGGGCAGACACCCCCATACCATACTGGTCTCCAGGTTCACTTTCTTTTGATAATAACTGTGATGTTTCAGTAAAAGATGTGGCGGTTTGGAATATGAACGTTAACTGGACACAATACTATGACAATAATTTAAATTGGGCAACTGTCGCTGGCACCAACAATACTGTTTATGGGGACGTTGACACATATGGTTCTAGTGGTTATTGTGGAACTAAGGAATATTTAGGATATAATAATTTTGAAGGTCAGTTTGACAGTACTAACATGCCGGACTATTATGGCTCTATACCTGTTTTAGGTTATTCCCCACAATTCTCAGGGACTTACGTTAGAGATTCATTTGGTAACATACGTAGCATTCTCCCTGAAGACCAAAGATGTATCGCTGTTCTTCACTACACTAATGAGACTATTTCTAATTTTTATGGTGAGAAATTCTCTTTATACAAAACAGGTGAGGGTGGAGCGAACGGTGTCGGTGAAATGCAAAATTTTAAAATACACATGCCAACATTAATGTGGCATAAGAAAAAAGGTGGAAATAGTGGGTCTGGTACTGGCACTGGTTTAGGTAATGAGTGTACTATAGGTCAAACTTTTTATGTACAACCTCCAGGGTATTCGAATGTTGCTCAAGTACAATACATTGCGTCTACTGTTAATCCAGATATGAATGAACCAGGAATTAGGTATTATCATTTATGGGACGATAATTTGGCCGCGACTTCTGGGACAACTGCGGTACCTAATAGAGTGGGTAAAGTATTCCCAGATTTACATATGATAACAATAGACGACCAAGAATTAGTAGCGTCCATGAGTTATAAGTCTAATAGAAACTGGACACTACCGATGCCTAAATTAGAGTTAGTAGCGGAAAACACCTCAGTTTGTGTGGCCCCACCTAGTTGTACTGGAGGTTTCTTTAGTAATGGTGGTGGAATAAGCATCCCGAACAGTGAACAAGTGTGGGTTAGTTATTTAATGGAGAGTAGCTCTGGATATACTACAGGTCTCCACTGTAATTATTACCCTTCTATTGTTGGGGACACCACGACTGGAGCAAAGGACGTATCAGTCCAGTTTGGGACAGAGTTCCCTTATTTGAGGGAATATAATAATACTTTATGTGTTCCATTTTCTGGTTCCGGTGTTCAAATAGATAAGTTCAATATTATATATCAAAAGACAGCGTACGGTGTACCACCAGACCCAGCTTTATGGTCGATAATAGATATGACATCAAGTATTACGGACCATAGTGTGGGTGACCCAGTTCAAGCTACAGGTCTCACATCTACAGTATTCTATTTAACGTGTGATACCCTTCTGAGTGCTACTACATATAATCTTCATGATTATATCAACATACCACTTAATAATGGACAAGAACCGAACACATTACAATTTGGTGACGAATACTTTTTCTATGGTAATTTAGAAAGTGATATAACCGCAACTATTTATGAAATGAGATATGGTATTACATTGGCTCCTGGCCAATTCACAACCTCATTAAATCCAAGTTGGGACGCCAATAATTTAGTAAGGATAACAGAAATTGGGTTATATGATAATACTAGTGATTTGATGGCAATTGCAAAACTTAAAAGCCCAACTATAAGGAGTGGAGCTCAAACATTCCAGATAAAAATAGATTTTTAAAACATATAATGGATGGGGTTTTTAGGGAATCTAGATAAAATAAATACTCTTGAATTATTCCTTACCGATAAGGGAAAGGAGTTAATGCTCAAAGAAAATGGATTAGGGTTAGAAGATTTAATTGTTAGGTTTAGTTTAGATGATGCGGATTATGATTATAGAAGGTCTAGTGCTGCGTGGGTAGATGGAATTTCCCCTATACCAGATGGAAGTTCGTTACCATTTGGCACTGACCAAAGTGGGACGAACAATGTGTGGCCAGATGGAAGTTCGTTACCAGATAACAACCCCTGTTGGTCTTGTGGGGGTGTAGATTGTGCACCTCTTTCAGGAACTTGTTGGTACGATATGCCAGATGTTAGAGGAGATAGGGGAACTAAAATAATTAACTGTTACAACGTTTCAGCTACAACGGAAGGTGTTAAGGCCTGTACTAACGTATATGCATTTTATGATGTTACTTCCATAGATAGGGATGCCGCGGACGCCGCTAAACTCGGACTTAATGATTGGTTCGTTGGTATGACTGCTGCTACACCTAACTATATTGGTAAATTATTTCATATTGCTGTTTTTGGTGAAAGATGGATTAACACAAGTTGGTATCCTTGGAATGGTAAACTAGATACTTGGGAATGGACACCATGTGGTAATAGTGAACCAGGTTCACCATTAGGATATCCTTGTAACGATAATAGTTCTACTTTCATTGGTACTAATCCAGACTACCTTGAACCTGTAACTGGTTTATATTTACAAGCTGATAATGGTACAGACTCAGGTGTTGGTACTGGGGATTGGACTGGATTTAATGAATTACCACCAAACGCTATTGTTAGTAGTTACGGTAACGGTACTGGTGGTAGAGCAGAATTTTGGACCACAGGATGTACATTAGTTGATATTCGTGCTCCTGGTTATGGCCACGATAAAGCGGATATTGGGACCTCTGGTCCTGTTGGAGTTACAGCTTCTACTTCTAACGGAAATATTGGTTACACATTCGACCCTAATGCTTTTAGTGCCAGCACCACTTTTAGTGCTTATACCCCAAATGACTTTACAATCACGACTCTAGGGGATGGACTGTCTATAACTGCGGGGGATTTAGAGGGGAATTTGCCGATTAACACTTGTGAAGATAATTGTTGTCCGGACCCTGGATATGAGGAGCCAGGATTATTTGGGTGTCAAGATTGTAGCCCATTTGACAACACCATAACAAATGGGTTTGTATATGAATTTGTAAGTAAGAGTGTCAGTTGGGTTCCCATCAGTTCAAATGTGACTGGTGGTACTATGGACTTGCAGCTATATACAAATATAGCTGATTGTGTTAAATATAGAGGTATGGACCGTAATGTGTTGATTGTGGATATATTCGATGAGGCACAAGGAGGTAGTAATGCATATTCAAGTGCCGGTTACAGTGCTGGTGTTCTTCCTTTGGGACAGAAGACTTTTTATAATGGGGTGGATGGTATCCCCAGTACGATGCTCACAGAGACTTTAGGTGACTCGGGTGGTGAACTCTCCCCTACTTGGGCAACGAACGACTACACTGGGTATCATGGTGGTGGTCCTTCTGTTACAGACTGTACAAGTTGTGTGCCAGACTTAGTCAACAATTGGGGTATATACTCCCCCACAGGAGCAGACACACAATTCCAGGCCAGACAACAACAACCCACCGTAGATTGGAAGTACTCACAAGACCTCTTCTTAAAAACACACCCATTCTATGAAAATTTCCAAGGGTTTGTGTATCCTGTGGTTCCTTTAGTGGACCCCACTGGTAACACCAATACATCTAAAATGGTTTTCCCTCTTCATTTATATGGAGCTATTTATGGGGAGCTGGTTCCTCTTAGTGAATTCCAAGACAACCCAACCGTTGTCGTATTAGGAGGCACACTCGCGGAGTGCACACTAACGAATCCTTATGACGTGTTAACCCCTGTCACATATGACCCTAGTGGAGTTCAAGTAACTTCACAAAATAGTGACTATAACTGGGAACCTTTTGATTCTTCAACATTTTCACCTAGTGAGGGAATAATAAATCTCACTATCCCTAAAGGAATGAGAAATTGGGGTTGGGACTTCAACCCCACAGTAGGATGTCCAACATTACCTTGTAATGTTGCTAACATATTTAGTGGTGGGACATTTGAAGCGGATTTAACTAGTTACACAAGTGGTTCACTTCCATTGACGACCGTATCTTCAGGGTGTACCGAATGTCAATGCCTCCCTGCTGTTTTTATTAACAAAAGGGGTCCAGTTGAAGTTATAAATGAAGGACCTGGTGGGGGCACTAACCCGCCACCAGACAACCCTATAACTACGGGTATTTGTGGACCAATACCTGATTTTGTTTCAAATGGATTTAGTGCTTCTAGATTTATAGGGCAATCGGGCAAACCTTCAGGGGACCCAACAATAAACGAGGAGCTATATGTTCCTAAATCTTACACTAATTTTAGAAGTGGATTAGCGGACAGTGATACGGGAATAGGGGCAAATGTACCACCTCTTAGGACTACCTCCCATGTCGATAACTATAGTCCAGCATATAGCATTGATTTTACGATTACCCTACAACAGTTTTATGAAAAAGATAAACTAATGTGGGACGTAGAGTTTATCAGCACTTCACGATACGGTGAGTATTTAATACAAGAAGGTGACGGTTCAAAGTTCTATTGGTTAATAGGGTCTGGGTATAAAGGAAGTAGGAGAAACCCTAAGGAAACTAAAGCTTGTATTAGTCCTACTCTTGCTATACTAAACCTACATAGAAGGGATAGTGTCGGTGTTAACATAGCTTATCTTAGGGGTTATTGGACTGAGAGTGAAAATTATGTGAGTAAAAGAAATAATATCAACCAAGGTTCTACAGAAGAAGTATTGAGTTATGAATTTTGTGTTACTATGGCGTATAGTTACCGAGGGAAACTACTTAAGAAAACTAAAAGATTTAACGTAACTGGAAATAATTATGGGTATAAGTTAATTGATAAGTCATAATAGTTTACATTCAGGAAATAAAAATTAAGATAATTATATAATAAGGAACAACATAATGGGATATATAACAAGTGCAACTACACAATATTTAGACCTTCACATGACGGAAAGGGGTAGGAAATTCCTATTGCAAGGAAGCCTTGCGGACCATATAGTTAAATTTGCTTTGGGTGACACCGATAAAGATTACCGTAACGCTTTAAATCTAAGTTCTGGTTTTGTACCAGACGTGACCGGTAATCATGCTAACTGTATTTTTGGTGTTAATGACGGTTATGAGATTAGAAATAAGATTACTTATGTAGAGGGTGGGACTTCATTAAGTAGCCAACAACAGAGTTCTGCGATGATGGGAAGTTACATGGACCCGACTACTAACACTCCAGTTTGGGGTACTAGAATGACTACTAACTTATACCTACATGATTGGTTCACCGCTTTTAGAGTCGCTGCATTTTCAGAGATAGGGAACCACTCCTGGACTAATTTAACAAAGAGTGACTTTACGGAATATTTTAACACTATATACCAACCATCAGGTAAAGCTTGGTCTTTAAATATCGGTGGCTTATTTGACGCGATGGAAACTAAAGGAAGGGGAGTTGGAATAACCATAGCTGATAAATTCTTCACCCAAGAGAGGAACTCATATAACCCATCTAATAATGAAATTAAGTTGGTCGGAGCGACAGCAGCACTATTCCCTATATTTTTTGGGGGAGCATATGTAACGTCTAAGAACAAAGAAGTTACGTTAAAAGGAGCTCAACGAGGCTTGAGGAGAAAAGTGACCACCATTTCCTCACCTTTTGCACTTACTAGTGATACCTTTAAAAACATTAAAAACCAAGCCTTTGTAGGGTCGGGCAAAATGACTTTAAGTTTAGGGTCTTATTTAGATTATGGTTACATGTTTGGACAATTGGTGGAAAATATTACATATTACCCATCCTATGGTTATTATAACGGAAGTGGTGGGATGTATAATATATTTGACGTGCAGAACCCTAGTTTTAATAGTAGATTTGCTGAAGGTAAGGGGAAAGAATTAAATACCTTAGTACCTATGGGCAGAGCAATACTCCCATTCGACACTACAAGTAACGCATACTTTCCTCTCCAGACAAATCAAATTAATACTAATAGTACCACTAATTTTAAATCGGAATCTGGGACTGCGGTAGGTATGAACCTGTCGGATAGTACCGCACCACTTAACACTTTAAGTAAATTTTTATCAGGTACCGCACTTTACACTATAAATTCAGAAGCTAGGGCCTACGATAAGGTATTCCAACCTGATAGACCCTCAGGTGAATTAAGAGAACCTAAGACTGGGTTAGAATTACTTATATCACACACCATAGACTTCTTTGATGCGTTAACGGTAGACCCACGAAGTAGTAATTTTATTACCACTACAGGTTCAGGTTTAGAAAAAGAATATAATATTTCTTTTACCTTTGAAATTACTAATAGTAATAACCCGCAAGTTTCCCCAGCATCGTTAACGGTCAACATTAACTTTAGTTTAAAAGCTTTATTTGAAAACTTTACATATTTAGAACCAACCTCCACGAGCCCTAGTAGGATTCTGGTATGGGACAGTAGTAAAAAAGAAAATAAGTTCTATGGAGCTGGTGCTGCGGTAAGTGATTATACCATAAACCCACTAGCTTCTACCACTACAGGTGGATATGCAATATTTAACAGTAGCTCAATAACATAAGATATGTCAAATCAAACAAGAACAATAATAAATAACTTTATAAGTCAATTTGGGAACACGCCCAATGGAGTTACCCCACTTAAATATGGTGCGGGTACTAGTTATACAGACGCGTCTAATAGTTCTACCGCAATTGTAGCGGGTAATAATGCTCATACTAGAGGAGAAATAGATGGGTCTAATCATGTAAGGACTTTATTTATATCGGTATTAAATGAAAAAGGAGATGAACAAGTAGATGGGGTTAACCTACTTACGTATACTCCAGCTATCACATACCAGAGTAATAAAAATGGAATTACCGACCCAAGACTGGTAAAAAAACTACATTTCCAGGGAGCTCAATTTTTAACCTTGTCATCAGATGGGCAATCCCTAATCCCATTGAGAACTAACACACCCAATAGAACAACGGTCTAAACAGTAAAAAAATATATATAAAAATGGATTTTAAACCAGTATCAAGTAAAACAGTAGAAAGTGAAATAGTACCTTTCGGCACATTAAATCCCGCTTTTAATGGGTATAACCAAGTGATAGGTAATGCTTTGAAGATGACGGTCGCACAAAGAAACCCTAACAATGGTAGAGCGTTTTCTAATCTGTATCCATCTTTTAACTTACCTGCTGCTAATTTTGTGGTAAATTCGTGGGACATAGAATGGAGTTCTAACGCCTTAGAAAATATAGATAATGACGATAATGTGGTAGTGATTGAGATACCTAAGAATAGTTATGGGGAATTAATAGATGGTCGGACCATTAAATTAACATTACCTCATCTAGATGGAACCGCATTTGATTGTTATAGTTCTTATTATTTACCTTCTAATGCGTCTAGTGACCCTAGTCCAGAAGCGGAATATTTTGGACACACATCCGCTTTAAATTTGGGATACCCCAATCCAGATGTTGAGACACCTAGCACTAATGTATCATTTCTATTTTCTGATAAATTTCGTACACCAGCGGGTGGAGGAAGTTGGGCAGATGGATATACTACATCATCACCACCAGCAGGTTATCCAGATGCCACCACATTCTTTAGTTTCGAATCAGGTGGGGATAAGAAGGTCGCTTTAAGTTCTTCTGGGGCAACTACAGGGTTAGACCAACCTATTGGAATTTGTTATCTAGATAAAGGCTTTATTGTGTTAACTGATTCAGGTGTGACTCAGAATATTAAGTGGTCAGCCTGTACCGATGGGGGTTCAGGATATACCTATAGTGCTTTAACACAAGTTAGTTTTGCTACAGACTCTTCCCTAACATTTTACAGCTTTGAAAAACAATGGGTGTTGAATGTATTATGTGAAGCTGGTGTACAAGAGTTCGGGGTGACAAAAAACCAAACCGCAGCAGATTTAAACCCCACTGTTAACGCAGATGGGGAGTATGAGTTATTTTCTGTTAACAAACCTGTTTACATTAGTGAAGTCGGGTTGTATGATACTGATGGGAATATGTTAGCGATAGCTAAACCCGATAAACCAGTAGAAAAGTATTATAACAATCCCAGTTACTTTGGATTGAAATTTAGATTTTAAATGTCGGTAAAAAGAGAACCTAAAATTCTAGGATTAGATGTGTCCACTAAAACCATAGGTTGGGCACTATTTGGTATAAACTCTAAAAGTCTGTTAGAACTAACCCATTTTTCCCCTAGGGTATCACCAAGACCTGAAGATAAGATAGAAGAACTCCTAAAGAAGGCAGTTGCTTTTCAAGAGAAACTAAAAGAAGTTAAAGACTTTAACATAACCAAAGTCGTTATAGAAGAACCCCTACTCACATCTAATAACATTTACACAGTAAGTGCGTTGTTAAGGTATAATTCTATGATAGTTAAAACGGTATACGATGTTTTAGGTATAGTGCCTAATTTTATATCGACATATAATTCACGAAAATTTGCTCACCCTCCCCTTTATAGTTATAATGATAAAGGCAAAAAAGTTTTATTTGGAGGGTACCCAAAAGGGTGTGATAAAAAACACCTGGTTTGGGAACTGGTTAAAGAGTCCGAACCACAAATTGTTTGGCCTCACGCTAGAACAGGAAACCTTAAAAAAGAGTGTTATGACATGTCAGACGCTTATACCTGTGTCAAAGGGTACATGACCCAAAACGAAATCTGGTAATTGACATTTCATTTGTAAATGTTATCTTTAACAGATGGAAGACCACAATCTTATAATTGAAATATTAGAAGACATTTTAGGTGATTCTTATAGACACCACCCAGGGAAAGGACAAATAGCTTTTGACTGCCCAGTATGTTCTTATGACTTAAAAGGACTAGATAGGGGTGATGGTAAAGGTAACTTGGAGGTGAACTACCAACTGGGGGTCTTTAAATGTTGGGCATGTTCTGAAACTAATTACACTAAAGGTCGGTTAGGTAAACTAATAAAAAAATGGGGAACCTCCAGACACCTTAGGGATTTTGAATTATTGAGCCCTGAAGAGTTCCATTATAAAAATACTAAATATAATAAAGAACTAAAATTACCTATAGGGTATGTGTCACTTATGGATATATCACCTTACGATTTAAATGGTAAACAAGCGTGGAACTATCTTAGAAAAAGAAATATAAGTAAAGAACTTGTACAAAAATATAAAATTGGATTCACGACGGAAGGAGAATATAAATTTAGAATTATTGTCCCTTCATATAACCTTAATGGTGAACTACAGTTTTTTATAGCAAGAAGTTATGTGAATAGTAAGTTAAAGTATAAAAATCCTGAACAAGAGAAAAGTAACATCATATTCAATGATGAACACATTAATTGGGATGATGACATTTATTTGGTAGAAGGAGTTTTCGATATGTTTTTTATTGAAAACAGTATTCCTCTTTTAGGTAAGGTAGTTCCAGATAGTTTATGGCAGAGATTATATGAAGAGTGTAAAGGTAATGTTATAATTTGTTTAGATGGTGATGCTTGGGAAGACTCTGTTAGGTTGTATGAAAAAATAAACGGTGGTAAGTTACGAGGAAGAGTTAGGGTAGTTAAATTACCCACTGATAAAGATATCGCAGAACTCAAAGGAGAAATAAAAGAAGAAAATATATTAGAATTGCATAAATAATGGATATAAGTGTAGAATTAAGTGTCTTTAATAACATAAAGTACTTTGATGACCCCCACAAATACTATATTGATGGTGAAGAAATGAATTCTGTAACCAGAGTTATAGGGTTATTTAAACAAAAGTTTGACAGTGATTATTGGTCAGAAAAAAAAGCAAAGGAAAGAGGAATAAGTAAAGATGAGATTTTAAGTGAATGGAAATATAAATCGGATTATTCGTGTGAAAAGGGAACATTATTTCATGAGTATGCTGAAAATTATTTAAATAATAAAGTATTTCCGTACAATAACTCTAGGATTAAAAAATTATTGGGAGAGGGGGAAAAGGACGTAAAAAAGGATTTTGATAAAATTAAAGAAATGTTCCACAAATTTTATGACGATTCTTATGGTAAATTAATACCGATAAAGTCAGAGGTTATTGTGGGTGATGAGACTCTTAAAATTTGTGGGATGGTCGACCAACTCTTCTGGAATAATAAAGTTAATGAGTTACAAATTTGGGATTGGAAAACCAACAAAGAGATTAAAAGGAATAATAGATGGCAACAGTTTAATGAGCCCCTATCACATCTCGATGTGTGTGAATTTAATACGTATTCAATACAACTATCTTTATACAAATACTTAATAGAAAAAAACACTAAAATAAAATTAGGTGATTCTTATATTGTGTGGTTTAACGAAAAAAATGACACATACGAACCAATTAAATGTAGAGACTATAGGGAAGAAGTAATATCATTAATAGAAGAGTTTAATAAAACACTATGATTGAAAAAATAATACATTTTTCTGATTTACATATAAAACTTTATAAAGACCATAAACAGTATAAAGACATATTATGTAGGTGCTTTAAAGAGTGGTCAGACTTAGAACCTGACCGAATTGTTTTTACGGGAGATTTGGTACACTCTAAAAACCAAATGACTCCAGAACTTATTAATATGGTTACGTGGGCATTATCTCAATGCAGTAAAATTTGCCCTACAATAATATTGATAGGTAATCATGATTTTTTGGAAAATAATTTAGATAGGGTAGACGCTCTTTCTCCTATAATTAATACCATGGGTAATTCTGACATTATGTATTTTAAAAACTCTGGGGTGGAAGAAGATGAAAATATAAATTGGATTGTATATTCATTAATGGACCACAATAAAAGGCCAGATTTTACACCAGACCCAGGTAAGGTAAATATTGGTTTATTTCATGGACCCATCCAAGGACTAGTTACTGATATGGGATTTGCGTTTGAGGACGGATACAATACAAATGAATTCAGAGGGTGTGACTTAGTACTTGCTGGCGACATACACAAACATCAAATTTTAGGGATTCCTAATAATAAGAAAGCCTATATGGTGGGTTCATTAATCCAACAAAACTTCGGGGAAAATGTACGTAAACATGGTTACGGGGTTTATAATATAAAGAACGACGAATATAAATTCATAGAAGTAGATAATCGGTCCCCTTATTTAAATTTTAAAATAAAAGATATAACAGACATTGAAAATGGGAAAGAAAAACTCACCAACTTCTAACATACCTAAAGACCTATTAAAAGAGATAGAAATGTTTTGTGATTTAAACAAAGTAGATGACCCTAATAAGTTTTTGTTGGGATGTCTAAAGGGTGGTTTCGCGATAGAAAAATTCGGAAGAACACCTATTAAATCTGGAAAAGAAATTATTGAGAAGGAAGTGGAGAAAGAAGTGATTAGAGAAGTCGAAAAGATTGTGGAAGTTGTTAAACTAGTTGAAAGAGAGGTTCCGGTTGAGGTAGAAAAAATAGTCACTAAAACAGAGTACATTACTGACGATTCTGCGATTAAAAATCTGTTGGTAAAAATAGAGAGTTTAGAAGATGAGTTAAAAATAAAACCTAAAGAAGTGAAGGTAGAGGTGGAGGATAAAAGGCAGTTAAACACTTTACAAAACGAAATAAAAAACTTAAAAAATAAAATAGAAGAATATGAAGATGTTCTAAATCATTTTAGACGATTTAGTGGTAGTAACGTTACCCATCTTGCATCTTCTAGATTAAACGATAACTTATATAAAGATTAAAATTATGGAATTATTAATTTGGTTAACAACAGCGTATGGAATGTCACAAATATTAGTTTATGGGAGCATTTTTGATACCCACAGAGAGTGGATAACTAATAGGTCTAAATTTTTTGGAGATTTATTAGGTTGTATGATGTGTACCTCCACCTGGGTAGGGTTTGCCTTCTCAGCTGCCCTATGGTCACCAACAGAACAACTAGACCTACTCATACCCTATAGTAATATATTTTTTGACGGTATGTTAGCTAGTGGAGGTGTCTGGGCAATCAACGCTATAGTAGAATGGTTCGAACAAAATCGTCCTGAAAAAGAAGACTAGTAATATGGTTAACAAAGATGAATTAAATAACCCTTTTATAAAGGTAACGTGGGAAGATAGTCCAGAAAATTTTACACAGGAGAAAATTAAAAGACTAAAGAGCCATTTTAAAAAAAAGTACAATTCTGAGAGAGTTAATGTCCTAACTAGGGTATCAGGTGTCGACACACCTAATAACCCCCAAGAGGTCACTGAAAACGTCATAGATAAAGAATATCAGAAGAGACTTGTAAAAGAATTTTTAAAAGAACAAGAGGTTATCGTAGATTGGGATAAGTTCGTTAGGTTGGACAATAGGGTAGAATCTAACATCCAGGAGGAAGAAAACACAACAAATAAAAAATGGTCCGTTAAATGGGTCGAGTTTAGTAATTTTCTATCTTTTGGGGAAGGTAATAAAATAGACTTCACTAAGTATCCAGGAATTACAGCGGTCGATTCTAGTCCAGCTAACTTTGGGGGCAAAACCACCTTAACGGTAGACTTATTATTGTTCCTATTTTTTAATGTAACCACTAAATCTTCAAAAGCTATAGAAGTGTTTAATAGATTCACAGATAAGAATAGGGTTTTAGTTAGTGGGGAAGTAGAAATTGATGGGGATAACTTTATTATAGAAAGAGGAGTAATACGTAGACAAACAAAAAAAGGCGAGTGGTCGGTAAAGACAGAATTAAATCTAAGTAAAAGATTAAGTGATGGTACTTCACAAAATCTACAAGGGGAACAAAGAAGAGAAACAGAAGAATTTCTAAAGAATTCTATAGGTACTATGGATGATTTTTTACTAACTATCCTAACCACATCAAACAACCTTGAAAACTTATTAGAAGCCAAACCAACACAAAGAGGGCAAATACTTACAAGATTTGTTGGGTTAGAGAAACTAAAGAAGAAAGAAGAAAACTGTAAAGAGATTTATTCAGAGTGGAATAAAAAGATTATATCTAATCATTATAATATTAATGATTTAACTACTGATATTGTGAACTTGAAAGAAGAGATTAGAGAATTACAATTAACTAATGAATCGTCCAGTAAAGAAATAAAAACTTTAGAACTAAAGTATGGTGATGTGGTTACCTATAAAGAAAAATTAATATCTTCACAACATAACGACATAAATCCTGATTTGGTTAAAGTTAATCCTGAAACTTTAGAAGAAGAGATAGGTAAGTTGGGTGTAGAAGGCACTAAACTAAAACATAAATTAGATTTAATTATTTTAGATAAACCATCGACCATATATAGTGAAGATGAATATAAACTTTTGATAAAAGAAAACAAAACCCTAATCAAAGAAGACCTAGAGATTAAGAGTGAAATTAAAAATATAAATAAACTAATTAAAAATTTAGAAGAGGGGAAGAACTGTCCTATGTGTAAACAACTATTGGAGGATGTGGACCATACCCAGGAGATTAAGGATAACCAGGTTAATTTAAAAGAGATTGTGGAAGACTCCAAAAAAATCATGGATAAATTAGAAAATAGTGAACAGGCAATGGGTGAATGTGAAAGCATTAAATCTAGTTGGGAAGGATACGAAAAAGAATCCTTAAAAAAAATAAAAGTAGAGCTAGACATCAAAGAAAATAATATTACCCGTAAAGAAAAAACTTCCCTACTCAAAGAATGGGAGAGTAATAAAAGTAAGTTAGAGGAGAATAGAGTAGTGGAAAAGAAGTTGGTTTCTGCAAGGACTCTAATTGAAACCATTATAGCTGATAGAGACCAACTAAAAAGTAAAACTACATCCAACAATTCTAAAGTAACCCAAAAGAATGGAGAGATTCTAGATAAGACTAGTAAGATTAGTGAAATTAAAAAAGAAGAAGGTGTAGATAAAGTATTTAAGTCTTACTTAATTGCATACGGTAAAAATGGAATTTCTAAACTCATTTTAAGAAATACCATCCCTTATCTTAATAGTGAGTTAAATAGGTTATTGTCAGATAGTTGTGAATTCACACTACAACTTAGAATAAATGATAGGAACGAATTAGAATTTTGGATGGTAGACAATGGAACTGGAATTGAAAAATTAATGTCTAGTGGAAGTGGATATGAAAAGACTATCGCGTCCCTCGCATTGCGTTCGGTACTGTCTAAAGTATGTGCATTACCTAAACCTAACATAGTATGTTTTGATGAAGCGTTTGGGAAAGTTAGTGATGAAAATCTAGAGTTGGTTGGTAGGTTCTTTACAAAAATTAAAGATTACTTTGAAAGGATATTTGTAATTTCTCACAATCCATTAGTTAAAGACTGGTGTGACCAAACCATCACTGTTAAGAAAGAAAATAATGTCTCTAGGGTTATTTAAAATCATAGGATAGAATTTGGTAGTGTCGATTTTATTATTATCTTTGTAGTCTAACATTTTAAATAAGGTAATATGGACAACTTAAGAGAAGTACGACAAATGGCAAATCGATTGATGAGTGAAGAGTTTACGTTCACAGCATTCGGCAAAACCCACACACTTTCAGGTAACAATCTTGGTTACAGCTTCAAGTTCGATAACGCACGTCGGAGACTAGGGTGTTGTAATTATCGTACAAAGACCATCAGTCTATCAAAACATCTTTGCCTTATGAACCTTGATAAGGTTGAGGGCAAACTTAAAGATACTGTATTACATGAGTTGGCACACGCATTTGATGTGGCGTTATATGGTTTAAGTAGTGGTCACGGACCTAGGTGGGTACGAATAGCACAATCAATCGGGTGTGATGGACAGCGTTGTTACAGTAGTGAGGATGTGAAGGAGGTAACCAATAGCAAGTATACTCACACTTGTCCAACGTGTGGAAACACAACACCTAGACATAAGAAGATAAGGAGGTCTTATAGTTGTGCACCGTGTTCAGGTGGGAGATACAACCCACAACACAAGTTGATTTTGACTCAGAATTATTAATAAGTGATAGGTGCCTGAATTAAGTTTGGGGATGAATAAATTATTTATTTGGTAGTGTCGAAATAATTACTATCTTTGTAATACACAAAAAGAGAAATATGAATATCATCGAAACTACAACACAAAAAGACTTTTACGGAAACAACATTACTAGAAAAAAAATCAAAGACGGATTTTTTAAAGATTCGAATGTAATATCAGAATCACAAAGTAAGTTAGCTCAATCAGAAAATCGTGATTGTGTGGTAAGAGCATTCATGATGGCTTTAGATTTACCATATGATAAAGCCCATAAGTTTGTAGAAATCAAATTCAACCGTAAACCAGGTAAAGGAACTTATACTCGTATGCATTTGAATAATGTAATAAATCGTCAGAAGAATGGTTATAAGATGAAAATGTTGGGTTACCACCCGAAATATAGTAATGGAAAGAAAAAATTAGTTAACCCTAAATATAAAAAAGAAACTGGATACACAGTAAAATCTTTTATGGAACAACATCCTGTAGGTCGTTACTTTATGATTGTTAGAGGACACGCATTAGCGTTAGTTGACGGTATATTGTATGGTAATTCTTGTGAACAATACGATGGATTTCGTAGACCGATAAGATTTGTTATTGAGTGTAAGTAATTAGAATTCCATATTGTCGAAAGGTTCGATAAGGTTACCACGATTCTTAAATCCTACCCCACCTACATAGGTTTCCATATTACCCATTTTTCTTCTTTCGTAGTCTAGAATAGATAATGCTAATTTTCTATCGTATTCTTTGTCGTCAGTTTCAGGAACTACCCCATCATAATAGATAGAACCTCTAAATCTTCTAACAGGGTTAGGGGAGTCCATTATCTCATCATAAGTAGAATCATCTATTTCGAATTCATAGTCATCCACAGGAAGTCTACTCTCCATTTCTTCTTCCTCTTGTTCGTTAAGGACTTTACCTAAAGCTTTTTTAATGTCACTTTCTGTAATTCTAATTTTATTCATGGTATTCTTTTAATATAAATATAAACAAGGCTAAATAAAAAAAGGGAATCTTTCAATTCCCTTTTAATTAATTATTTAGTTTTTAACAATTGCAACAAGTACATTCACATTTGGTAGTACAGTTACATTCTTTACAATCACACATGATATTTTGTTTTTATAATGTTTATTTAATCTACCTCACAACAGCTTTTACAACCTTTATTAACTGTAGGGTAATTTCCAGCTAATGTTGCTTGTTTTATTATTTTATTGTCTCCACTTCTTTTTCCAAATTTGACACAACGACAAGTTACTTTTCCCCCTTCTAATTTCTTTTTTCTCTTACACCAGTCATGAAAATCATCTTCGGTTCCTCTTCTTTCAATATCGGCATCTGCTTTTTGCATCCAGTCCTTATCTTTTTTTTTTTCGTTAAGAACTCTGTCTACGATTTTGTAAAGGTCAGCCTCTGTAAGTTTGATTACGTTTTTTCTAGGATTTCTAGATTCCTTAAGGTCTTCTTCAGCTTTTTTAGAAATTTCTGTCGATTGTTCATTTAAGACTCTATATTTAGGTCTGTTAGTTCTTCCTCCCCCTAAAGATTTTTTACTAATACTTTTCTTTCTAGGGTTTCTAGACTCACTCAACTCATCCTTCTTCTTATCCTCTTTTTTCCCCCCTTTAAGCTGGGCTTTTAATTGAGCAATTAAAGCTTGTAATTCTCCATCACCCAAGTCCTTCATACTACCTATCCCTTTTCCACCACCACCGAATGGGTTGCTCACTGTAGTAACGTCAAATCCTGCACTATATGACCCTGCGTCATAAGCTGGTCTTGGACTTCCTTTACTTGATTTACTTGATTTACTTGATTTACTTGATTTGGAATCGTCTCCTTTTTCTTTTGTAGAGTCATCTCCATCACCATCTCCATCACCATCTCCAGGAACATAGTCATCATCATCTTTTCCATCATCTCCACCAGTATCTTCACCATCATCTCCACCAGTATCTTCACCAGTATCTTCACCATCATCTCCACCAGTATCTTCACCATCATCTCCACCAGTATCTTCAGGAGCCCAATCCCATGGCGGTGGTGGGGCTGTACCACCCTCACCAGTATCTCCACCAGTATCTCCACCAGTATCTCCACCAGTATCTCCACCAGTACCAACACCTGAGTCTGTACCAGTATCTCCACCAGTATCTCCACCCGTTTCTTCCTCTGTTAATAATTTAACGTCTTTATATGTCATGCCGTCCTCAAACAACATCATCTGTTTAATTCTGTCTAGTTGTTCTTGCATTGAACTTTTCATAGTATTTTGGTTTTCTTTATAAATATGTTTACTTTCTTCTTTTACCGTAAACATATCTGCGTTTTTTCTTATAGTTGCGTTATAGGTTTTTAATTCAGGACTTTTCTTACTTTGCCCCATTAAATGACCAGCATTTTTCTTCTCGATATCCAACTTACCTTCTTCATCATAATTCTCCGAGTCTGCATTACAGTTTGTCTCATGGGAGACCTTTTCAGTTGGGTGATGCACCCCCCTAATTTCCACATAATCGTCCCCAGTGTGGCTGTCTTGGGGGTTATAGTAATCTTTTTCTGGGTGGAGAGGCCTTTTGTTAGTCTCTTCGTCGTTAAAATTTTGACTATGGAACCAGTAACTCCCCTCAAACGAAGGACTATCGTTAGGTATCCTCATAACACCCTTACCGATTCCACCTTCTGGCCATCCTGTGGCGGTATTGAATTCTGGCGTGTCTATAGGATGGATTCTATCTTTGGTGAAATCATTTTTTTTAACACCCTTTTTTACTTCTTTTTTAGAATCATCCTTCGATTCATTAAATTGGTAAGTTATTTTCATTTTATTTTTTGTTTACACCAATAAATATGACTATATTTGTTAAACAAAATATTTATAATTATGAAAAGAAAGAAAAATTATTTTTTATTCATAGTGGGAAACTTTACTGAACCCACCACCATACAAGCAAATGTTTCTGATACCATCCATACCCTAACAATGGTACTTAACGGAGGGACACTTAGATATGTTCACCACGATAATTTAATGGTATGTCACTTTCAGAGTAGTGAAACCCTAGAAGATATAGATTGGCTATTAGGCTCTACTTTAAATGATGACATATTTGCTTATTTTTTATTACCTAAACCTAGACAAATGGGTATAAGATTAGATGTAGATTTGGAAAAACACCTAACAGATTTAAAATCTAAACCAACCATTGACGACCCAAGTATTGATGAGACTATAATGGGGGGTATTAAGCATATAGGTGAAACATTTACTTCGATACAAGAAGAAATGGGTGAAATAGAATTTCAACCAAATCACAACCATATAGAAACCAGCTACGACAAGTATACTGTAGATGAGATTTTAGATAAAATAATAGATAATGAACGTGGTTTGGAATCTTTAAGTGGAGAAGAGATAGACTTCCTGGACAGTCAGGGGGAGGAATGACAGGCAGTCTGACAAAATGTCAGTAAATATATAGTGGTACACAAATTGATTATTAACTTTATTAAAATATACATATGAAAAAAACAGGACCTTTTATAAACCAAGATGAGATATCTCACTACTTGAAAGACGTGAGAAAAATAGACGTTTTAACAGTTAACAGAGAAAAAACGTTATCAAAGATAATGTTAAATTCCCCAACTCCTGAACAAAAAAAACAAATAGAAGAGGAGTTAATGTTGGGGAACCTACGATTTGTTATTAGTGTGGCTAGAGACTATCAGAACCAAGGAGTGGACTTACCCGACTTAATTGCGGAAGGGAATCACGGATTATTAAAAGCCATTAAGAATTTTGACTGGGGTAAAGGTAATAGATTTATCTCATATGCTGTATGGTGGGTAAAACAGTCTATTTTTCAGTGTTTAAATGAACATGCTAGGACTATTCGTCTACCTGCTAATATAGTCCAAGAAGTACAAAGAGCTAAAAAAATGGGAAATGTGGAAAACCATATGATAGATAGTAAACTTCAGAATTTACCTTATACCATTAATTTAGATAAACCTATAAATGAAGAGGGTGATACCTTAGTGAGTGTCATTGAAAATAAAGACGCGGATAATCCAGAAGAAATATTTAATACTGATGAACAGTTAAAAATAGAGTTAAGAAAAATAATGGAAGTCTTGGACGATAGGGAAATTAAGATAGTTGGAGACTACTTTGGTCTAACTGAGACTCCCCGCACATTGTCCGCAATCGGAGAAGACTTTAACCTAACCAAGGAGAGAGTTAGACAGATTAAGGAGAAAGCACTACGTAAATTAAGAAATGAGAGTAGAGAACTTTTAGATTATATAGTATAATTTATATTTATAGTATAATGTACAAATTATGAAAGAAAGACTATTTCCTTTTTTAATTGCTTTATCTGCTCTTAGTGTGTCAGCTTCCGCTGCGTTCTATTCTGTTTTTGGTTTAAGTAAATTATTTGCGGGAGCGAGTTACCAGGTAATGGTTATGGCTGGTTCTTTAGAATTCGCTAAATTAGTTGTGGCCTCATTACTGTATCAGTATTGGGGTACCATAAATAAGTTATTAAGAACTTATCTTTCCCTAGCAATTTTAGTTTTAATCTTAATAACAAGTGGAGGAATCTACGGATTTTTGTCAGGAGCTTACCAAGAGGCAGCTACTCAATCAGAGTTATTAGGTAAAGGGTTAAGAGTCTTAGAACTAAAACAAAATAGATTTGAGGAACGGAAAAGTGATTTGGCCCTCGAAAAAGAACAGTTAAATAAATCCATATCAGACCTAAGAATTTCACTCTCTAACCCAGCTCAAGTATCTTGGTATGATAAGAATGCGGGAGAAGTTATAACTACAACCTCCTCCTCCACTAGAAGAGCATTACAAGGTGAGCTAGATAAAACCATAATAGATAGGAATACTACAAATATTAGGTTAGAGGCGATTCAAGACTCACTCCTTAGATTAGATAGGGAGGTACTGGACTTAGAAATCAGTAATGAAGGGCAAAGTGAATTAGGGCCTTTAAAGTACCTTTCCGAAGTCACAGGTAAGCCGATGAATAAAGTAGTTAATTGGTTCTTACTCCTTATTATTTTTGTATTTGACCCACTAGCTATTGCTATGGTTATAGCGGCTAATTTTGCTTTTTCTAGAGTAAAACGGAAAAATAAAAAGCCGAAAGAGGGTACTTTAGTGAATGATAAAGTTAGTGACATAGAAGAAGATATACGCAATACAATGGCAGAGCATCCAGAGGAGGGTTACCACCCACCTAGAAACGAAGAAAAATTATCAGTAGAAGAATTAAGTAAAATTGTTGGTAAAGAGGAAAGTAACTTACAGCCCGTAAAACCTTCTGAAGAAGACTTGAAAAAATTGGAAAACGTGTTAGGTTTACATAAAACTAGTACGTCACAACCCATTAATGTTGGAGATAATAAGAAAGTGTTAACCTATCGAAAAAGACTTGGAGACGACAATAAAAAATAAAAAAGAGTTATTCTATTATAAGGAAAAGTGTAATAAAACACAAATTATACTATGCCATACCTCTAGACCACTAACTTATTTTAGTAATAGTCTAAAATATAGGTTGGATGGTGAGTACACCAGGATACCAACCTATAACATCTCTAAAAATGGTAATGTAATCCAAAATTTTAACCCAGAGAACTATTCGGATTTTTTCGGTATAGAAGAAGTGGATAAAAGTTCCATTATTGTGTGCTTAGAAAATTTAGGGTGGTTAAAATATAATACCTTAAACGACAAGTACATCAACTGGATTGGGGATACTTATAAAGGAAAGGTATATCAGAAAAGATGGAGAGATAGGACTTTTTGGTCTAATTATCCAGATAAACAGTTATGGGCATGTGCAAAACTTATAGTAAAAATATGTTCCGACTATGACATACCTCTAGAATTGATTGGGCACAACGTAAAGATTGATGGTGTGAGAAGCTTTTCAGGAGTTACCACTAGAAGTAATTATGGTGAATGCTGGACAGACCTTAGTCCGTCTTTTGATTTTGAGAAATTAAAAACATACATAGATGAAGAAAATGAAATACAATAAAAAAACGGTAAACGGGGATTATAGTAATATAATGTATGACGACATGAAAGACATGTTAAATAAGGTACGTTTTATAAATGAACAAGTGGACGGTGAAATAAATGTTGATATGGATGACGAACCTGAATCACGACCTCAGGTGGAAGAAGAGAAGACTAAAGAATATACTGTCAGTGGTGGAAAAATTATAGTACATGGTGCCACCGAACAAGATTTAGTTTTAACTGAGGAAGAACAATCCACATTTCAAGAAACTATGGAACAGTTTGTTGAAGAAGTGTCAGATATGGCACAATACCATCCCTTAAATATTTATAAAAACAATGTAGAATGGTCGGGAGACCTTCTAAGGTTTGATGTAAGATTCTATTATTCTATTGCGGAAGTAGAAGGTACTTACATTGGTAACGCAAATATGGTTAAGGTAGATAATAAATTTATGGAAATCCTAGAAAAAGTTAAAACTTTTTACAGTACGTTTGAAGCTAAGTGGGCAAAGATTTTAGCTGATAGAAGAACTACACAAGTAGAAACTGAAGAAGGGTTAGGTGATGATGAACTTGGGGTTGACGTAGAAATGGATAGTAATATAGAATAGAAAAGATATGAAAGAATTTTTAAAAAAAGCTTGGAAATATATTTTAGGGTTTATAGGGTTCTTTGCCGGGTTAGTTTGGTTCCTAAACTCAAACACTAACCGAAAGGTGGAAAAGCTAAAAGACCAGATTAAGGATAATGAGGGGGACACTAAAGTAATTAAAAAAGAGTTAGAACGTACTTTAAAGGCTAAAGGTCGGATAAAGAAAGATATAAAGTCTACCGACGAAAAATTAAAAAAGGTTAATAACAAAAAACCTAAGATTAAACGTAAGACGGGTAAACAAGCCGCGGATGACTTAAAGAAGAGACTAAAATAAATGAAAACACATTTACGAACGTTAGTTAAATTACACATAGGGCATCTTCTCATATTGGCACTCTTAATATTATCTGGTGGTGTTCTAAATGCACAGACGGTAGACACTTCATTTACGTTTAGTGAATGGGAAGTGATAAAGCTAGACTCAATAATACAAGCACAAGAACAAACTATTAAAATTCAGGGTGAGAAAATTGAAACGTTAGAATCCCAATTGCTTAACTATAAACTACTAAACCAGCAAGACAGTCTACATGTAGCTTTATTAAATCAGAATGTGGACTTTTTAAATAGTAGAATTAATCTCTATATTGACTTGAATAAAGAATTAAGACCTAAATGGTACAATAAACCAGGGGTACATTTTTTCTTAGGAGCGTTGACCATAACTACCAGTGCTGTAGTTCTTAATTTAATCAGGTAACAAACCCTATCTTCTTAGTATTTATATGATATACCTTGTATAGATGGCACTTACTAACACAGACAAAAAAGAGATAGAGAGAATTGCTAGAAAAGAAATCAAAGACTTCCTTAAAACTACTTCTTTTGAAAAGGACGTTATTGATGTGGTGGAAAAACAACTAAAAAGAAAGAATAGTAAACTTTCTAAAACTCATCGTGCGGAAGTGGTAGATGTGAGCACTAAGGTATTAATAGAACTATATAAAACTTTCTGGTTAAGAAGGAATTTTTGGGATAGCCAAATTAAAAATGTTAAGTAAATATGAACGCATTAGACCAACATGAACGTAATATGAAAAGAATGGTTAACAATGTTAGCCAAGAATTAGGGCCTAGAAAAGGAATTGAAGCTGTTAAATCACGAGACGAACTTATGAAAGTAGCTGAAACTAACGAAGAGTTAAGTGAAGATGAAGAATTCGAAGAACAAACTTCTGCGGGTGCGTCAGGGGCATTTGTAGCTCCTATGGGGTGGACAGCAGACCAGGGAATAAATAAAGAGGAAGAATTCGAAGAACAAACTTCTGCGGGTGCGTCAGGGGCATACTCCCAACCCGCTATATGGGCAAAAAATAAAAAGAACTGGAGAGCGGTAAGTGACCCTAACTTTCCTAAGTATGGGGGACCTGGAGCGAAATATGTTAGAATAAAAGAAAAATGTGGAAAGTTTCCATATTGTAACCAAGGGAGTATGGACGCTTTAGAGTTCTATGAAGATAAAACTTTACAAGAAGCTATTAAAAACGTTTCTAAAAAAACTAATAAATCAGAAACTTATTTAAAAAATATAATTTTACGGGAGATGCAAAGCATGTTTCAAAAAGACATGAAAAAATATAAGGTTGAAAAAATGAAACCTTACAAAAAAAAATACACTAAAGAAGAGGTTGATGAGATGATTAAGAGAGGGTTTTACCATTCACCCATCACATCTTTAGTGGGTAATGTGAAAATGGATAAACCCATTGGTCAGATTTATTCCATGAAAGGTAATAAACCTAAGTACGAATAGGATTAAATGTATATTTATATAATATAAAAGAAAAAGGTCATGTCTAAAATTAAAGTAAATAAGAAAGTGAAAACCACTATTCAAGACATTTTTGAAAGTGAACTTAAACCTATGGTGCAAAAAGAGATACTTAAAAAAAGAGTTAAAAAACACATTAGAGAGGCAGCAAGTGATACTCATAATTTTCCAGGGTATGTTCTAACAAATCAAGCTTTACAGGATTCTAAAAAATCTAATGATGAAGCTATGGATGCGGTTTATGATAAGATTAAAAATTACTTAGATATTAAAAATAATTCACACGCGTCTTTTCCACATCAGAATAATTCTAAAACTGACTACCAATCACCCATGTACAGAAATAGTACTGGAGAAGAAGAATATATCGAAGACTGGAGAGGCATGGGACTTACAGACTTACAGTATCAAAACAAACCAAACAAACAGTTTGAAGACCAAGTAAATGATTATATTGATGGGTCTACTAGAACCGGCAATAACACGGGTAAGGACTCGTCAGGTCAAGAAGTGGGCAATGTAGTACCTTCTAAACTAGGTAAAGACATTCAAAAGCAGACTAAACGGAAGTATAAGAAACTCCAAAGTGACGAGTGGGCAGAGGCTATCCCCAATAGGTACGGTAATAGAAAAGCTAACGCAAATTACATGGTAGCCGAAGCACTTAACGAATTGACATATAACGTATTATATGGCTCTTTAAAGGAAGGTTTTAGTAATGATAACCAGAAAAGATTAATACTGGAAGAAGTCAGTAAAGAATTAAAGAAAAGAGAGGGTAAGTAATTCTTACTTCTAAAACTTTATTAAGTAACATTCTTTCCTATATTTATCTTTATGGGAGATAGAAGAAAATTTTCACATTTAGAATTTTATAGATACGTTAGTGAACCAGTACCCCAAAAAGACTTGGATGTGTGGTTTAAAGCTAATGATATTATCCAAGAGAAGTCCGAATTATTTTTTTACTTTATAAAATCACTATATGTATTAGTGGATAAAACGTACCTGGGTCCTGACATCATAAGAGATGTGGAAAGCAAAAATCATTTTAAATGGTGTTGGTCTAAGGTGGTAAGTAATTTAGAGAAAGAAGGCATTAGATTTAATGAGAGCGGGGAACATTTTGACTACTTTTTGAATTTCTTTTTAGAGTCATTTTATTCTTACGACAGTACTTTAGTTATTGATAAGGTAGATAAATTTTTCTCTACCCTTTTCGTCATCAAAGACCGAAAAACCAAATCGGAATTAGACATTTATACAGAACTATATAAAACTTTAGACAATAATCTTATCAAATAAAGTTGACTTATCACCATCTTAGGGTTAGTTTTTTAATGTAGGCCATAAACTTACGCAATAATAAATTTTAAATTAATACAAAAAAAATGGAGACATTAATACAACTTAAAGAACTAGTAGAAAGCCTATCTGTAGATACTAGTAAATTTTTTGAAAACACGAATAAGAGTGCTGGGACTAGAGCAAGAAAAACCGCACAACAAATTAAGAATTTGTGTCAAGACTTACGAAAAGAAATTTTAATCGCTAATAAAGGAGAGTGACCATGAAATTAATAACAGAATTTTTATTTTTACTTTCTGTTTTATTAATGATGAGGTACTTAATTGTGTTCGGTGTTAATCTTATGAGTAATCCACCTAAAAAAACAAAGATGAGACATTATAAAGATATTCCTGTGGATGAGATAATTATTTTTTTTACAATATCTTATTTTTTAACATATATAATTTTTAAATGAGTTTATTTGACAACATACAAAGAATTGGTAAATGTTTTTATGGGATTAGGAAACATGAAAATTATTTTATTTTAGACTTAATGTTTCCAGTTAATTGGGCCTATGAGGGGTTATTCGATAAAGAAAAAATAGCTGTTAAAGTTAATAAAAACTCTAATGGGACATTTGTGGTTTCTTTTTACTGTCTAGATACTAAGGACGAAGTTAGTTTTTTAGAAACTGAAGTTATACGAATTGTTAGGATAAATCAAGACGAGGAAGATAAACAAAGGCTATTGGTAGAGAAAAAAGAAGAACTAGAAAGGTTATTTATGTCTAAAAACTTAGAAGATTTAAAGAATATTACCTTTAACCATAAAACTAACGTTGAACTACCAGACATATCACTAACAAACCATAATGGGAAAGATAACAAAGACACTGGAATGGTTGCAGAAACAGGTGAAAAAGGACACCAACCAAATCCAAAACCATAAAAGTAAAACTATAGAGAAAATTAAAATTGAATTACCTACGTTTGAAAAAAACCATCTGGATATGCCACAGTTTAGTGAGAAATATTTAAAAGAAAAGAAGGAAGAAAGGGACGCACCAAAGGTTATGGAGGGATATTTAGTTTCCCTCCTAAATCTTTCAGACAATTTACCCTTCACAGTCCTAAAATCAGAAATGAGTTTTACAGTAGATTCTAACACCTATGTTAAAATATTGAAAGAAGTGGAAAGGATTAAAGTGGGTGAGGATGTGGAACCAGAATTATTGAATATAGACCCTACTTTTGACGTACAAATAGGAGAGATTTTAGTAACATTTATATTAGGAAAGGATTAGTAGGTGTAGTGCTTATAAAGTAAGGTTCTGGAAAATCCCTTAGATTCTAACAAGTTGTATAACTCTTTTCTTTGAATGGTAGATAAATCCCTACTAATGAGAAAATTAAACTTCCCTTTATCTGCAAAATATTTTTTAATACACGATAAAAATCTAGAGGATTCACTCACATTTTTTAAACTGAATAAGTGGAATAAGTCGTTATTTTGTATGACAATTTTATTGTTAAGTGAGAATATTTGCATTATATTCTTACTGTTTAGGTATCTATCGTATAATTCTTTAAAGTAGACCCTCTTTTCTAATTGGTGGTCATAAATCTTCTCCTCTACATCAAAAGGGCGTATCTTGAGAATTTGGTATTTTTTATTTTTCATTATAACCTCAGTTAATCTTCCTAATTCATCTCTCCTATGTATTGGTGATTTCTTGCACTGACCCAGGCATACTAAAGCTAGCTCAAATGAACACTCCCTTTTTTTATTATATTTTACGGGAAATATAACATTTGATTTTTTATGGATTTCTTTGTATTTTTTATTAATGTTAGTAAAGATACGAGAAGTCGCGACAATTCTTTTTTTTGATTTGTTGTTAAATAAAACAATTTGATAACTAGTAACATCCATATGAAAAATTATTATGAAATTTTAGGTATAAGTAAAGAGGCAACAGCGGAAGAAATAAAAAAAAGTTATCGTAAACTTTCACTGCAGTACCATCCAGATAAAAACCCTGATGGGGAATCGAGGTTTAAAGAGCTATCAGAAGCTTATAGCATATTGGGGGATGAGGAGAAAAGAAGTAAGTACGATAGTGGGGGGATGAACATGGAAGACATGTTTTCTAATGGTGGGAACCCCTTCGATATGTTTGGTGACCTATTTGGTGGTAGGGGGTTCAACAACTCTCCCCGCACCCGTAGGGGTAAGGACCTTAACGTCAATCTTAATATAACTCTAGAGGAATCTTATTTCGGCAAAGATAGAGCTTTAAGGTTTAATCGAGTGTCCACCAATAACAAAATGTGTGGTACATGTAAAGGCCATGGGGTTGTACAACAAATGGTGCAACATGGACCTTTTAGGCAAATGATTAATAGTGTGTGTGTTTCCTGTCAGGGAAATGGATTTGAAGGTGGCGGGTTCCACAACAACGAAGAAATTAAATTTTCAATACCTAGAGGGATAGATGATGGCTTATTGATGAAATTGAGGGGAAAGGGAAATTCCGTATGGGGTGGAATAGACGGTGACTTATTGATTAAAATAAGAATTTTACCACATAGTCATTTTAAACGTGCCGCTGAACAACTCCATTATATGTTAGATATGAACTTCGTAGATATTTGTTTAGGGAAAGAAATCCTAATAAACCATTTTGACGGACCTATTAAGGTAGATGTCCCACCTAATTCAGATTTTAAAAAACCCTTAAGGGTAAAAGAAAAAGGATTTTATGATAGTACAGGTTTTAAAGGGGATTTATATGTTTTCATAAACCCAACAATCCCCCAACAGATAAACCAGAGTGAAATAAAGTTATTGGAAGAAATAAAAAAAGAAGAAAATTTTAACTGATGGGGAAGAAAAAATGTAAAGGTTGTAAAAATAAACCTATGGGAGATTTAAATGGGCAAAAAAAAGAGGAAGAGACATTATCCCCTCTTGCCAAAACCCTAATTGTTATTTACACGGTATTGGCAGCGTATGGTGTGGTACGATTAGTAATTGACTTAAATTCACTGGTAACTATTTTATGGTAATGGAAGAACAATTAAATTTATTTAATACTGAACAAGACTATTTTGATTTTGAGTTGATGAAACAAAAGTTAATAGATAATCTCGACATGCTAAAAGAGATGAGTGTGGAGGAACAGACACTATACAAAAAATGGCAGGAAATGAATAAGGGGTCTAAAATGTCTAAAATAAAAAAGAAACTTCTGGGTTATAAAAATAATTTATGGGCACCTACAGATATGTTAGATGTGGGCTTAACGGTAAAGGAGATAATGGAAATTGAACCTTATGTTGTTATGGCAACACCAGGAAAAGGGGTTACCGAATGGGTAAACTACCGAAAACTCATCCACACAATGGAATGGGTTGCAAACCCTGGACGTAATATGAAATTCTGGGTAAGAGATAGGAAAACAGATAAAGTCCTTGGTTTGGTATGTTTGGGGTCTGACGTTACAAGTATTAAAGTTAGAGACGCTTACATAGGTTGGGATAAAACCAACAAGTTTGACCAACACAAGTTAAACAACACCGCTATAGCTACAACTATATGTTCTACACAACCAGGTGGGTATAATATGTTAATGGGTAAATTAATAGCAGCATTAACTACTTGTAAAACAATCAGAGATGCTTGGGAAGAAAAATACGGCGATAAACTAATTGCTGTAGGAACGACAGCACTGTACGGAATTAACTCAATGTATAATGGAATACCACACTTCAAAACGATGGGGGAGACCTCAGGTAAAGTTAGGTTAAAACCTGATGATAGTGCATACCTACCATGGAATAAATGGTTAAAGGAAAATCACCCAGAAGAACACGCAAAAGCTATAAGTGCTACAGGACCTAAACAGAATATCCTTAACAAGGTTTTTAAACATTGTGGAATAAAAGGGTCCACATACGACCACGGATTCAAGAGAGGAGTTTATCTCGCAATGATGTATGACAATGGTTGTGAGTTCTTACGAGAAGAGGTAAAAGAGAAGGACCTAAAAATGAAGAAGAAATTTCAAGACGACATCACATATACAGATAAGTGGTGGAAGAAAAAAGCGGTTGGGAGGTATAAAAATATGTGTGAACAAGATAGACTTAAACCAGAACACCTATTCTATTGGGACGCAATAGATATCTCTTGGGAACAGATGAAGGAAAAATATTTAAAAGAAGTGGGAAGGTAATGGGGGGCACAAACAACACTAATAGTGACATTATTCATTTTAGAAGTTGTAGTTCGGTTAACAGATGAGTTATCAACCCAAGACGTTAATTAATAATTTGACAAAACAATAAAATATCATGAAAAAAAGAACAATAAACGAATTAAGGCAGGTTAAATCCTATGGGTATAGGCCACCATCACCGTCTAAGGTAAAAGTACCTAAACAAATAACAAAAATAATTGACAATTATTATGAGAAAGTTAATTTTGACCCACAACATATTGTTGATTTAATAAAGGCATTCCCGAATGATGAAGATTTAGGTAGAGAAATGAGAAGTTACTATCACTTTATGTTGGAGGAAAAAAATATTAAATAGTTTGGTTTATTAGATTATATTATTTATGTTTGTTGAAAGAAATTTATAATTATTAAAAATAAAAAACACCATGAGAGTAACTAAAAAAGAAAAAATGGGAAATTACATTTGTAAAATAGGTAAATACGATATTAGACAAATTGTTAAGCAGGGCGGTATTAGTAGGGGTGGTATTAGTAGGGGTGGTATTAGTAGGGGCAGTTTCGGTAAGGTAACCCACCAAAAAGGAAGTTGTGAAGCGAGGATATACCTTGGTAAAAAATTAATACAAGGTAATGTGAAAGATATTAAAGAAGCTATTAATAAAGCTTTTGAAATGACTTGTAAAGAAGGGGCACAACAACAGGTAGATAAAAGATTATTGGAAAAGCATAATTTAACTTGTGTTTAGACAACCATAGGTGATGCAGGTAATGATAGTGATTCCACAGTAGGCACCTTAAGAGCGAAAAAAATCTATTATTTTTAGAAATTTATAAAAAAGGGGGAAGGGGTAGAACCACTCCCCCTTTTTTTTAGGTATAATGTGTGGGTATTTATTGAAGAGAGGTGATATTTATAACTAAACAAGAAATCTAGGAATGAGTTTTACAAGTTTATTAAACGAGGTTAGAGAGATATTAGAACAAGAGTTGTCACGTCTGGATGTGATGATGGATAGGTACACCAAACCTAAGAAAAAGAATAATGGGAAAGTAATTCCAGCAAAAATACCAAAAGAGACACTTATAAAATTAATTTTAGGTGACCCCACTAGTAGATACGAGGGGGACGGTGAAGACCGGGACCCTCATCTGATGGACGAGATAAAAGTCCAAAAAGTAGGGAAATACACTCAGTGGATAATTAAATTGTGGTTAGAATTACAACAAAAAGCTCAAGAAGAACATGAGTATTCCCCACAACCTAATTCACCTTACCAGACCAACCTTAACCAATTACAAAAACTATTTTTAGAAGACCTGTACAAAACAACTGAAGATTTAATTAAGTTTGATAGGTTTAAAAGCCAAATAGACGCTAGTAAAAGAGATATTAATAAAATTTCTTCAACAGATGAATTATATGTATTAACAAAAGATTTCTCATTAGAAAAAGCAACGAGCACTAAAGCTGAACAAAAAGAAAAAAGAAAACGTGAGGATGTAAAGTATCTATATGATGGAAATAGGTGGGAAGTGGTAGCACCCAAAACCAAAGCAGTAAGTTGTGATATGGCTGGAGCACCCTTAACCAGATGGTGTACCGCTTCGGCCAATTACAGTTATTTTGAAAGATATAACCCCCAAGGACCCTTATACATAATAAGAGATAAGAATGATATTGTAACTTCTGGGGGTAAAGGAGAAGGTGAACCAAGACCTAAATATCAGTTCCATTTCCCATCCAACCAGTATATGGACCAAGACGATAGAAGTGTTAATCTAGAACAGCTGTTGACCACTGGTGGAGAACTAGAAGAACTAAAGGGATTCTTTAAACACGAATTTGCAAAAGCTCTTAACAAAGACTTTGGTGACCAAGTACAAATAAACTATCCTGGTGACCAGATATCTAGATTTATAGGTCTTTATGGTTTCGAGGAATTCTTAGATAAGTTACCGAAGTCTTTAAAAAGGTTTGATTTTGAAAAAAGCAAAAATAGAGCTTACGGGGATAAGAAAGATAAACTACCTGCACAACCCCTACATCCTAAAATTTTAAATTTTCCTAACTTAGAGGTGTTACACATTGAAGGATTATTAAGTGAACTACCTGAAGATATTAGTAAATTACAAAATCTAATATTTATTTCTATACCTGACAATCCATCGTTAAAAACTTTACCAGAGTCATTAGCTGACTTACCTAAGTTAGAAGTTTTAAATGTTAGATTTAACCCTAATCTAAAAATAGGGCCTAGAGTCCAAGAGATGATAGATGGGGGAGATGTGGTATTGATAGAGGGAGGGTAGGAGTTGATTCACTCCTGGTCAGTAGTTTTTACAAACAACTAAAATATCTTTCACCCCTATCACATAGTATGGTTAAAGTCTAGTTTATCTTGATAAGTAATTTATTCTTAACTATTATTAACTCATAAAATATTTATATGATATGGATGTGGATGTAGAGATATATTGTAAAAACTTAAAAGCGTTTTTCACCAATAACCCTAACAGTAAAGAAGAATTAATGTCGAGTGTTCCTGGAGTTACCTTTGCTAGTTTTATGGGAAGAGTGAGTGTAGTTGCTGGGAAAAACTTTAAAAAGGGTGGGGACCCATCGTTAACTAGAAAACAACTATTAGACACATTAAATGACCTGTATTTGGAATATGTGGAAGAAAATCATCTAGAACTCTCTAAAGAAGTGGGAATGGTGGAAACATCACCACTTAACGAAGATAAAATATTCCAAACCTTCAAAGGATTTAATATAGGGCTTAACTAATAAGATTTTTAGGTTGATTTTGCTTGTATGACTATCCAGTTGTTACTGTCTGACCATACAGCACATCCGTTGTACGCCTTATTTATCCCGTAAGACGCAACACCATCGATAGTCTGCCCAACTGGAGCTGTGATATCAACAGTGTTTGAGGCCGATACTGTTCCATCATTTACGAATCTGATGAATCTATATGGTGTCTCAGCTGCGGAGGGTAATGTTAATGTGTGGGTCCCCGAACCCCCTGTCCATGACATATACACCATATCGTTACTGGCAGTATATAAAGAACTACCCCCAGGACCTACCGACAAAAGATAAGGCACAAGTGTCGAAAGGCAAGGTGCTATCATATCACAAGGGAATGGTTCAGGTTCAGGTAGGCAATTTAAATATTCTTGTGTGAAAGCAGAATATCTTTGTGGTGTAGAACTTAATCTCTTAAGTTCCTCACATGGTCCCCAGCTACAACCATAATACTTGTTACCTAACTGATTTAACCAATCGAGATTATCCATATCTATAAATCCTTGCGTTACATTCTACTTAATTCACCTCTAACCCAAGGTTCGTGATTAGGGCCTAAAGTATAAACAAACTGTCTACCTTGTCTTTCCATTTTCACTATCCCAGAGTTGTTTATAACTGCAAAAAATTCAGAGTTGTGCCCTGGGGTATAAGTTCTCCCTATAGAATCATAAAATTCTTTTCTAGTCTTCCCAGGGTTATTTTTAACAAAGTCCACAAATAATTGAGTTAATGAACCTTCTTTAGGGGGGTATTTAAAAGTTAAAGGTGTATTATATCTATTAGGTTCCCACAATTTTTTCTGTTCTTGTGTCATTTCTTTAATCTCAGGTCGAGATAATAGGTACCTTAAGTTCGGTAATAAAATATTATTTAAGAAACTTTTTTCGGGTCTTGGCACCCATGAGTTCCACTCCTTGTCTAGAAATGTATTTTTAAAACGGTCTTTTTCTGGTAAACCTAACCTATCCCCTATAACTTCCTTATAACCATCTCTACGTGAAGCCTCAACAATTTTCTCAGGAAGGATTCTAAAATACCAACCAATGCCCTCAACCAAGTCGTTTTCTTCTGTAGGTGTTATCACTCGGTCAAAGTCGGATACAATTATCTCATACTCCCCATCAACAAAGAGCTCAACACCTATAGGGGTCGTATAAATTTTATCTCCCGTGTGCTTTACGTACCATTCATGACGACCTGACACTTCAAGTTCCCAGGTACCACTTTCTGTATTAAATTTAATTTTTTGACCCAGTAGTTTATCCGTTATTGAGTTAACAAATTGATTTAGAGACATATTCCCAACATTAGAGTTTGCTAACTCTTCATAATATTTTGATTCTTTTTCATATAAATCAGTTATTACTTTTTTAGCTGTATTTGGTAACATGTTAGTAACTATATCCCCAACCCTACTATTCAGCCTATTATCCTGCATATCAAACCACTCGTCATCTCGTGGTGAATCTAAAGTTTTTTTACCTGTCTTATGGTTAGTATGTAAAGATGGGAACTTTTTAAAAAGAGCTATTTTATACCCTGAACTAGAATCTTTCTTTATTAGATAATATAAAACACCCAGTTTTGAATAATGGTCAAATTGGGAACTATTATTTTTCATGGCGGTACACCATTTGGTGTTAGCACCGTAATAACAAGAAGCTCCATGACTTTTTGGCCTAATTATTATCCAGTTATCGTCTTCATATACCCTATCTACTTCTTTTTTTAGTTCTTTCTCTTTTTGTCTTTTACTGGTCGACGTACTCAGTTCATCTACTATAAATTCTAATTCATTTATATTTGCATATGAATTTATATCTTTAGGTGATTTTTTTACGATAGGGCTAACACTTAATTGGTTATACATAAATTCAGGGGTCAACCTACTTAAGTTTGCATCAAACTTTTGTACCACAGAATAAATGTCTAGAGGGTTTATGCCACCTTCACCTAGGTAAGTGTCGACCATCCATCTTAAATATTTATGGTTGCCTGATGGGTCATTATCCACAAAAACTTGAAATCTTTCCTCTAAATCGACACCCTGTAAAAAGTGATGGTAAGGATTACCAGGTTCTGTGTAAGGCCATGACTCACCTATTTGGTTTTTAAAGAAATTCTTAACATCTTCTAACCTTCCTTCTAATAATATGTGTTTGTTATATCTCATTTTACCCTATTCTATAAATATAAAACCATTCACCATCATAAAATACTTCACGTTCTTCACCATCATAACCCGCAAGACCATTTCCTCTACCGTCAGAGGATACAACCTCTCTCACAAATTCATCTTCGTCTATAAAATGGGTAATATCTAACCCATACATTTCTATATACTCCATAGGGTCACTTCTGACCTCATCTAATTTAACCTCTACCGCATTTTCTATATCCTCTTCTGTCCATTCATAATTGTCCTCGTCTTCTTTAATTTCTTCTTGTCGTTCCTCTAATGCCTCTATTTGGTCTTGAATATATTCTTTATCCACTTCTCTTTCCACTTCTTCTAATTCATACCCGTGGTCTGCTATCTGTTCGTCTATAGCTTCTAATTGGTCTTTAAAATACTGGGTCATTACTTTATCCTCTTCATCTAAATAACTCTCAGGACTTTCTTCCACATCTTCTCTAATAAAGTCTTCTACATACCTAGCAACATCATCACCATCTATGTAATTGGAATAAAAATCCAGGCTAAAACCTTCATACCCAACGTCCTCAACTAAACTTCTTACTTGTTCTTCAGCAGCGTCATTAGCTTCATCATCATCACCTATCGAATATTCACCCCCACCATATTCAAATACAGGTAATTCACCATAGTGAGAGTGTCCCTCATACATGATATCGTAAACTGAAGAAGTATTTTCCCTTTCTTCTTCCAGTTCTTCCTCTAAATTATTTAAATCTTCACCATATTCTTGAGCTCTTTCACCATTAATATCTTCAATTACTTCAGGGTCATTTTCCATGTCGATACGAAGGTCTGCAATCTGTTCCTCCAAAGAGGATATCTCCTCACTATTATCTTCCCACTCACCTTCATCTTTTAAGTATTCCATTAATGCGTTAGCTCTTACACCTATAGAGTCTGTATCTTCTGGGTTCCATTCATTGCCCTCTTTCCGTGATTCTGCTTGAGCACTTAATAGTCTTATTCTTTCTCTTCTACGTTGGGCCCATTCATTTTGTCTTGCCTGTCTCTCCAACTCCATAGCTTTTATCTCAGCACTAATGGCTTCTATTTGGTCTTTATAAGTGTACTCAAAGAAACTTTCTATAGCACCCATCAAAGGATGTTTTAAAATATACTCTATGGGTGTTGTGTCACTAATTAAGTTATCTGGGGCATCATAAAAACTTTTACCTCCCCTATATGTTTTATTTAATGCTATTTTATAGTAGGGATTAGAAGTAGGTAATGTTTTATCTAATATGTAAAAAAGTTTACCTTCTTTGTTATAATTTTTAAAGTGGGAAGGTTTGTCTGTAGATGCGGTACACCATTTTGTGCCCCTACCATAATAACAAGATGAGTCATGAGATTCTGGAACTACTACCTTAAAACGGTCATCTTCGTAAATGACTTCAGATTGTTCGTGAGTATCGATAACTCTTTGTCGTTCTTTTAACTTAACTAAAACTTGATTTAGTTCATGATAATCCTTATATGAGTATAAATCTTTTTTGGATAAGTTATTCCTTTTTCTATCAAAAGATTCTACAGTGTCCAGTAACATTTCTAAGTAAATGTCGTTTTGAATTGTAGAATTAGTATAGTCTCTAGCAATCCACTCCAAATATTTCTGGTTATTTGCTATAGTACCACTCCCAGTTACCATCTTATCCCAGATGTCTAAGGGTATATTATACTTTTCTTTTACTCTTGATATTCTATTTTCTACTAGCAGCATTCTTTACTTTAACTTATAAATACCTATCTTCTTTATCGTTTACTATTGTAACTTCTCTTCTTGTAATATAAATACTTATAAAAGTGGTATCGTATGGATAATAACAAATCATATATAACGGGATTCATCATAACAGTATTTTTTTTAATGATTTTGATGATTTACAAGACTAATAAAGAAAATAATAATATTTACACACCAAGTTACGTGGACTCTTTACATCTGCAAATGCATATAAAAGATTCCACAATTAGGCATTTTAATACCTACATACCTTTTGGGTCACCATTAGACAGCCTTATTATTAGTAGTGACTTTGGGTCGAGGGTACACCCCATCAGTAAACATAAGAAGTTCCATGAAGGGTTAGACTTAAGGGGGGGTTATAGTGATACCGTATATTGTACCGCGGCAGGGATAGTTATGGAAGCGAGGAGAAAAGGAGGTTATGGTAAACATGTGATGATAAACCATAATAACGGTTATCAGACAGTATATGCTCATCTAAGTCAAATACTAGTTAAAAAGGGACAACACGTAACGGATACCACCCCAATAGGTAAGGTTGGGAATACGGGGATTAGTACGGGTTGTCATCTACACTATGAAATAATTAAAGATGGTGAAAAGATTAATCCAGAAGATTTACTTTACAAAGAAATAGATAAGTTGTAATATTTATCGGTATAATAAAAGGATTTTAAGACAAAAAACTATGCAAGAACATGAATTACCAATGAAGGAGACTGATAACTCTTTAGAAATTACATTATGTGGAAAGGGAAGTTGTAAATGTCCCGCGGTTGACATTCACACTGACCGTGATGATGTTATAATTGGAGGTGACGATGAAGGATTTACTACATTCACAAAAGAACAATTTGAGTTATTAGTGAACGAAGTTAAAAACGGCAGATTCGACAAATACATCAAATAAGATGGGGTGTGGTTGTAAAAAAAATAAAGGAACTGGTAAATCTAATGGTAAGTTAGGCAGTAAAAATATGCAAGAACTTATAAGGGAAAAGATTACTGAACAAATTAACAAAAACACAAATTTAAAGAAAGGGGTATAAATCCCCTTTTTTATTGCCCACAAACTATTTATGGGTATGAAATTACTTCATACAGTGCAAACACTAGTAGAACAAAAAGAACAACCTTTTTGGGTTAAAACAGCGCTGGAGAGTTGGTATTGGGCAGACATTGCGGAAACTGTTAAATTATTTGGTGGTGACCTACATGAATATTATAAAGCTCTAGACAGTAGAGGTTTGGGTGAAGAGTTCTTAAATCAAATTGGTCACTGGGACGAATCCCCTAATTTTTATATTATAGAAGCTTTAGGGGGTAGAAAGGCACTAAATAGTGGAACCATGGATACGGATTTAGTTATAAAATACGTGGTAGATAACATAATAGAAAACGAGATTACCGATTTAAATAAATCCCAAGTAGACGGAAAGACGTACCTTACGTTAGACATGTACGACAAATCATTATTTTTTGACGAGGGAAATTTCGGTAGTGACACAAGTTGTGAACAAATAGCGGAATTAATTTTCCAAGACAAGCTTTGGGAGTCGTGGCTCGACTTTAGGAGGCCTTGGACCGCAGACTTGAATGAGTTAGTAGACAACCTAACTCTAGAAAACTATAGGTTGTTATTAACTGAAATAATGCATAATAATAAAACCTTAACTTGTTTTAGGGAAGAATTTGAATGGTGGGTCGAAGAAGATAATATAGGTGATGATACTTTTTATCTTGACCCTTCTCGTATGAATAGTTTTTTAAATGACGATGACAGGTACAATTTTGTTGTATTATTGGAATGTGCGGATGGGTTAGAAGATTATGCGGAGGAACTAAAAGGGTCTTACAATCTAGCATATAATGAAGAATTAGAATCACAATATTATAATGAGTACCACAAAGCATTAGAAGAATTACTAGGTAAACCTGTAGGTACAGACAAAACATACGAGTACAGAGGTAAAGAAAAAATCGAACTTGAAGCGGACGTTTACGACGTTACAGACTTAGTAAATCGCACACTAATCTCCGTAGCTTCAGATGATGTGGAAATGGGACACTCCAATTTCGGCGAGATTTATAGAAGTGAAGTGGAAGGGTTATGTCCTGGTGATTTCGATGAAGTTTATGATGACGAAAAACTTTGGGCAAGATATAATGAGTTAATCTATGAATCCGTATAATCATAAACAATATAATATGAAACTAAAACAGATTTATTTAGAGAGTGAAGAGTACTATCACGACATTGTTACAAAAAAGACAATATACTTACACCATACCGCTGGAAGCCATAGACCTGACTGGACCGTAGCTAACTGGGAAAGAGATAAAACTAAAAGTGGTGAAGTGAGACATATCGCCACTGCCTATGTTATAGGAGGTAAATCAACCAGAGATGGGAATACTAAATGGGATGGTACCGTTATAGAATGTCACCCACCAGAAAAGTGGGCACACCACCTGGGAATCAAAGCAAGAAATAATAGAACATTAAATAAAGAAAGTATTGGGATTGAGATATGTAACTATGGACCTATTAAAGTTAAAGATGGGGAGTACTTCAACTATGTTAATAGTAGGGTACCTAAAGAAGACGTTATTGACTTAGGTTTTACCTTTAAAGGATATAATCACTATCACGCTTATACTAATTCACAAATAGAGTCCACAAGACAACTTATCCATTACCTAAGTGATAAGTTTAAGATAGATGTCGCTAAAGGGATGAAAAGAATCATAAATAAATCCTTAAAGATGCCAACAGACCTAGATTTATTAGGTAACCAAAAATGGTTAAATATCCAAGGATATCTAGGAGCTAACGGTAGGGTATTAGCGGAAGATGGAGTAGATGGGAGAAATACACAATACGCTGTAGATTCTTATCTTCATGACAAAAAAGGAGATGCTTTTGCATTGAATAAACAAGCTTTAGTTGGAGCGGAAGGAGTATGGACACATACTAATGTAAGAAAGGATAAATTTGACCTGTCCCCACAACCTAAGTTAATTGAAATGTTAAGTGAATTATAAACCTTAAAGGTTTACGCTTAACATTTACTTGTGTATAATTTATAAAAGATAACTTATGAAAATAATTACACACAAATTTAGAAGACAAAATAACGACATCGTCTACTTAGTGAATCTAGTAGATGTTACGGGACACCCCCTCAAAAGTTTAATGGCTAAAAATAAAGAAGAGTGTATTGTTCTTGCGGATACTCTAGCTGTAGAAAATGGGATAATGAACGTACTACATAACCCAGGGTATTCAATAGTGGAGTAATGTCACAACAATTATTAAATAAAAAAATAGAAAAAGTGATAGATAAATTAAGGATATCACAAGCGGAGAAAGACGAAAAGTCAATTCAAAAGTACATAAACGAGTTAAATGAGTTATGGGACGAATCCAGTGAAGAAATGAAAAAAAATGCTCGTATAGATGGTTTCGATGTGTAGACCATCAAAACTATTTTAAATGGAAAAAAAAGAAAAACTGAGAAGTTTAGTTTCTCAAAAAGATAAAATCACTAAAGAAATAGAACAAATTCAAAGTGAATGTTCTCATTCAGATAAACACATAAAATTTGTAGGTGACGATAAAGGAAGTGCTACTAAACCCATGTGGGTTTGTAAATTATGTGAAAAAGTACTAAACCTACCAGCACAAAAAGAAATAGAAACTTGGATGAAGAAATAAAGTTTAATTACCTAGAACATAATAAGTAATTTTTTTATATTTATATAACCACAACAATAAGATTATATGTTAATAGTAAAAGTACAAAAAAACAATATAGAAAGAGCTCTTAAAGAGATGAAGAGAAAGGTAATTAATACACAAATCCTAAAAGAGTGTAGGGAAAGAAAACATTTCACCAAACCATCAATTATCCGCAGAGATGAAATTCAAAAAGCGAGTTACGTACAAAAAAAGTTTGGGGACGAAGATTAAGGTTCAAATATGGTAGGGCTTTGTACATAAGTTACAAAATCTTCAAATGATTTAACATAGTAGGTTTCTCTACTCCTACTAGTTTTGTCTTCTACGTCCCAAACATCCACATCAAAACTAATGGTTTCGTCCTCAGTATCTATTTTTTTAATACCCACTATTCTATATGGGTTATTAGGGTCACCATACTTTTTACTATATTTATGTATACCCCAGTTATGAGACTCAAATTTTTCTTTCTTTAAATAATCGTCAACTTTCTCTATAAAATCTTTTCTTCTTTCTATATCCACATCATCTATTTTTTCTAAAAATCGGTCAATTTCAGATTCAACCTCTTCTTCTGTTCCCTCTGCCCACTCATATGAGTCATAATACACATCCTGAGGTTCAGAGGAGATAGCGTTGATAGCGTTACTTTCATTAAATAATGTATCTAATGTATCGGTATCTTGTAGGTGGGTGGTTACTAAGTAAAGTAAAGGTTCCCAACCTATATGTACCATTACACTATCACGACCTATGTGGTCATACTCTAAATAAATTTCATCCTTGAACCACTTTTCTAATTCTATAACCCTCTGCTTACCAATACCCGAGCCCACCTCATATAGTAAGTCTGGAGTAAAATTGTCCCATTCTTGATGGAAATATTTTTCAAAAAAGTCATTTATTTCCCCCTCTTCAAAATCAAAACACGCCCTATCTATAGGTTTGTCGGTACCTTCGAATAAGTTCATTAACTCTGTCACTTTTTTTAATTGTGAGTCATTAAACCAACAAGACATATAATTTAATTCGTCCGAATCCAATTCCTCATAATGGTCACCATAATAATTATCATGAACTAAATCATAATAGTAATCACCCTCACCCAAGTCCAAAACATTTTGTAACCAATCATCCTTTTTTAAATAAACGTTAATTCCGTCAGGGACAATCTCGATTTCATCTTCACCTCCTCGAGTGTAGTAACTTTCACTATATTCCTCAAAGTCACCAAAATAATCAACTAACTCTTCAGGGTCTCCAGTATTATTATTTATATTGTATATAAGTGCACCCAGTTTGCTATGGTTTTTACCATCTAGTAAAACACCTTCATCAAATTCCATATTGTATTTAATTCTTTCATATAAACTATATTTTAAATGAAAAAACTTTTGTAATTCTTTTTCTTGACTAAGGACCTCCATATGGTTTTCCCCTCGTCCCGCAGTATTATACATAGACTTCTGACTACCAGGTTCACGTAAAAGAGGGATTTTACCTCTATCTATAAATAAAAGTTGGTTAGAGTTTTTTGCGGGCACTAATTTTCTTTTTTTAAATTCAATAATGTAAGGGGTTCCCTTACTTGCTTGAATTTTTAAAGTGTCACTGTAATTACAATAGTCAGTGTCTGGTATCCTACATAGGTCATTAACCCTAAGAGGAACATACACCCTATAGTCTTCGTTATCCAGTACTATTTTTTTAGGTATATTTGCCTCACCGTCTGTTTGTTCATATAAATCTTCAGATTCTTGTGAAGACTCTCTACCATACCTTTCGGTAATGTCTTTTAAGAGTATGTCATAAAGTTGTTCACCCTCGTCATCACTTAACCCATGTCTTAGTTTAGTGTTCTCCACAGCACCTCTAATGGTCTCCTCGAAGGACCTATCTTGTTTGAGTCTTCTCGCATTAAGACCAGAAGTCTGTGCATCTATTTCGTGGTCTTGAGTATAATACTCTAAACCTTTTAAATCTTTTTTAATTTTTCCGAGGTGTGTACCCATTACTTCTTGTTCCGCATGTCTAATTTCATGTCTAATATACTCAGTTAAGTAATCTTCAATGTGTATATAACTTTCTGGTTCCATTAGAGGGTTAATTGTCAAACCTATTTCTATAGTATCATCACCAACGTAGTACGCTTCTAAATGAAACTCATCTTTAATGTCCTCATCTCTACTGATAGTCAATTCTAAAGTAAACATGTAGTTATCTATTTCATAGATAATTTCATCTGGTCTTAGGTCCTCAGGCAAATAGTAAGTTTCAACATTAGGGTTGGTGGTACTCTTTTTAACTAGTGATATGACATCTCCCACCATTTCCAAAGTTTCGCTATAAAAATTACTTTGTTCATTTAGATTTTCTCGGCCTTCATCTAACGATTTTAATTTACCACCTAATTTTTTTATTATGTGATTAAAAACATTTTTAAACCCTATTATACCAACCCCAACCAGTACACTTTTTAGATAACCTGTGGGTGAACCTGGGTTAATTAAACCCTGATTAATGAGAAATAATAATCCGTCTATTATGGGGAAAGCTAAAAAGGTGAAAGCGACTATATCCACTAAAGAATTTACGGTATAACCTAAAGAATTACCTATTTTAATTGATATGTCCTCCACAGACTTTAAAAAATCTAACACTACTGACAAACCATCAGTTAGACCTCTTTCTCTAATTATATTTAAAAGTTTTTGGATTTTATCTTGATGTCTACCAACCAGAATCCACATAGCGGTTATGTAAAGAAGAACAGCATCTTGTTCTGTTAAAGTCGGCATTGTGCCAGCCATTAATTCCATAACGACAGGTAACATTGCGGTAATCCCCACCCCAAAGGTGAAAGTCCCACCTATAACTCCCCCCAAATCCAACAAGGTTTTCTTAACTACAGAGTCCTTTTCCTCTAGGGTTTCTAATATTAACCCCTGTTGGTTAATAGTATTAATTAGACTAATATTCATTTAAGTGGTTTTAATAATAAATATAATCTTAAAGGTATTTATATGTATGGAATTATCAATAGGTAAAAATACACTACCGATAGAAGTTAGAGACACACCTACTCAAATACAATTAGGTATGATGGGGAGAAAAAAATTAGTCGGAGGTATGTTATTCGTATTTTCAGAAGTACGTGAACAATCTTTTTGGATGAAAAATTGTCTAATACCCTTAGATATTATAATGTTGGTGAATAGGGTAGTGACACACATACATCATGACTGCCATCCATGCATAACTAATCAATGTAATAGTTATCAAGGAATTGGTAATGAAGTGTTAGAATTAAATGGTGGTGATGCCGTTAGATTGGGAATCGAAGAGGGTCACACTTTAAACTTTATGTGATTTCCCAACAAAACTCACAAATGTTCAGTTAATCTTTTCACCTATTTTATTTAATAATTCGTGGGCTAACCCCACATTACCCATAGCTTTAACCACGTCAGTTTTACCCACAATAGGGACCTTCTCAATAACAGACTTTAATGTACTTAAGATTTTAGGGACCTCATCTATGGCTAGTTTTTCTAATCCCTGTTCCCCAACAAATGCGGTAAAATCACTAATACCTGTGGGGTCTGGAGCTAATTGAACTATTCTGGAACTTAAATCAAGTAAATCAGACGTTACAGTAAACATCTCCTTTTCAATAACTTTCAAGTCACTCGCGTTAGGTGAATCCTTAAACTTATCTAAAGCTATTTCTAAATCTGTATTGTTCTTTTTAATTTCGTATACATTTTTACCTATTAAAGCTAACATGACTGGCATCCCTACTACCCCTGTAGCACCGATGGCTGCTGCTCCTAAATCACCTAATGCGTCTGTTATAAAGGAAGTCTCTAATAAAGTTTTCTTTATATTATATTTAATTTCATTAACACTACTATTGTCTATTTTTTCTTTTAATGTTTTAACTATTTCTTTTTGTACCCATTTCACGAACTCTACATAACGAGTAGTTTGACCATCAGGTTTCTTATAAGACCCTTCAGGGTTCCTCTTAGCTCTCGAGAAGAAATTAAGTCCACTTACATTTGTTATGCATTTATGCCCTCCACTATTGGCTTGAATTACATCCCAAGCGGACACCGTTATAGTGTCTAGAATTTGTTTTTCCTCTTCATTTAAATCTTGCCAGGGAGTATCAATTATGTTCACCACTTCCCCATATACTGGCAACTCTACAGGCGGCATGTTATTAAGTTTGTCTTTATTGCGTCCTTTATATAATGCAAATAAGTCTGAAGTTTTAAAACCAATACTAGAGTCATCCGCTTTGGTTTCCCCTATTCTTTTGATGACAGAAACAGGAATCTGATGTTGTTTTAATTGAGGTTCGATTTTCTTAAGTACCTCTTGTGCGATATCTGCTAAATTAATTCCTTTAAGGGCTCTATCTTCTTTAAATGGGTTACAGGATGCCTGTACTAAACCCATCGGCCATGCGATTACTAAAAAGTCAGCGTCTGGATATATTTTAAACGGTGTGTAACGGTCATAGGAACCTGGTTTAAATAAACTTCCTCCTCCATACTGTACAATTATATTATCCTCTAAAGTAAGTTTATCACTTTCTTCTTGGGATTTAATGTACTTTTCTTGGTTAACCTTCATTTGTTCTGGTGTAGTGAAATTTTCGTCTCCAGCAATCGAATTAATATTATGAAAAATATTCATTAAGGATGGGGAAGACCTATCTACAAGTGCTTCTAAGAACCCTGGTTTATTTTTGTAAGCTAATAACAACTTATTGGTTAAGAGGGCTAACATCCATTTATTACTTGGGACCGTACCGTTAGAGTCGAACTTTTTAATGTAATTCATTACATCATCTGGTGTGAGACCATGTTTTGCGTAATCAGCACTATCGACTGTTGATATTCTCATTACGTCATCTGTAGTAAAGATGTCACTAGGACTTACAACCTGAGAAAGTGTTTCTACATTAGAACGAGCTCCTCTAAATTGTGTTGAGGTATCGCCCTCTACACCAGATTGACTGTCATGGTGGTCAGTATGTATAGTGAACATTGGTTTACCATGAGCAAAGTCTACTAATACTTGCATTGTGTCTCCTTCAGCTTTTGGTTTAGCTACAGAAAATTCTTTATCACCATATTGTATAACGTGTGTGTCCACCACCTCCACGCCATACTTTTCTAAATATTCTTTCATAGCAATAGCCGACACTACCCCATCTAAATCTTGGTGAAAATAAATTTCCGCTTTAGGATATCTTTTTACTATTTGGTTAATATCCTGTATCCCACTTTCTTTGATTATTTTTTCCATATAATATAAATAGTATTAGTACTCACAATTGGAAAATAAATTGGATTCCTTTATTCTTCTATTACATACACCAAAAGGACAATTCCAGGACTTAATCTTTTTAGCTGCTTCATCAAATTTACCATATTTGACATCTTGAATCCATGCACTTAATCTAATACCAGGGTTATTTCTACTTCCTTCACAACCCGTATTAAAGGCTAAAGAAACCATTGCATCGTACTGACATTGGTTTAATTTAGCACCAGGTAAATCATTTGCACTCCAAACCTTTACTATTCTATTAACACAACCTTCAAACCCACGTAAGTCTTCTTTTAAATACTGTATGGCCTCTTCTTGAGTTATAACCTTCCCTTCGGTAGCATGTTTACCAGTGTGACCATAACCTATGGTTAATGTACCTTTAGGTATACCATTTTTATACCTACTACTGTCATATTTTATAGGTGGGTCATTATAATAGCCGTCATCATAGGTGTATAGTACAGGTTCACCACCCACCCCTTCATCGTCTGTTAAGAAAGTGATAAGTTGGTCAGACGAAGAAGTGGGCGTCACAACAATCTCCTCTTCCTCAATTAATAAAGAAAGTTCACTTATAAGTTTCATACCTATAAATACCATAATAAACAATAATGACTATTTGCCCAACTCCCTTTGTAGGTACCAAAGGGCTTTTTCTAAGTCTTGTTGGATGTCGTCTTTTTTCCCCGCACGTGAAATATATTTTATCACATTCCCTAAATTAAAATTTAGGCCCCAGGACTCAATCACCTTAATAGCTTCATAGGGGTTGTCTTCACCACCGTAATGGAGAGGATGGTTCACAGCATTAGAATCCTCCAGATTTGTTTTGAGGATACTAGAAGTAGACATTTGCCTATTACTTTGTGATTTCTTGAATAACATTATCGACTGGGGATAGAACGTCTTTATATTCCTTCTCTAAATCTCCTATTAAATCCAATACTCGACTAGTTAGAGCCTCAACCTTGTTAACATCTGATTTGAGAATACTAATTAACTCTACTTTGGTTTCGATGTCTCCGGGTAGGACAAGTACTTTATAACCAAATTGTTCAGACAGGCCTTTAGCAAACGCTTTTAATTCTTCCTGCGGGGGTACTCTTAATAGTTGGACCACTAGTATAGGTTCGTATTTTTCATTTAGTAAGGTTTCCAGCTTAGTTAGTAGTTCTGTATCTTTCATTTTTTTCTTTTAGTGTTAAATGTGTAATTTTATCCCATTTTTAGGGTAACGATAGTTTCTTTTTGAATAATACAGTGACTCCACCTGAAGATAAAGAGTTTCAAGTGATAATAGTGTTAGTACTGACCATATATTTAATGGTCTTTTGTGGAATGGCATAATTCTTTTGGGATTACTTGTTTTATCAAAAAAAGTTATTATCTTTGTATTCTAATAATATTAATAAACTACAATAAAATAAATGATAATGGTAGAAAAAATTATGGAACCTTTAACACAATCTGACATCGAAACCGTCGCCCCATCAGTTTACGCTACAACACCGTCAACTAACGTGTCCGATAAATATACTTTTATTCCCACCACCCAAATAATGAATGATTTAGGTCAGGAGGGTTGGCAGGTGTATGATGCGAGTCAAAGAAATTCAAGAAGTGGGCAAGACATGTTTACAAAACATATGTTGAGATTTAGAAACGAGGATGTTCCCATGGTTGGAGGAATCGTCCCTGAAATTCTTCTCACTAATTCCCATGATGGTAGAAACGCTTTTAACCTCCACGCTGGGTTATTCAGGCTAGTTTGTTCCAATGGGTTGGTAATCGCAGACCAGACTTTTGAAAAAGTTAAAATTAAACATCAGTGGTATGACCTTAAAGATGTGCAAAGAATTACAGATGATGTTATAACGTCTATCCCCACTATTATGAGTCGTGTTGACGACTTTAAAAATACTAAACTTAGTGATGCAGCTAAAAAAGATTTCGCTAAGAAAGCAATATTAGCTCGTTGGAAGAGTGGTCAAGAGTACATCCCCTTGACTGAAATTTTAAAACCAACCCGAGGGGAAGACCGAGGAGATAAATTGTGGGAAGTATTTAATTTGGTCCAGGAAAAAATCATCAGAGGTGGTATCACTTACTATCTAGCTTCTGGAAGGCAACAAACCGTTAGAGAGCTAACCAACATTGACCAAAGGTTAAACGTAAATAAAAAATTATGGACACTCGCTGAAGAGTATGTGTCGTAAAAAATATAAAGTTATATAAAATGAAAAACCCTCCTACTGGAGGGTTTTTCATTTAGACATGCTATTTTCTGTCTAGGATTTTCAATAAGAGGATAACCGCAATTAATCCTACAAATCCCGAACTACCCAGGGAATTAATAAGACCAGTAACATTGCCTACCACATCCATACCGAATATGGGTGTGCCGAACAATACTTGAACTAACACCCCTACCGATAAGAAAGTGATTAGTAAGTCAGATACTCCAGTAAAAAATCCTTTAATCATGTTAAAAACGTTTTCCATTTTAATGTTTTTTTAAAGGTTTAGGTACATACACGTGCTTTGTACTAGTGGTAGAATACTATAATCCTATTCACTACTCAAATAATTAAGTGGATATGTTATAAAAATAGGGGTAGTCTAAATATTTTTTTTATCGTGCAACTCTACAACAAACCCATATATTGTCCCCTACTTTAAGTGGCCATTAGTTTTTTTTACTATTTTGGTGGTGGCATATTAAGGTAAAGTATTATTTTTACGATGAAAAAATAGATTGGTTTTGTACCTTTTTTTCCCTATATTTGTATTATGGGTGAAAAAATTAATAAATGGGACACACTTTTTAAGGGTGTAGATGAAAAATTTGAGTTATTATCTTATGAAGATTGTAACGTAGTAGACGGAAACGGGGGTGAACTAGTGAAAAAAACTAGTGTACCTTATGTACATAAAAAACATAGTAAGAGAACGAAACATGTTGAGGTTAGGCACTTCACACCAAAAACAGAGGTGATGGCTCTTGGTGAAAAGGAATGGTTAGAAAAATCGGTACAGGTACTTAATAGTGCTTTAGTGAGGAGAACTACTGTAGTGTTAGAAAAGAATGAAGATAAGGTTAAACTTTCTATGTTTAATTTTCGTAAAAGGAGACAGGTGGGACACCGATATTTCGCTAAAGGTAGTAAGGATATTCACATTACTTTTAATTTAAAAACTAAGAACTTCTACATTACCAACTCTCATTTTGCACATAGACGTAGAACCACCTCCGTCACTAAAAATGATTTTTCAAAAATTATTAATCAAATACATTCTTTAACGTTCACCAACCCATTTGGCCCACTAGTCCATCCTGAAACCCAACGAGGTACGACAACACCCCCAAACGTTAACGCATTAAAAGCTTTAATAGGGTTAGTGGAAGAATTAGAGTTGGACATTACGGTATTGCCTAATAGTGTGAACTCACCAGGGGATTTGTTAGGAACAATTATAATGGAATGGTTTATAAAGGTGTGGAAAATTAAAACACCCAACGACTACACTTACTACCTGTTAAAACATTATCCTGGAATTAAAAAACTAAGAAAATATAATATGAGTTTAATTCATACTATATTAGGTGAAAGGGGACTTAAAGGTAAGTTTTATAATAAATTACTTAATCTTGAACCAGAAATTAATGTTACAGACCTACACTTACTCCAGAGAACCTTAGGGGATGATGGGGTAAAAAGAATCTCCGTACATATATTAGCTTCTAGTAAAACTTTCGAAGATACTAAGTTCACCCAACCCGAACATCTAATTACTAATGTAGGGTATTGGGATAAGCTTTCTAAATATGAGAAAAATAATATAATCAATATATACAATACCTGTAAAGACCCTACTAGAATTCAAGGATTTATAGATTTATTGTTGGACCACTTTAAAATTAAAAATAAATTACAAGGTTATGGTGTTATTAAAAATATAAAATCTAAAACCCTGGATAAATTTAATGACGAACATAGTGAATGGTCTAATTTACTTCACGGATGTGAAAGAACCACACAAGTCAATTACCTATACCCAGATAACTTTTTAACTCATATAGAAAAACCTATAGAATTAGATGGTAACATATATTTTGTGAAAGTATTAAAGGACGATAGTGATTACTTTAAAGAAGGGCAAATTCAAAATCACTGCGTAAGAACTTATTTGGATAGATACACAAGTATTATAATTTCAGTTAGAAAAAATCATGAAAGTGGAATGGAAAGAATGACTTGTGAGTTTAGGAAGGAGTGGTATGCGAGAGGGGGAGAAGAGTACAATACACCAACGTTATCTCAAGCTAGAATGAAATACAATAATATTCCACAAGGAGACTGGGAAGTTATTATGAAGTTATTACGAAAAGAATTTTTAGATTATAGTTGTAAACCTAAAAATAATACAATGCCAATAATTAAGATTAGTAATAAAATGACAAACCATGTTGAGACTTTAAAATATGACGTAGAAGTTAATCGGTTTATAAGTGATGGCGTACCCACCACACCAAGGGATAGACGTGAAAATTATGTTGGAGATGATTTACCTTTTTAATCATATTTTGTATATTTTATTAAAATAAATTTTTTATAATAATTAAGATGAGAGTAAAATTAGAATATATTTGGTTGGACGGTAACGAACCTACTCAGAAACTAAGGAGTAAGACTAAAATTTGGGATTATTACCACATGACAGACCCTCTAGAATTAAATGGTAGGGTATTAGCATATAACGGAAGAGTAATTCCTAGTCCAGATGAACTACCTAATTGGAATTTTGATGGGTCCTCCACTAACCAAGCTAAAGGTAATAAATCGGATTGTGTATTAAAACCGGTTCGTATTGTAATGGACCCACAAAGGTTAGACGGTTTTTTAGTTATGTGTGAGGTAATGAATAGTGATGGTACACCACATAAAACTAATAAAAGACATAATTTAATTGACGACCCAGAGTATTGGTTTGGTTTCGAACAAGAATACATCTTAACTAAAACTGGTACCCCACTAGGGTTCCCTACTGAAGGTTACCCAAAACCACAAGGAGACTATTACTGTGGTTTAGGTTCAGAGAATGTGGTGGGTAGAGATATCGTAGAAGAACACTTACAGGTCTGTTTAGAAGCTAACCTTAATATTACAGGTACTAACGCAGAGGTAATGATTGGACAATGGGAATACCAAATACTCTCAAAAGGGGCTAAAAAAGCGAGTGATGAATTATGGTTATCTAGGTTTTTATTAATTAGACTAACTGAAAAGTATGACTTAAGAGTAGACTTTAAACCAAAACCTGTCGAGGGTGATTGGAATGGTTCTGGGTTGCATGTGAATTTTTCTAGTGACTTAACAAGAGAAGTTGGAGGGGAAGAAATGTTTAATTCAATATGTGAAAAATTAGGTAACACACATAGTAAACATATGGAGGTTTATGGGGAAGAAAACAACAAAAGACTTACGGGTTTACACGAAACACAACACATTAATAAATTTAGTTATGGGGTTAGTGATAGAGGAGCTAGTATCCGAATACCACCTTCAACTGTAGAAAATGGTTGGAAGGGTTATTTAGAAGATAGAAGGCCGGCAAGTAACGCGGACCCATACCTATTGACGGGTACAATATACGATACTCTATTAAAGGCAGAAGATAAATTTAGAACAATAGAAGTTTAAAAATGAAAATAACATTATTTAGTCAGTGGGAGTGTAAAACCTGTGTGGAACTTAAAGAAAAACTAAAAGAAGAAAAGATAACCTATAAAATTATAGAAGTCTTAGACCATAAAGAACTGTGGAAAGAAATTAGAGAACGACAACTTCAGTTAGAACCTAAAAGTATAATGTATACCCCCACTTTGTTAGTGGAGAGTAATGGTGTTGGGGTTTATATTTCAGCTGGTAGAGATTTTGATGGGGTAGAAGAGGCTTTAAACAAACTAAAAGAATATTTATAATTATGGAAGTAAATGATAACACTTTAGAAAAAACTCTAAAAGATAATAAGGTAGTTTTATTAGATTTTTGGGCAGAATGGTGTGGGCCTTGCAGATTATTAGGCCCTACTATGGAAGAATTAAAAACAGATTTTGAAGGTAAAGCACTTGTAGGTAAGATAAATGTCACAGACAATCCTCACTCCTCTGACGAGTATGGGGTACGAAGTATTCCCACAGTCATCATGTATAAAGATGGTAAAGAGGTAGAAAGGTTGGTAGGTATCAGGGATAAAACTTTTTATAGTGATAAAATTAATTATTATTTAAATTAAAATGAAAACATTGTTATTATATTCTGAAGAGGGTTGTCCTTGGTGTACTCAGATGAAAGGTTTATTGGAAGAAAATAATATTAGGTTCTTAGTTAGAGATATTGAGAGATATGATAAGGAGTGGGAGAAGGTTAGTGAAGAAGCTAAAACAGAGTACATCCCAACAGCTTGTATAGTAGACCACCAAGAAAAAACCAAAACTTATTTAACACCAGATGTCGACTTTGACGAGATTGAAGAAGGTGTGGAGAAAATTAAAATATTAATGAAATAATGGGATTAGATATTTCATATTATAGTAATGTAAAACGTATACCTGACGAAGAAATTCCAGCGGGTGTGGAACCATTTAACCGAGCCTATGATGATTGGGTATATGGTTTTTATGATAAAGGGTATAATCTACATTATATTGACACAGATAGGGGTTTGTTTGGTGGCCACATGAAAGGGTTAGAACCTGGATGGTATAAAACCAAATCTGGAGATGAAGGTGGTTATCTTAGAGCGGGAAGTTATTCGGGATACAATGAGTGGAGAAGCGACCTTGCGTTAGCGGCAGGTTACCCTGGTGGGGCAGAAGAAGTTTGGAGTATGTCTGATAAACTCTACCAACCAGATAGCCCACCCTTTTTAGAATTAATTTATTTTTCTGACTCTGATGGTATCATAGGTCCAGAGGTTAGTAAAAAACTTTATAATGATTTTGTTAAGTACGAAAATAATATTAAACAAGTAATAGATACATGGTACCTTAAATTTGACCCCAAAAAAGAGTTCGATACCGGTCAGTTCAAATGGTTCATTCACAAATATGAGGAATGGAAAGAGGCTTTTAAAACTGCGTCAGAAAACGGGTTTGTCTCCTTTCACTAAAACTTGACAATACACTTTATTTTTATTATTCTTCTATCAAACATTAAAATAATGGTAGAAGAAACCCCGACCCTAGAACAAATCGCCGAATTAAATCCAGACGCTATAGTGTTAGACGGTCTACATGGAGCAATCGTCGGTATAGGGTATTCAAAAGATTTAGAACCTAGGTTGATTTATTCAATAGAAACTATTATATTAACTCTTATGGGACGTGACAAAATGACAGAACAAGAAGCTATAGAATTTTATGACTATAATATTGCAGATGGGTATTTTGGAAAACATGGCCCCATATTTTTAGAAAAACCAACACAACAAAGTAGTGAGGTTATAGGAAAAGAAGGTGCCATAGAATTTAATAATTTACCTTCAAAATCTTCTACACCTACTATGACATATGCTGGAGTGGGTTCCAGAGTTACTCCAGCTTCTATATTAAAAGCTATGACAGACGTAGCTAAAATGCTTGAGTCTAAAGGATATACTTTAAATACAGGTAAAACATTTAGAAATAAAGAAGAAGGTGCAGATAAGGCATTTTCAGATGGTACAACTCAAAAGAATTTGTTTTCACCAGAAGTACAAGGTAGTAGAATAAAAGAACAAACTATAGCTAAAGAAATACATCCTGCACCCTCAAGATTAAAGGGTGGAGGCCTTAAACTTATGGCTAGAAATACTAATCAAATATTTGGAGATAATTTAGATACTCCTGTTGATTTTGTATTATTCTACGCTGAAGAAACAGATAATCCATTAAGACCTAAAGGTGGAACAGGGCAAGCAGTAGAAATGGCTAGGCGTAAAGGTATTCCAACTATTAATATGACTGATACTAATTGGAAAAATCAATTAGAAAAAGTATTAGAATTACCCAATAACAACTAAAAAAAATAAAAATATTACTCCAGGGGCTTGACAGGGGGAATTTTTTTCCTATAATTAAACAACGTTAGTGACTTTTACCATTTTTTTACTTACTTATACAACTATTCAAAACAGACTTTAAAACTAGAAATTATGAATTTACGAGACTCACTTCAGACACAAGACACGGTAACCGAAAAGGGGATGACAACTAACTCATCTACTTTAAATCACTGTGTAGACCTATTTTTTCAGATAGGTGCGATGAGAGGGATGGACAAGAAAAGACTTGTTTCTAAATTCTCAAAGGCATATAACGAAGACGCTCTAATGTCCATGAGAATTTTATTCTGGGCAAGAGACGTAAGAGGTGGTGCTGGTGAAAGACAAATTTTTAGAGATTTACTAGATTGGTTATGTGAAAACCACAGTGATGTACTAAACAAAAATGTTCACTTAATTAGTGAATATGGAAGGTGGGATGATATTTTGACACTTGTTGGTACTACAAACTGTTGGTTGGAACCATTAGCTTTAATCAAAACCGCTTTGGAAAACAAAGATGGGTTATGTGCAAAGTGGATGCCAAGAAAAGGTGTGAAAGCAAATACGATTAGAAAGTACATGAAAATGACACCTAAAGAATATCGTAAGATGGTAGTGGGGCTAACTAATGTGGTGGAAACTAGTATGTGTGCTAAGGAATGGGAGAATATTGATTATTCTAAATTACCATCCTTGGCATCGTCTAGGTACCAAAGAGCATTCCATAAGAATGATGGTGAAAGGTATGAGGAGTATGTAGAGTCTCTTAAAAAGGGAACTACTAAGATTAACAGTGGAGCAGTTTACCCTTACGACATCACTAAATCTGTTAAGTTCGGTGACGTGGAAGTTGCTAGTGAACAGTGGAAAGTTTTACCTAATTACATGGAAGGTTCTGAAGAAAGAATTCTCCCAGTGGTAGATGTTTCAGGTTCGATGGGTTGTCCCGTGGGAAATAACCCTAACCTTACTTGTTTGGATGTCGCAATCTCATTAGGTTTATACATTTCGGAAAGAAACTTAGGACCCTTCCAAGATACGTTTGTAACGTTCTCGGCGAGACCGAAACTTCAAGTACTTAATGGTAACCTAAGGGATAGAATAGTGCAATTGTCACAAGCGGATTGGGGCATGACCACTAACCTAGAAGCTACCTTTCAACTGATTCTAGGTCAAGCTGTTAAACACCAAGTTTCACAAGATGAAATGCCTACCAAAGTATTGATTCTCTCAGATATGGAATTTGATGAAGCTACAGCTAAGTCATGGAGAACTTACGATAAAGTACCTCAGTGGAATCCAACCGCACAACAAATGATTAAAGGAATGTATGAAGAAGCTGGATACGAAATGCCAGATATCGTTTACTGGAACTTAAATGCCAGAAATGATAATTTCCCAACTTCAGTTAATGAAATGGGAACAGCGTTAGTGTCTGGTTTCTCTCCTTCAATCATGAAAAGTATTTTAACATGTGAGGAGTTTACTCCTTACAAAATAATGATGGAGACTATCGACTCTGGTCGATACGAACCAATCAGGGTCTGATGGGTAGACCAAAGAATCTCTTCGGCAAAATTTAACTATAAATCAAAACCAGAGAGAGAGGTGGAAGTTACTCCCCACCTTGTTGAATAACAAAAAAAGGGGTATTTAGTCTCAGGAGTCCTAAGTAAAAAAAGAGTCCAAACATGATTCTGACTACCCAGAAGATTTGACAACTATCGTGACATGTTCACGTTTTTATAGAAAGGAAGGTTACAGCAATCTTTAATTGTAACCAAATCAAACAACGACCCCCTTCCTGAATTTATTAAAACCCCAGTGACGACTGGGGTTTTTTTATTTGCATATATAAAGTATTTTCCCTATATTTGTATTAATAAAATTAGAAATTATGCCAAAGATATTTGAAGTAGGGGGTTGTGTTAGAGATGAGATACTAGGTGTCCACACAAATGACATTGATTTCACTTTTGTACTAGATGATATTAATCAGACAGTAGATGAAGGTTGGGAACAAATGTTGGGCCACTTAAAATCCACAGGATTTAAAATATTTTTGGAGACAAAAGATTGTTTTACTGTAAGAGCCAAATTCCCTAAAGGACATAAACACGAAGGTCTAGTTGCAGATTTTGTAATGGCAAGAAAAGAAGTGGGCGTGATTCCTGGTACTAGAAAACCTGTTCTTAAGTTGGGCACCCTAGAGGATGATTTGACTCGAAGAGATTTTACACTAAACGCTTTAGCCAAAGATTTAGATGGTAACATCATCGATTTATTTGATGGGCAACTTCATTTGATTTTAAATTTGTTGATTACTCCTTTGGACCCAGTTACCACCTTTTTAGACGACCCTCTTCGTATGATTCGCGCACTTAGATTTCACATTACCAGAGGTTTTCAAATCCATGAAACTGTATGGGAAGCAATTTTCACTCCAGGCCTTATAGATAAGTTGGAAGAAGTGGTTTCACAAGAACGAATCCAAGGAGAAGTTATGAAAATGATGAAACACGACACAGTAAAAACTTTACGATTGTTTTCTAAGATTGATAAAGCAGAACCTAGATTATTAGAAATTATGTTTGGTGGTGACATGTGGTTACTACCAACAAACAAAAAACAAAGATGAAGGTGAGTAACTGTTGGTATCTTTAAAATCACATATTCAAGCGTTACAATGATACGAAAAACAATTAAAATGGTTATTAGTATCTATGAAATCATATATGCAAGTATTGTTGTGATATGAAAAATGATGAGATGTAGGACATTTGACGCTGCAACTTCTTATCAATTGGATTGAAAAGTAAACTGATGAGTTTACATTCTACAACAGTTTGTCAACCAACTGGGGTTGTGGGGTTCGATACCGCACATGGATTTAATCGTAAATCACATGATAAGAATTTTGTTAAAACTGAAACTATGGGATTACTAGTTCAGATTTTCACCTAGTCTTAAGGTACTCCATAATTAACTGTACCATGTTGGCGTCAAAATATCTAGAATCAAATTCTGCTACAATTTCACTGGAATCTTCAGTTTCGTGATATATCATATAACGAGGATAATCAAAACCGTCAGTATATTCCACTACCAGTTCCCCATCTTTATACTCTGTTCTACTAATCTCGTCAATACCAAACTCCCTTAAGAGTTTTCTAATTTGTTTTGTCATTTATTTATTATTTTAATAATTCTCTTGTTACTGTTCACGATAGAATCTAGATAGTGTAAACTATCCCTAACTAACTCAACAGCAATCACTAGATTTTCTTTTTCTTGTTTAATCTTTCCAATTTCATTCATATGGTTAAACAATGTGGAATCATAGTCGTCACATGTTTGTGATAACAAACCTTTTAACACTTCCCTATCATTTTCCACAACTTGTATTGTTGAGTCTTTTTTAATAACGAAAGATTTAAGTTTCTCTATTTCTAAGCTTTCTGAGTTAACAACCTCTTTTAGTGTATTAATTGATTGTGACGTTTTTTTACGTTCTTCCCCACGCTTTACAATAACTGAATCAGCTAAACTTAAAGTTCTCTCAATATCATCAATTAAGTTACTATCCACTTTAGTTACGTGTTCTATTGGTACGACCTTTAGAATCTTTTTTTCTGGAAAGTTATTTACATACATAGATATGAAATAACAAAGGCACCCAGTAATGACACCAATAAATAAACATTTCAATCCTCCGCTAAACATTCCATTAATTTTTCATTCATTATACTTAATTTCTCTTCGTACCGAATATTTAATTCTTCAAGAGATTCTATGCGGTCTTTGTGGTCGTCAATACGACTCATACATGTGTTTTCAAAGTTAACTAGTTGTTGTTCATGTATTTTTACCATGTCAACATACAAATAACCAATAACCACCAAAGCTATAAACGCAATCGCGGCAATTGGGTTTTTAATGAACTGTTCAAGTGTTACGGGTAATTTCATTTAGTTTAAATTCTCCTCTAGATTTATTAATAAATAGGTCCACCGTTGATAAATGACACTTTCATATTTTTTCCTTTATCTCATTAATAAGCATTCGTTAGTTTTAAAATCGATTACTTACCTCCCTACGTCCCAAGACGTAAATAATTTGGTAATTAAGTTTGTATTATAAGTTAATTGTTGTATATTTGTATTGTTCAATTAATCACACTTAAACGACATACTTATGACAGACCAGGAGACTATACAAAAACTTAAAGAGTATACAGGAAATAACGGATTTCTTAAATCAGTACTAAACGGTTATAACCGTTGGGGAGGATTAACACCTAAACAAATGGAAGCAGTTAAGAAATTTTTTACACCTAAAAAACCAAAAGGGAGTATCGAACCCATCAAGGTAAACATCGACGTAATTTTAAAAAGATATGTTGCGAGAGGAATATCAGAAGCGTATGGTTTAGACAAGATTACACCTATAACGGTTACGATTTCTGAGGTCAACGCTCTAACCGCTAAAGCGGTGAGAGTAAAAGGGAAGATGACCTTTACAGATGTTGGGTGTTGTCGCTGTTGTGGTAGAGACCTTACGGATTGGATATCCAAGGCTTCTGGAATCGGTCCCACCTGTGCAAAATATATGGGAATTAAAAGACCTACGACTAAAGCAGATATTGTTGAGTTTAATAAAAACTTGAAAGAAAGAATTGAGGAGATGGGTGAGTTTGAATTCTGGATTCCAAAATCTCATATCAAAGATGTGATGGGAAGTTTTAAATACATCTTGGAGTGTTAATGAACATAATGGGGCTTGGCCCCATTTTTTTTGTAAGAGACTTTTCTTAACCATTATTATTCCCTATATTTATATCATGAATTATCATGAAGACGACAGAGCACAACGACTATTAGATGTCTTTCCTTTAAATGAAGGGCAAATTAATATTAGTTATATAAATTCTACAGAACATATTGTAGCTTGGCATAAACACGAGAAACAAACGGACTATTGGATTTGTTTAAAAGGAAGTTTAAAAGTTGGATGGGCAACTGAAGATGATGGGTGTGAGTTTAAATATCTTTCAGAAAAAAATCTTAATGTGTTAGAAATCCCCCCAGGGATATATCACGGATATAAAGCATTAGAACCAGGAACAATCCTTGCTTATTATGTTACTAGAAAATATGACCCAAACGACGAACATAGAGCTAATATCGGACACTTTGGTGAGGAATGGAAGACAGAAAATAAATAAGTAAATATGGAAAACAATATAGGTAAAGATTTTAGTTTATACGCTAGAAGTATGAAAAATAACATAAGTTCTACCGCGTTATGGGACTATGAAAATAGTATGACACCATACATTTTAGAAGAAAGGGAAATGAGAGCAACACAAATGGACATTTTTTCTCGTCTGATGATGGAAAGATTAATATGGGTAGCAGGACCAATTGTGGATGTTACAGGACAAATCTTACAAGCTCAGTTAATGTATTTAGATACGGTGAATGCTGATGACATTAGGATACACATAGATTCACCAGGTGGTTCTGTAAAAGCAGGGTTAGGAGTTGTAGATGTGATGGATTATGTCAGTTGTGATATCAGGACCGTAAATACTGGGATGGCAGCGTCCATGGGTTCAGTACTTCTTGCTTGTGGTACGAAAGGTAAACGTAACTCTTTAAAGTATAGTAAAACCATGTTACACCAGTCTAGTGGTGGAGCTGTGGGAAATATCCAAGACGCACGTATCACTATGGATGAATGGGAAAAAACTAATAAAATCCTATTTAAAATACTAGGTAAATCTTGTGGTAAAACAGCAAAACAAGTGGAAAAGGATGCACAAAGAGATTTGTGGTTAGATTCCCAAGAAGCACAAGACTATGGAATAATTGATGAAATAATACAAAACTCAAAAGCATTTAAAAAATGAAAAAAGAACCAACTTGGGGAGGGAAAGAAAAGGATTTAGAGTCTTCCAGTGAAAGTGACAATCAAATTACAAGGGTAGATAACCATATCTATTTTTATTCTGAAGTGGAACGTCCAAAAATGTTAGAACTTAATAAGAAAATTAATGAATTAGATATTAATTTACAAACCATAAGTTTAAAATTAGGTACAGAACCACCAAAGATGTACTTACATATTAATTCGTATGGGGGAAGTATATTTGCGGGATTATCTACTCTAGATACCATAAGAAATACTAAATGTGATGTGGTTACAATTATAGAAGGGTGTGCGGCAAGTGCAGGAACAATGATAAGTGTGGTGGGTAAAGAAAGACACATGCATAAACACGCTTACATGTTAATACACCAACTAAGTGCTGGGACCTGGGGAAAATATAACGACCTAGTTGATGATATGGAAAATAACACCAGACTTATGAAAATGATAAAGAAACTATATGCTGAGTATAGTCAGGTCCCTAAAGAAGAATTAGATGAAATTCTTAAACATGATTTATGGTGGGATGCGGAAAAATGCTTAGAGTATGGTTTGGTAGATAAAATTTTAGATTAAACATTAAAATATGATAGTAGAGAAGTATGTGAAATTATTAGATAATATTGCAGAAAAATTTAACGATAAAGATAAGATTAAATCTTTTTTCAATACTTACAAATGGAAGATATTGTTATTTATTTTTCTAATGAGAGGGCTGGGGGTGATGTATGAAGTTTATACCATTGGGACCTGTGTTAATTGTGGTAACCTAACCGAAGACCAAATGAGGGATATTGTTAAGAACAGTGAAACCGTGTCAGAATTTACTAACCAATTAAAATTCGTCCCACATACCGACTTAATCACCTATTTTAAAGATTTATGGTTACCACTATGTGCGAATTGGGCAGCTATGTTTTTAAGTTTATCTATACTGTATGTGGTGTGGAAGGTACTCTCTACGGTACTTCTAAAGGCATACCTAAGTGTCGTAAAAAATACGACATCAAAACAAAAAAATAAAAAAATATGAGAATAATAACTGATTATGGAGAAATAATAATTTCATTATTTGGTGAGACGCCTGACACTAAAAAAAACTTTGAAACTTTAATCGATAATGGGTTCTACAGGGATTTAACTTTTCATAGGGTTATCCCAGGATTTGTAGTACAAGGAGGGTGCCCAAACGGTGATGGTAGCGGTGGCCCTGGGCACACCATCAAATGTGAAGTAAATAGTGACAAACAATATCACGACAGGGGTATTTTATCTATGGCACATAGAGGTAAAGACACTGGGGGTTCACAATTCTTCATCTGTCTAAATAGACATACGACACAACACCTAGATGGTTTACACACTTGTTTTGGTGAAGTAATAAAAGGAATGGGTATTATTGACAAAATTAAACAAGGTGATAAATTTAGTATAGTAAAAAATTAGAATATGGAAAAAGTAGAAATTATGATGTATACAATGCCCACATGTGGATATTGTACAAAAATGAAAGGAGAGTTAGAAAAATCTAATATTACCTATACTGAAAAAAATTATAAAGATAATAAAGAGGAGTGGGAACATATTAAATCACTTACCAGGAGTGCAGTATTTCCTACATTCGTAGTGGGTAAAGAATACCTAATCCCAAATAGAGACTTTAAAACCCCTCAGGAAGCCATCCAGTCTCTCCAATACTACCAAAATAGTATGCATAGAGACCAAACTATTGAAGATTTAGTTGAACTATTAAAAAATAATATGTATATGACCAAGATGGCTCTAGATAAAATAGAGGCCATTAATGTTAAACTGACTAAACAAGAGAAGGTAGAGGCACAAAATGCAATACAAGAAGATAGGAAAGAACATCTAGAACAACAAAAGAAAATAATGGATAAAATACGACTTAAAAAAACTATAAGTTAAAAATTAATAACCACATTACAATACTTATTAATATGAAGGTCCATCACCCCATGGTTATAAAAAAATTACCAAGTAATAATGTGTTAGTAGCTTTACCTGACTACCCTAGACCTATTATTATGTCAAGACAACAGTTTGAGATAGATAAAAGAAAGTATGTGGGATGTTAGGTGGGGACAACCAAGATAAAATTTTTGATAAGATAATAAAATGCGTATTAACAGGTCAACTTACTGAAAAAAAAGATTTAAAGCTTTTTGGGATTACCGAACCTAATCTACAAAAAGAAGTTATGTGGAAACTGTTTGAAGAAAAAGTGGCTACAACCCATGACAAAAAAGAAAAACATGGATTAATCAATCTATTCCACAGAACGAATCTTCTATCTTAAAGGATATTTATGATTAATGAGACTAAATGCCCACCATAGTGGAGAGAACATAGACCCTGAATTACAATGGGCTATAGATAATTCGTACCGTACCAACCCAGAGTTGAGAGACGATATTTTAGACTCACTAGAAGATGAAGAATTAGAATCTTACATCGTTAATGTAGAACATGGAGATGTAAAACTTAAAGCTCCCCCCGAACAAATATTACAAAAACTTACCGGATTATCCGATTTAGGTAATATTGTTACAACCATGAGAGGTGGTAATGGTGTAGCCGTGTTAACCGATAAAGATTTGGTAATTAAAATCACTGGTGATAAAGCTGAATACATTACATCAAAAGAGTTAGAAAATATTAACAGTGAGTATGTGGTTAAAGTACATAGTAGTAAAGTTATTGACCCTGACGACCAAAGTATATATACACCAGATAGTAAACCTGCTTATTTAATAATTATGGACAAAGTGGACGCTCCCACCATACAACAAGAACGTGACTGGTTTGACTGTTGTTGTACTGAAGATAAACCCATTTATATCGATTTTACAGACCCCGATGGAGATGCAGTAGTTCATCCACCTGTAGATGATTATGATAAATGTAATAAGATTTATGACGATATTATGAATATCAGAAAAGAGATAGAAAGAGTGGGAAGAAGATGGGTGGATATAGGAATAGATAATGTAGGCATTAAAGATGGGAAATATGTCCTAATAGATTTAGGAACCAACGACCCATTACCCTTAAATGAAAATACTAATACTCTTACAAAAAAATTAAAGGAGTCCATTACCCACCCCACCATCCCCTTTACAAGTAAAGTAAAAAGAATTCTGCAGGTCGCTTTAGATATGGGATTCAAAAAAGGTGAAACACTTAATCTTATAGGAATCGATTGGAAAGAGAATAAAGGGGCGGCAGAATTTCGTAAAAACCTATCTAAATTTTTTGATATAAATCTTAGTTTGTCACACGACTTGAGTTTTATATTTGAATATAATATAAAGATAGGTAATGAAAAGGTGTCCACTTGGGTTCTACCGACAATTTATGAAAGTAATGTGTATGTTTATGGTGATTACGATACGCACTACGAATATACCGACTGTGATGAAACGGGGATTTCGTTAGGTCCTTGGGCTGTGGGTGAGGAATGTGAATGTGAAAGGGGTACGATTTATGATAGTGAGGACGATGAGTATCGGGCTTGTACTGAGAGTGAACTAGACACCATACACTCTGATGAGGAATGTGAGTGTGAATATTGGGCCAACGACGATGTTGTGGTATATTACTACCCTATATATGAAACACAAATATATAGTACTGTTGACCCAGAGACTGCGGGATGTGACCACACTGAACATACCCATTTAAGTGATTATATTCATTGTTTGGAATCAACTGGTGATGTTGTTAGGGTAATGTCAGAAATGCATATATCCGATACGGCCCATGAACTAGAGGATGATTTTGATTATGGGTTGGGCCAGGAAATCGCTGACGATTCGGGACGACCCTGGTCCAGTGTGGAGTTCGAGGAACATAACCCGTCAGTGGAAATGAGAAGGCTAAACGACTTATATCCAGACAGTACACCTACCTCAGAAAAATTAAATGAACAACAAATGACCATGTTCCCAACAGGACACTGGAGGTTTCCTGTGGGAAAGGAGGGTGAGGCTGTGAAAGAGATACAAGAACAGTTACCAGAACACATAGTGAAGTTAATATTCCAACAATGGGATAAGGAAGAACCACTTCAAATGAATGATAAAGATTTTAAATTATTTGGCATCCCTCATAAAGTTAGATTATTGATAGCATTAATAGTAAGGTACTTACAAAACACCACTAGACCTATTCCAGTTCGTAGAGTGTGGGACTGTGAGGATTTAAAATATTTATTTACTAAAGAAGATAGACATATAGTTCAAAAGTACCTATGCGAAGAGGATTTTGATTATGAAATGATGTATGGGTATGATGAGTGGGATGATGGAATGCCAGACCAACTGGATGAGAAAAGTTGGGGTTTGGTCACCAAGATATTAGGTGTAGATGAATCTATTGCGGAAAATTTATTAAAAGATAACCCCCAAACGCAAGCGGAAGAAGAATTATTGGCCAATAAAGAAGATGATGTAGATACAATAAGATACCTATTGAAGTGGTCCAATGAAAGAGGTGCAGGTGACGCAACCTATACCGCGATAAAAGATTCTATGAAAGATGAAATAGAGGACCACTTTGAACAGGAGGGTAAATTTGAATATAATAGTAAAGGAGAGTTAGTCTACATAATTGAAGCAGATTTAAAGGACTATGTCCAAGACCCTAACGCTTGGGACAATACGGATAGGTTTCAATCACATGAAGACTTTTCGGGACTAGACCTGGAAGATATACTATACGATATTAATTTGGAGAGTGACTCCACCCTTAACCCCTATACTTCCTCCCTTCATACTATACCTAATGTAATATTTGATATATTCATGGTTAGCGACTTCTCTACCCAGTGGTATTCTGATAAACATGAATTAACTGTAGACACTAAATTCTTTGATAGTTACTGGTACCCAGATTATGATATTAATCAAGATTTTATGGATAGAATGGGGGAGGCATATTATGACCAACTTAAAGGAACCATGAATGAAGGAAAAAGTTACGGTGCTGAGATAGAACTTGACCATAATAACGCTTACATTGAAGCTGGACCAATCACCAAGACAGAAATTCAGATTCTTAATATGATTATGGGTAAATTTTCACAACAGGAACTTACTGACCTTACAACTATTGATTATCATAATGTGGGTTTAGACTTGGAGATAAAGTGGAGTAACTTTATTAAGTTAATTGGTGAAAAGACAGGTAACTCAGAAGATTTTGCTAAAAGTACTCGATGGGCAAAATGGGTGTTGGACAATAGGGATAGAGCAGAGGGTGCTAATGAAGATGGCGAAGTTGTTATTGATTTTAACAATATAGATATTTTAACTAGAAATTACCCATCAGTTTATGAAGTAGAAGGAGATGAATCCATATGGCAAAGAGAATATAGACGAGCGGCAGTAGAAATACCAGCATTTGATGATGAGGATGCTAGAGAAAGAGCTAATGCAAGTTTCTGGGAGTATGACCCTGAGTTTGAAACTTATGATTATGGGAATAGTGATACTGATGAGTTTAATATTGAAGATATTACTCATTATCAAACCCTTAAAGAACAAATTATCAATACTGAAAATTTACCAGAAGAAGAGATAAGTCCTGACTTAGTTGAAGGTGATAAAGTTTTTGTTTGGGATGTAGAACCAGATTTCGCTGTCTATCACAACCCAGCACCTCCAGGAACTACACCAAATACAATACCCTCCGCATTTATTGGGACAGTAACAGAAGTAATACCAGATGATGAGATTGATAGACATGCCTACCGAGGAGGTATAAAATATATGGTAGATAGTATGTCAGGTTTAATAGGTCTATACCCAGGAAGAAGTGATGGTTTGGGAGAGATGGGGAGGTGGGGGTTCCATAGAGATAAGTGGGTTAAGTTAAACAAGGAAAACCTACAAGAGATTAAAAAAATTACCAACACAAAAAACATTGAAAGACAAAAAGATTTCACCTTAAAAAGGTCTTTTATGGAATCAATCAATAATTTAACGGAAAAAGAGATTACCACTATCAAGGAAAGTGTGGTGGTAAGTAGAGTTACATTATTTGATTATTTAGACGAACTCAGTAAAAGTAGTTTAGTAAATGAAAATGAGTTACCTGAATTATTAATCGGAGGCAGAAACTGGACAGATAAGTTTACCGTTTCTAAGTCCATGGACCTAGACGACCTTAAAGAAAATTCTAACAAAGTAAGGGATATCGTATTCAATAATGCAAAACTAAAACTAAGTAAAAAATTAGAAAACCCTTCTTTTATTGAAACTAAAAGAGAGTTGTTAGAGACCGCTAAAAGTATTGTCACGCTTTGGGAAGAGTCAAGAAGAAACAAAAATAGGGTTAGTTGAGGTAGTGTCTAACGTACTAAGAACGAGGTATTCTACACTTAAAAGTTGGTAATTAAAAAAAACCTCCTTATATTTGTACTTATAAAACAAATAGTAATGAAGTATTTTGAAGAAGTAGAAGAATTGGCGAGAGAGTTACACGGTGACCAGAAAAGAAAATATACTGGAGAACCTTACGTTAATCACACAGTAACAGTCGCTAATATAGTTAAAAAGCACGGTGGTGACGAACCTATGGTGTATGCTGCCATTCTTCACGATGTGTTAGAAGATACACCCACCACCGAAAACGAACTGATGGACTTACTTATGGACATATTTGATAATTATATGATTAGTAGAGACGTGGTAATGTTGGTTAAAGAACTTACCGATGTTTATGTTACAGAAAATTTTCCAAACACTAACAGAAAAGGTCGGAAAGAAATGGAGGCAATGAGATTGGGTAAGGTGTCACCCAGGGTACAGACAATCAAATACGCAGACCTTCTAGACAATAGTAGAGATATAGTTTATAATGACCCTAAGTTCGCTAAAGTATACCTAAAAGAGAAAGAACAAATATTAAAATATATGACTAAGGGAAATAAAGAACTTTATAATAAAAATCTTAAACTATTGTCTTTATAGTATGTTTTCTATATATTTGTTATGTCAAATGACAAACTGATTGATAAAAGTGAAAGAAGGTTTTAATTAACGTATTAAGGCACAACAATCTATAAAAGAAAGGAGTTACGCAATGATATCTGGAACTACGTAACTTTAAAAAAGAACCTTTCTTTTTATGCGGGTGTAGTTTAATTGTAAAACGCTTAACATCCAGTTAGGAGTTGGGAGTTCAAGTCTCACCCATCCGCTCTAATTCCCTGAAAAGGGTGGTGGAAGTCGAATCCGATTCGGCCCCAAAGCCAGAGTTTAATTACTCTGGCTTTTTTATTAAAAATAAATTTAAAAAAAATATTATGCCAAAAAGTAAACACAGAAAAAATCAAAAACAAAAATCTAGACAACGTACACTACGTCTGAGGAACCAAAAAAAGAAAGAAATGGAACAGTATTTTGAAATGTTATCCCAAGCCCAAAAAGAACAAAAACAATCTGAGACTATTGTACCCTCCAACCCGTACGACCTAACTGACAAATAAAAATAAATTCCATTAATTTGAAGTATTTATAGTTAATGGAAAGAGGAAAAACTATAAAAGAACAAACCCCTAACTTAACCCCTGAGGAGATTGTAGGTAATTTCCTAGATTTTTGTCAGGATAATTTAGGATATCGAACCCCTGCGTCGGTAGAGTTGGTAACGGATAGGGATAAGTTAGTTACTTTGGCTTCTTATAATCTAAACGACAGTAGTGTAAGAGTTTACTCTAAAAACAGAGCACTCGCAGACATACTTAGAAGTATCGCACACGAACTAGTTCATCACAAACAATTAGAAGATGGTAGAATTGATGTTAACAATCCACCCCAGGATGTTGGTGGTGAGATTGAAGACGAGGCAAATGCTGTAGCGGGTCAACTAGTAAAAGCTTTTGCTTATACTGATGTAAACATCTACGAAAATTGGAGTAAATCTAGGGCTGTGGGACGAGGACAAACCTTTTGTCAAGATAAAGAGGAAAATATAACCATTACAGATACCGTCAAAGGTTATGGGCAGAATCTAATACATGGGACCACTAAAACCAAAGAAAATAATTTTAAACCAAACTTAAGAGAAGGGTCATTTAGTATCCCTGCTCAGAGTAAAGATTTGTTGGGTTTAGTAAATGAAGAGACCGACACAAACAAATTAAAATTAATACAAGAAGTAATTCACAATCAATTAAGGTATCTTAATAAAAATCAAGAAGTCTTAAATGAAGAGTCAATAGTGAATTTCAAGAAGATAGGTGATGGAACTGTAACACCTATAGATGTTAAAATAATGAATCACCTTATTAGGGATTATAGTAAAGATGAAATAAAAGATATGGTAGGCATTAGTGCTTATAGTTTGGATTTAACGCATATCTTTAAATTATATGGAGGACCTAGACTGTGGAGTTTCTATGGAAAACGGTTAGTACAGTTTATTTATGACAGTAATTATAATGTTACGGAAAACAATGTTGGTGACCCACTACCACCGTTAAATACATACTCTATAACTCGAAGTTCAGTTGCAGTACAAAGAGTATCACAAGACTATAGAGTTGAAGCTCAGGACACCAACTTCAACGGGTTTATGTGTGGTGTTCAGGAAGACTTCTGGGGGTATGACCCAACCTTTATCAGTCAGGAAGTACTAGATGATGACTTCGTAGGTGATGAAGAATGGGTATCAGTAAGTATGAATGGTAAACGAATTTGGGGCGGAACTGAAAGTGAAATAGAAGGAAAAGAAGATTTCAACCCTTATAATAGGGAATGTAATTATTAAAAAAACAAAGTTATGAAAATTATAATTACAGAAGAACAACTTAAAAAGATAATGGAGATTAAAACGACTTTACACGAAGTCGCTCTATCATCACCTGTACCTTATAACGGAGTTAACACGTCCATTCCTGAAGGTACATTAAAACTATATGACGGGTTAGGTAAAGGTAGGAGAGAAAAGAGAGATGAGGTAAGGCAAATGCAACAAGACCTCATCACTCTTAATTACATATTACCGAGATTTGGAGTTGACGGTAAGTTCGGTAGAGAGACCCTCGTGTCAGTAAATGCTTTTCAAAAAGACCATGGGTTTGTAGAAAGTGAAACGGTCACCCAAGAAATGTTAACAGCACTCAAAAATCCTAAAAACTTAAATAAAAATCCTGAAATCAATGACCCCAAACAAGTTAAAAAACACGCTAAACAAGGGAACATAAAACCTTTTAGTCCTGCAGTTGTTGACGCAATTAGGAAAGCAAGTGGTGAAAATGGTGTAAGTGAAGAACTAATGTTTACGATTGCTAATATTGAATCTGGGGGGGACCCCACCGCAAGAAACAAACGGAGTGGTGCTTCAGGATTGTATCAGATAATGCCTAAATATTTTAATGACTATGGTGTTAATGGCACAACAGTATGGGACCCTTATGAAAATGCGGATGCAGCAGCTAAAGGACTTAAAAGAAAAATTGAAAGGTTAACGAAGGTAATAAAATCCTCACCCACTAATCCCCAAATTTATATGGCACACAATCAAGGTAGTGGGGGATTTGAAATTATTTATAATGCTTGTAAAAACTTTGGTGGTTTAGATGGTAAAGAATCTTTACAACAATCTTCTAACAGTCTTGGGTATGGAAGAAGAACTGGGAGTAAAATATATAGAAATATGAGAGGTAATAAAGGAAACCACCCATGTCAATTTATGGACAGTTGGGGTGACATATATGACAGTAAAAAGACTTCTTACGCATAATGTATACACTAAAAGAAATAAGAAAGATTTTAAATATTCAAGAACAAGACCCTAATGAAGATTCTTGGTCTGATGGAGATGCGATGGAAGACAATAAAGGAGACGGTAAATCTTTTACACCTTTTGAATTAGCTATCCTTAAATTAATCCACCAAAACTTAACCAAAGAGATGATGGAGGATGTCCTAGTTAGCCATGCTTATCCTAATGATGTTGGTAGGAAATGGCAAAACATTGCAAAATTAGTTGGTTTAAGACATGACATTCAAAAACGACATTCAATGGAAGATATCGCATATGATAAAAGATATGTGAAGTGGGCATTAGATAATTGGACTGAAGACGGCGATTATGCTTCGATAGAAAAACCAATAAAAGTTCCACCCAAAAGCTATGAAGTTGACCGAGAAGAATCAGGTACTCAAGTAGAGTATAAAGATGGTTCAACCACTGTAATTGCTTATGATGAAGACATGGCAAGTGATACCGCAGATAATGAGTTTTGGGACTGGGGCGGTGAAATGGAAACTACCGATTATGGTGATTATGAAACTTACGATAGTTCTATTACCAAAGTCATACCTACAGAAGTATTAAGTGAAGAGAAACAAAAAGAATTTAATGAGTTAGTTAAGTTGTGTGAATTAGGTGAAAAGTACACACCAAAAATTGTGGGAGGAGTAACTAAAGAAACTTTAGTGGGATTCCTCAAAGAGAATATAAATGATATGGTTTATATTGATGAACCTAAAGAAAAACATGTCAGAAGAATGGCTAGTGAGTTAGGTCCACTAGAAGGATTCCCAATAGAAAGGTTTAAAAACATGCCTCCACCAGAAAATGAATCTACACAAACAGAAGAAGAAATAGATTATCTTGATAGTATTCCTGTAGAAAAAAGTTTTATTGAAAATGCGGATAATATAAACCAACAATTTAAAAAGTTTCTAGAAACAAAAGAATTAGAATTTCCAGAAGAAGAGTTAAAAGATGTGATGAAAGGAGTTAAGTCTATCATACTACAATTAAAGTATCATTATAATAGACCAAGACCTTATCAAGTCGCAAAAGCAAAAAACTTACAATTAGATTCAGAACATTTAAAATCAGCTAGCACACCATCGTACCCATCCGGACATGCAACCCAAGGTACCTTCATTGGAAGATATCTGTCGGACCTATATCCTGAGTATGAAAAAGAATTAAGACAGGCGGGGGAAGATATTTCATTCAGTAGAAATATGGCAAAAGTTCATTACCCAAGTGACTCCGAGTTTGGAAAAATATTAGGAAATGGCCTTTATGAATTTCTACACCACCAACTAGAAAGTTTAGATGAAGAAACGGATATTTTTGGACAAGGGTTGGCAAGTCCCATAGGGCCTGAAGAATTTGAGGGTAGTGATGGAGAGTGGGAAGAGCTAATTAAGAAAAATGAAACACCAGAAGAATATGATGACGGTGGGGCCGACGCACAAATTGGATTTGTCACACCCTCTAGTGAAGTAGTTGATAACATATGTAAAGTGAAGGGTTTTTGTCAGGCACAAGGACCTATAACATTTGGGCAACTTAGAGAGTTAGTGGAAACTGCAACTAATAAAAGAATTATCACGGATTTAAGTCGTGGTGCTTTTAAGACATTGTGGAGGATAATCCCTTTTTTCTTACCACAAGTATTATTAGCTTCAGTGGGCGTTACCGTTACTAGAGCTATTAATAAAGTTATTACGCCCGCGTTAAAGGACACTAAAGGGTATAAGTCCTGGTGGGGGAAAGTGGTTTTAAAAGCTATGGATATTGCGGAAGGAGATTATATTCCCGATGTCGCGTTAGGTGATGACCCACTCAGTAAAATATTCTTTATTTCCGATGGACTACTCCAAATGGTCAGAGACAAGTATAAACTTAAATTTGCTAGATATGTCGCAGAAGTTGCCGCTAATGAACCTGACAATAAACCTGTACCAGAATGGTTTGTTGAAAATTTATTGAGGGATTATTTAAATCAAAAATTCTTATTAAATCCCCCATTACCTATTAAAACCAACACCAAAACAAATTTACAAGAACCCCCATATAGTGATGATGAAGATACGAATGGTGTAGATTTATCACAAGACGACAATTCATTAAATGAAGAAAAGGATGAACCAGATTGGTCTATACGACGGGGTAAACAACATTACGCGATGAATGCGGAGAACACACCAACCGAACCTATAACAGCGTTCAATAATTATTTAGTTAAAAATTCTCCTTTTATCATTGAAGGATTCGATTTCTATTTAAGTGCGGTTCCAGGTAACATGCCAGGAGAAGCAAGAGTAGATGTTTATGTGCCTATGATGGATGATAGTACACTAGCAGATGAGATATGGAACACCGAGAGAAATTATATGACTAGAGAATATAGTGCCAACATGGTTTATTGGGACAATCATGACGATATAGACCATTATGAATTTACTGAACATACTGATATGTTACACAATATAGGTTATGACCAGAAATTTGGAGAATACTATTATTATGAAGATTTTCAAGAGAAGTTCCCTGAACATATAAAACAAATATTCCACACAATTAAATACACCAATCTATTAAATGCACCTGGTAAACAATATGAACATATGTGGAGAAGTAAAAGAAATACTCTTAATAGAAAACTGGTGAGTCTCTCTAAATTATTTGGTCTAGATAGTGTAGTAATCAACAGAGACCCCCAGAGACCCTGGAAAAGACAGGTAGATTCTTATGGTAACGAAGAAATTCGCCCAGGGAAAACCGTACCTAGAGAATGGCCTCGCTCTTAATCATTTACATTTGATGGGATGGGGGTTAAAATTGACATATGTTAGTGGTAAGATACATTATAGAAATTATGAAATTTTTACGTAGAGGGCTCCAACCCAGATACTACCTGATAAAGATAAGGTTTGGGGACATAAAGCCTTTCTATTCCTTGGATGAGTGGGGCCGTCAAAAGGGTAAACGGATAAGGGAAAATCCCTTACCCCCTAAGAATGCCTACCCTTGGAATAAATTAAGAAAGTCGTTAACCCAATTCGGGTACATACCTTCTATTGTCACCTACCAATATAAAGATAAAAGTGATGTAAGGTATCGTCTAATTGATGGTAACCATAGGTATCACGTCTTGTCGGAAACCTATAAAAAGGCAGATTCCATTAAAGTGTGGGTGTGTAGGGAAAAGACCAAACGATACGAATTTGTCCATAATAAAGGGAGTATACTTATGCAACAAAAAAAGGACGCGTTAGATAAACTTACACAACATAGGGACAAAATTAGACGTAAACGCCCCATATACTGGAAATTAAAAAATAGAAGATGAAAACAAAAGCAGATTATTATGAATGGTTGATGATGGAACACGGTAGGGTTTCGGAAACAATGAGAAAAGTCCCCAAACTGTCCATTGAAGAACAATCTAAAAGTGTTAATATGGTAGAATATAGTGTTGACAACATGAAAAAAATAAATGAATTAAAGACAACTATGTTAAGATTAGAAAACGAGGCTAACAGAATTACCAGATATTTATAGATAATGTCGTTACGCCCACCCACCATTAAAGTAATTCTCGAATTAACATCTTTTTTAATACAAGTAGTTGTAAGTTTTTTAATTCTCTGCTTGTTTTTACCCTTCATTATTGTTAAGATTATGGTAGAGGAAACATTTAATAACATTAAGACCACCATTCACCTATTAGGTCAATCAAACTTTATAAAAAGAATAAAAAGAATAAAAAAATGAATTCAAATGAGTTTATATATTGGTTGAGAGGGATAGTTGACTCCACTACTTTTATGCCTACTAAGGAAACTTGGGATATTATAGTAGACGTGATAAAAACTGTTAAATTATCTAAGAAAGAACCTACCCCTTTAAATGATGCGGTAGTACACCGATTAAATGTGTTAAATTCTCCAGGAACTGGAAATCCGAATCCCTATGAAATTAAATGTGATAATACAACAAAACAAGGTAACCCTTTAAAAGACTAAAAGATGGCTTATTTAATTATTAAAAAAATGACAGACCCCATTACAGGTAAAATAAATTTTATTGTTTTAAATGATGGTTTAAGTCAAATCATGGAAATACAGGAGAAAGAGAAAGCAGAAAATCTGGTAGAAGTATTCAACCAAAACTCAGATAGTGGATGGGTGTATGAAATAAAAGAAGTATGTGACCCACATAATAGATAAAAGATGGGAAGTATAGAAGATTCATACTGGGAAGTTTACACTCAAATTGAAAAGTTGGGGTTAAGAGAAGAATTTAACCAACAACTTAAAGAAATGACTGATAGTGAAAAATTTAAGTACATGGAAACTCATCGTAGATGGGAATATGCGTGTGATAAAGTAGTTAAAAAATTTAGAAAGAAAGATGATTAGTACTATAATTTCTTCGATAGTGGTAATGGTAGTGGTTCACTTACTAATAGTAAGTGCTGGAAAACTGAATAAAAAAAAATAAAAATGAAGATATTTTTAATATGGCTTCCATATACGATTTTGGGTTTCTTGTGGTTACATCTCTACATTAGTCACCATAAAATAAAATATATGAACCCACTCAAAACGATAGGGTTACTTTATCTTTGGCCCATCTCTATATTATTTAATTTACCAAGTCTATTAATAAAGATTAAGGATAAATTGAACATTTAAAAAAATAATAGTACTTTTATTCTATGGACTTATCATATAAAATAAAAAACGAAGATAGAAGAAACCACCCACTTAAATGGTGGTTAATGCCAGATGATACAGTGATAGCAATATACCAAGGAGTTAGGGGAGAAAATCCTGACCTAGATTTTATTGTTAAATATCGAAGTCCTGGTAAAAGATTAAGAACCCCTTCCCACACCCACTGGATAGTGGATTTATTAGTTAAATGTGAGTATGACAAAGATTTAGTTAAATTATACGTTGAACATTTAATTAAGATGTATGAAGAAATAAAACCCTTTCAGACCCAACAAGACCGTAATAATTACACACTTAAATACGTACCTAGCACAGTAGCTTTGTTTGGTGAATTAGATAACGCTGGGTACTATTCCGTTAAAATGTTAACTACAATAGTAGAACTATTTTGTAAATGTGAGAAACAAACAACAGGGGCGTTTATGTTTAAAGGATTACTTAATCTAGTTAAAGAATACTGTGAAGGCAAAAAAGACTTCTATCAAATTGTAGGGTATTCAAAACGTGTGTAAAAGAACTAAACCAAAATAAAGATGAGTAAAATAAATTATCCAGATACCGTACAAAAATGGCTAGATGGTTTCTATGACCATTTAATAGAAATGGGATTTTTTACTGACCACGAATTAGGGCATTTTTCCGAAGAAAAAGCTAAATTAAACTTTCAAGTGGTGATAGGTGATGCTGCATTTCAATCATGGATAAAAGAAGGTGAGGTTAAAATAGAACCTAGAAAATTGACTACATTACTATTTCAAGTAATCGTGAAAAGTCACCTAGAAGAACTTAAAGAAGAAGGCCTTATAGACTCTATTGAAGATGTACCAGGTGGTGAGATAATGTGGTTAACTAATAAAGACAAAGACGAAAATAAAGGTTTATGAATATAAACACTCAGATTATAGTAAAAAATAAAGCTCTTGCTGTGGTAGAAAGTTGTAAAACTTTAGAACAATTATTGGGTGCTAAGAAATACGTAGAAAGATATAATCTCATATTTTCAGATTTAATTGGGTATTCTGAACTAAGTAGGTTAATTTTAAAGAAACAAACACAATGTCTAAAAAATTAGAAATATGTATAGGTAAGTGGGGGTATGAATTAACCATGAATGAATTTACCCCACAGGAGTATAAAAAAATTACAGACTTCGCACTGAAAAATGAAATCAGTATAGAAGATGTTTTTTTATACCATGCGGGTGAAGTGTTAGGCACAGGTAATGATTGGTATGATTTTGATAATTTAGGGCACTACTATGGTCCCAGTAGTCCCCATTGTTCTATAATGGTATTTAATGAGAATAGAGAACTATTAGAGGAATGTAATATAGATGAGGTAGATTATAAAGAAGTCATTTCTAAAATTGAAGAAGACATAAATAATGTATTGGTAACTTATGTGTCCTCAGAAAAAGGAAATTTAAAAACTTTTGAATTAGAATTAAAAGATAATGAGGAGTTTGATGTCCAAAACCTGAAATTAGAAATAAATGTTATCCTCACCTCTACCAATGTTTATGAAATAGTTAATGAAGTGACATATAATGGGGAACCATTATATGGGGACGGAGGTGGAACAACTGGAAAGGGGTTAAATTGTGACATTAAATTACCCTTAACAATTATAGAAGAAGAAAAACAACTCACTGTAAGTGCTTTACAAGATTTAAAAGAGAAAGAAAAATGGCTCGAGGGTGAAGGACCACAAACAGACTAGACTTATGGGAATCTTAGTGACCATAATGGTGGCAAGTATGGTGGTAATATTTGTTAGGGACTTGGTGTCTATAATATTTAACCCTGGGAGTTGGTTAACTAACATTGATGATAAAAATATTGGAGTATATGGTAAAATTAAAAACTTAATATATGGAAGACCAAAAAGGAAAAGACCGAGTAACTGAATTTGTGTGTGACAAATGCAATTACCCAATGCATGATATGGTAGAAATAGGATTTTTGGGTGACCCTACTGAGAATAGAGACGAATGTAACCCTTTTACTGAACTAGTGGTACTCTGCCCTAAATGTACCCCGATAGAGTTCCTCAGAAATAAAAAAAGTATTAAATAAATTTCTATTATTAATTAAAAATATATTACTATATTTGTATAATTAAATAATTAAAAATAGAAGACATGAAGTTAATAAAATACGTAATTTTAACAATATTAGTGATTTTAGGTGTAAAAGCTATACTCGGGGGTGGTAAGGAAAAAGAATAGGTTAATTAAAAAATTTCATAACACTAAGAGTTAGAATCATTAATCCTTGCACTATCAGGAAGATGGTAATCGCTTGAGTTTTAAAAGTGGTAAGTTCAGTCATTTTCTTACTTAATTCTTTAAGTTGTGTGGGGGACACTACCTCATCCATTGATTTCTTCCAAGATTTAAGGTCTTTTATGGACTCCTCTTTCCCTTTAAGTTTCACAATTTCGTGCTTTAGTTCTAGAATTTGACCATTAAGGTTAGATATTCCCTCGTTAAGTCTTTCTAATTCATTAATGACGAGTTTTGAGTACTCATTCCAACCATTCTGTTCATCTGCCATATCACACTATTTTCCTAATCAACTCCATTTTATCCTGAGAACAAATCTCACTATCCCTAATAATTTTTTCTAACGATTCTATTTTTTTCTTTTGTTCCATATGTTCGGTGACATCAAAAGCACAACCAACGACACCGATAACTACCTTTTCTTCACTTAATATTGGTGTACAGTGAGTGTGCCATATCCTCCCTATATGTTCATAATTATATTGTACTGGGACCCCACCTAAAGCTTTTATGTGGGATTTAATGGGGCCAAAATTATCGTCCACTGTCTCAAAATATTCGTACAAACTTTTCCCTATACTTTTATCTGGTTTAACTCCTAAATTTTTTAATCCCCTTCCCTCAGATAAGGTAAAAACTAGATTCTTATCTACTGCCCAGATAGCTGAACCAGCGGGACGATTGTTGAATATTGACCTAATTAAGGCATCCCTCTTTTTCCTATTTAAATCCCTATCAATTAAAGTATCGGTCAACTGCTTCAAGTAACTTAAATTGCATTCTAGTGTCTCCATAAATTGGCAAGTTTTTATATTTATATAAATATGGAGAAACCAAAAGAAAGAAGGAAAAGACTTATAAAAAACTGGGACGACAGCAAAATAGACCAGGTAGAAAAATCATTTAAAGATTTAATCGACTTAGGGTGTGAACACTGGACACAAAATTACACTCTTTCACACACTGACAAAATGTCCCAGTTAGACCTGATGTTAGAGTATTTTGAAAACTCAAACATAGAAGAGTACGAGAAATGCCAATATATTTTAGATATTAAAAATGCCATAAATACTCATCGATATATGTTGTAACATATTTGGTAATACACAGAGAAAGCCTTATATTTGTGTTAACAATAAATGGTTATTCGGAAAAATTGAAACAGTCGGATTAATCTTAGTGGTCGTACCGATACTATCACCAGTAGTGTTCCGTGTTTAATCATTTATTATTATTAACCATTTTTAAATCCCATATTCTATGAAGCCAGTCAGATTAAAAGACCTACACATCCCCCATGAAGTTTTACAACCTATGAAAACTAACACTGAGTTGGATGCCTTTGTATCTGTAAGGGGAGGGTTCCTACCCTCAACAGTTTATATTGTGGTTGGTGGTGCTGGCACTGGTAAAACTTCGTGGGCTATCGATACCCTTTCTAAATTACAAAGTAATAACCCCACTAAGAAGTGTTTATATATTTCAGGGGAACAAGATGAGATTGACAATTATGAACTATCTACCTTTATTCCAGGACTATTAGAATTGGACACTATTTATCTTGCTGGTGTTAAAAACCCACAAAAACTCATAGAGGAAACGTTAGACCAAGGGTGGGATATGGTAATGATGGATTCTTTAGAGGTGGTTTCAGGACGTATAGAGACTACCACAGACCTTAACTCTAGGCAAAGTTTAAAATGGGTCATGGACCTCATGTTTAAACATAAGAGAGGGAATAACCCTACTAACACTTACACGGGATTCTTGGTCATCCAACAGGCTACTAAGAGTGGGGTTTTTAAAGGGGATTCCTCTATCGAGTTCGACACTACTGGTATGTTATATATTCGTAAAGGCCAGGGAAGTGAGAGACACTTGGAGTTCAGTAAGAATCGTAGAGGGGAATCTAACACTAAGTTATTCTATAAATTAGATGATGGGCAAATGGTTTACATGAAAGAGGAAGAAGAAATTGTTGAGTCTCCAGTTAAACCCACTATTGGTATTCCTACAATTGCTTTCGCTTCTATAATCAAAGCTCTAGCTAAAAAAAGATTCAAAACCAACCTTACCCAAAATGAATCATTTGTTATTGTAAAAGAGTTAGAAAATACTTACCAAGAGTTGGTTAAACAGTGTTAATTTATTATTTCACAAGGGTCGAATGGACCGAATAAATCCTGTTTTCCAGTTTTCCCTCTTGAAGATTTGTAACCTTTTACATTGTCAGCTTGCTCACTCATTAAAACTTTTCCTTGACCCGTTACAATAGTAATCCATGGAACGTCATTGTGAGAATCCGCTACTAACCCTTTAATTTGTATTGTCACAGAACCCAACCCATCCGATTTAGTTTCAGTATTAGATATTTCAAACGCTTGTCTAGAGGACACAACCACACTCCCTTCCCTACTACCACCTTTAACTGTAATCTGGCCTATAGGATTTCCCGAGTCACTGTCCCCCCCAGCATTGTTTAGGTTTATCACACCTAGTAATCCTGTCTCACCAACCCTAACGTCGTTCATGTATATAGCAAATCTTGCTTTATTACAACTGTGGCCACCAGGTTTACCTTGGGTATTTATAGAGGTCCTACCATCATTCAACTTTAAACTTCTAGCTTTTTCAATTTCTATCGCTTTTACATTTTCGTCATACTCTTCCTGAGTTATTTTAGGTTTCACGTTTGGACCTTTATCGTTATTAGCTAACGCAATCTTTAACTTTTCAATGGTTTTATCAAAAGCTTCAGTAGGGGCATAATACCCAACGATTACTTTCATACCTGTAAGACATTTCCTCTCCTCCTCAGCTCCTCTCCTTACTAGTTCCAGTGTTACACGAAGTGCTACAATTTGCCCAGGATTTTTATACTTATTAATATCCCTTCTACTGTCTATACATCCGCCCGTATCTGTCACCCATGAATCAAAGAAAGGTTTGCCTCCATTTTTAGTGGGGTCCAGGATTATTTTTATTTCACTATCGGGTGCAGATAATTCAGTTTTTATAGCGTTCCACAAATTAATCCCTCTCTTAGCTGCAAGTTCTTCATTTTCTCTTTGACTACCAGTAAAAAAACTTTCTGGTTCAGTATGTTTATATCCAGATTCTGCACTAACTCTAAAATCTTTATTAGCGTGACCTGCCTTAACAGGACCGTTTAATTCGTTACTAGCGGAACTATAAATTTGTGCGAACGCAATATTCACATCAAACTGTTCTGTATCTATTTGTGGGGAGGAATCTATAGCTAACTGTAACGCGTCTACAAATTCCCTCACCATAACAGGATTTTTATCCACACCAGAAGGGAACTCACCCCACGCGTAAAGACTAAACGTTTTATTATCTATGTCTCTTAGTGGCCCTGTTTTAGGTGCCCCCCTAGGTATTTTTTTATCTTTAGGGAGACAACATCTTGTCCCTAATTTCTCTAAACCGTCAGGGCACTTACCATTAGTTTGTTCATTAATAGTTTGACCTAAATCATAACCTATTAGGGACTTCATTTTTTTAATCTCGTTCTCTATTAATCTTATTTTCATCATAAATAAATATATTACCCTTAACCTTTATTCTCTTTTAATTTCAGATAAAGGTATGGACCTTATTAGGATTTTTTTTGGCACCCATTCGAATACGTTGGTTTAATATTTCCGGTTGGTGAATGAATGTAATAGTTAATATTATTTGTGTTTCACCTTCTTCTTGAAACCCTATCCCACTTAGCACCACTAGGTGGCACCGAGAAATTCATCCACCTAAGAGGAGAAATGTTGGTACCGTCATCTATTTTAACCTTTAATGTAGTGTTCGGGATTAATTTATTTACGGTTAAGTAAAGTTCACTAAGGGTACTATCAAAATCACGTCTTTCGTTATTTATACCCATTACAATATTCAGAACAAAATTATTACTACCATCCCTAAAGTAATCAACTACTCTAACATTTTCAATTGATTCTATTTCATTAATGTATTCCATTTCACCCAGACCCATTTCTTCAGTTTCTTTTTCCAGATTTAATAGGAACTGGTCTACAATGGATTGTATAGCTTTAATAAGTTTATCGGAGTTAGGACTTACTTGTTCAGATAATGTACCACCTATGTTTGTACAAATAGGGTTATCAACATAAAAATACCTACTACCTTCAGGTTTAGGTAAAACCATTTTATCAGTATAAACATATTGCTTGTCTTTCATAACAACTTCTTTTTGTCTACCACCTATAATAGTTTCACCATCTAAAGTACCATAACCTACCAAATCTACATTTCTTTGTTTAGATACATAAACATTTCCAGTTATTCTATATGCTCCACTATCTGGATTCATTATGGTGGAAGGCAAATTCTCAATTTTCCATACTTTCTTACACTGTATAGTTTTTAATTCTCCATCTTTTTCCATAATTAAATCTATCCCTAAAAATACATCTATTATGTCACCACCACCACCCTTATGTATTAGTTCCCATCCACAATCCAACATAGAGTTAAGAACAAAATCCTCAATCTCCTCACCTTGTAAAGAATAATATAAAGATTGTGTGGTATATAAGTCAGATTTACTAATAAATTTATCATATAATATTTCTGGATAGTTACTTACAACATCAACGACATTCTGAAGTATATGTATATTACCATCATTTAAATCATTTAACAAATCTTCAGAAGTAAAAGTTTTAGATTTTTCTACTATGTCAGTAATTAAAACAGCCAAGTCAGAATAGTTAGTATCTAGTTTATTAACTGGGTCCCATTCTAAGTTACCATCTACTTCCCTATATAAAAAACCTAGTTCAGGTATACGGCCATTAATGAACTCCTCTATAGTACCATAAGTTATCTTATCCGTCTCCGAAGGCCACTGCCATTTTCTAGTGGGGTCTAAGTCCTTAAGTCTAGATAATGTAGATAAAGTTCTTTCTTGTTCTTCTGGTGACATAACTGCATTCCACTTTTGTTTTTTCATATCAAAAACTTTTCTAATTAGTGGGTAAGTTATTTTCCTATAAGTTGATTTGTTTAATGTAGCACACAATTTTTTAGATAGAGAACGATTAGGGTATTTTGCACAACCCCTAGGTAAATCACCAGAGTCACCCATTTGTTCAGATAATATGTTTAATAGTTTAATCAAATCACTTCTTTTTTAATTCTATAAGTATCACTACCAAGTTATCCCACCAGTTCCGGTTATATATTTCCAGTGAGAATCTTCGGGGGAGTTAACTCTTAACATACTATCATAATCTTCTTCATCCCTGGGTGCATAGACTTTTAAATCATAAGGTAATTTCTTACCTCCAAAAAGTTTAACTACATCACCAGTAATGTGATGGTCCATCATCCAACCCCAATCAAAATTATGAGTGTCCCATAAATCTTCTACCATATCTATTGGCGAATTAAGATATACATTTATTCCTAACCATGCATCACTCATAATAGGTGCACCACGGTAGTAACTTTTTTCCGCAGCAGGGTTAGTGTAGTACTTCAAATCTATTTTCTCCACGACAGGATAGACTTGTCTAATCTTTCCGGTCGGTGAATTAAGGTAATCGTTAATGATTTTTTCTACTTCTGGTGTCATAATGGTCCCCTAGTCAATTTTATTTTTTTTAATGGAAAAGTAATATCCAAACTTATTATGTTCATCTCCTGGTTTTAAAAACGTGACCATCCCACTATCTTTAATATCCAATTTTTCTTTAACCTCCCACCAATTTATTGGAAACCACCAACCACGTTTTCCCATCAAATCCGCCCAAGTAAAGTTACCACCCTCACTAAAACCAGCTCCACCACCACCCCTTTCAGAATGCTTTATGAAAACATAATTAGCACCATCCCTGTTATAAGCACTTTGAGGCAAAACCTTATCAACATATTCTTTAATTTCCTTACCATATTTTTGAATCAAGTATTCCACAACACTTTTTAACCACATTTGATAGTCATCCTCAGCATAGTCTTCACCATTTTCGTCATACCAGGGCAAAACCTCTTTTGCTGTCTCAAGGGCAGCAACATCAATAATCGAACTTCGCAAACCAGGTGATGACGATAACTTCTTAATAGCGTTTGTTTTCATAAAACCCAAAACCTTATCACCATTAAAACGTCTCCTAATGGATATAGGTATTTTAGTTTCTTCCTGTAGTATTCTTCTTATAATATTTTTCATAAACCAACAACGTTTTCTATTGTAAACCTAATTTCAGTTTTAGGGAGAATTTTATTAACATCCCTTTCAATCTCCTCTCGTGTAAGGTAATAATGAAAATGACTAGATGGCCTCGTGAGACCATTCGCATTAATATCAACAAGCAACACATTAGTACCACCATAAGGATGTTTATAGTATAAATAGTTTCATATATGAGATAATAACAACTAAGTTCTTCCCCATTCTCCCTTATCCCTCCACTAACGTTTCGGTCAGGGTCACTACGGTCATTTCATTCCCTCCGTTTAATGTGGACTCACTAATTTGTTATTATCGTCCTGGTGGGGGCATATATATTAGTAGTAATAATGATAACAACTATAATAATATCCCTACTATTATTCCTTATAGGTTACTTCAAAAAGAATAAGAATAAAAACACTTAAGTTATATACCCCAGTATAGTTCCAATAAGAATAACCCTATAGTAAAAGGATACAACCAAATAGTAATGGTTATATGTAAGGAACTTCTTAAATACCATATAGTATAATCTCTCAATTGGAATGGTCTTCCTAAGGTAAAGATTATTGGGTAATGGTACACTACCATTGGTATAATATTACAAGTGTTAGTATTTATATTAAAAGAAACAATATCATGGGACGTAAAATAACATTAACCGAAACACAACTACTAAAGACGATAAGGAAAATTGTAAGAGAAGAAGACATGAGATGGTCTGGGTCTCCTTATGATTTAGAAGGTCATCATATAATAGGATTCGATAATAGATATGATGCAGATGGCAATTACAAACTCTACTGGGGTGATATAGGTAATGGGGAGGAACTCGTTACTAATGAAGTATTTACTGCCTTACTTAACACATGGTTAGACCCTAAACCAGAACGTTTCTGTACTGTGGAGGAATTCAAGAGTCGTTATCCCAAGATAAAGAATAGACTATGGAAAGACCATGAAGACTGGATGGGTAGAAACTATATAAATGAGTATGGTTGTATATTAGTCTGGGATAGTAAATATGGTAAATTAAATGATACAACTAATTAATACACTATATAATATAATTAAAGAAGAACATGATAATGGTTTTCCTGTGCAAGCAATAATAAAGTATTGGCAAAAGGAGTTAGGTATTACAGACTGGGTAATAACAACACAACGTATTGAATCAGGTCAAATTGACTATGATGACCAAAACTATTTTATTGGAATTGAACGTAATTTTGATAATCAAACAGCGATTATCTATCACGATGTAGACTTGTATGAGGAAGCAATCATACATGAGTTAGTACATGTACAACAACCCACATGGTCTGAAGACCAAGTCAGTGCAGAGACCGATATATTGATGAATGAAAAACACCCCAGAAGATTTTAAAAGGTTATTATAAAACCCTTTCTAAGGGTTTGAAACTAGACTCCCACACACCTTATCCCTTAATTTTTTTTACTCTCTTACATAAGACCTTAGACACCTCTATCGAGATTCTATACGTATACACACTACTTATATTATACCTGTTCCTTAACTACTGCTTCTTATCGTATACTCTTTCCCACCATTTACCACATTCTCCCACTATTCTCCACATTGTAATTAACTCTGACGTACTCCTATCCAAAGATAATGAATAAATTCCGTCTATAAAAGAGATAGACGAGAATAGTTAGTGGCCGCTGAAGGGATTGTGTCCTCCGCGACTCACGACTGACATTTTGACAAATCCTAATATTTAGACCACTATTTTAGAAAAGTTATTAACATGACATACTGTCAGGGGGAATGTAGAGGGGTATTTTATGGGTACCGTTACAGACATGGCATAACCCACCCTTCCACACCCTAAAGGTACACAAAATAATTTACATGGCCAAATTTTTATACTGACAATATGACCATTGTTAATAAGTTTTTTTTTATCAACACCCCATGTGGATAACTCTTAGTGGACCAGACAAATTGTCATGGGATTTATTTGGCCATGTCAAAAAAAAGTGGTACCTTTAGGGTGGTAGTGGGAGGGAAGCATACCATAGTGAAACCCACAGACTAGGGCACCAGCATAAAGATACAACAATCTTTTTTAATACACAAGTTGTGTGGTAACTTTTTTTTCCGTATATTTGTAATGTAATATCTCACAAGGGTAGAACCGAGTGTACTCCACCCTGCCTTAAAGTCTGGGAATTATAATATAAAAGGCAGGGTCGGCCCTCAGGGTCTTTCACCACGTTTATATTATAAAGGTACGAATAATTTTTTTAACAACCAAATCTGAGGACCACTTTATCACATGACAATATGACAATCCTGCAGGGGGGACTGCAATGGGGTATGCTATGGGTATGCAGCCCCCATGTTAATACTCTCTCCCTAGACCCCCTTCTGGGACCATGGAGCGGCCCCCTGCCCCCCTGGTGGCTCGCCGTATCCCCCCTTACTAGCGGCTTTTGAGGGGGTGTAATGGGGGTACGGTCCCGTAAAAGAAATCTGCACTATAAAATTTTTAGAAATTTTTTTTTAGATATGCGGAAGTATTTTTATCTAAACTATACAACATTATGAAAAATCATTTTTTAATATCCGATGAAGAAAAGAACAGAATTAGGAATCTACATGAATACTAATTCAGCGCTCTACCAACTGAGCTATTCCGGCGTTTATTCATATCCACTAAATCACTGTATGAGTGATTTCTGAGATACGAATATGATATAAAAAGTGTTATAAAAGATTTTAATGATATAAAAAACAAAAAAGAGACTGGTTATAAAGTTAAAGCTACTGTAGGTATTAGAGGAATGAAAGATGATGACCCAATAAAATTAATGATATTTCCTTAGTTCAGTTAGAACGGACTTCCACTTATTACTTTCCTTATCAATCTTGAAGTCACCCTGATAAATGGTACCTAGATGTTCACCCTTATTCTCACCCTCAAAGTAATAACCACGAACATTAAAGTGCCTGTCAATACCTATTGATACAATACCGCAATGCTCACAAATGCCGAGACCCTTCTGATAGATACTCCCATTATCCATTTTCACTATTTCCTTACGGTCAACATATAATTCTTTTAACACCGCATCAATGTCCATATCACCATAACCACATAAACTGCAAAAATCTGCCATATCTATTATTTTAAACCCCCGTTTTCTGGTACCTCAAACTTAGGGAAATCAATCTTAACATTGGGGAATCGCTCACCAGAATCAGTCATCGTAAGAACCTCAAGCTTATCACCAGTCTTCTGGTAAACGTTAAGACCCAAATCCCTGAAACCTTTCATCTCTGGGTCTCTTAAGAATTCATCAATACTCAATAACTCCCCACACTCATACCCAGACCCCTTTATCCTATCAGCAATGTATAACTGATAACTGATAAACGTATACTCACGTAACTCTTGCATCATACACTTCCACTCTAAATCCCTATCAATATTACTCATTATCTTTTACGTTTCTAGTTTTCATGAACTCATGGAAGTCACCCAGTATCTCACTTAAGGTTACATTGAGATTGCAATGCATCTTGTTACGAGCATATACAATCTTATCCTCAATAGCATTACCCTCAAGGAATTCAATCACTCGCTCTTCCAAAGTAGGTGTGAAGTCTTTACCACACATGTGAATATCTCCCTCACCCAAACAGGCTCTACACTCTTCTGGGTCGCCACAATTGATGCAGAGCCGTGGTCGTGGCTCGCTTATACTTTTAGAATATAAATGTCTACAGTCTTTCATAGTACAAAGATACGGAATATTTCCCATATATACAAATGTACCCAATAAAAATATCAAATGGTATACCTAACTCACAAACATGGGGTGAAGGTGGAGAATATTTTTACAAGGATGTAGGATATAAAGCACCAACTAACGACCCAAACGAACAAAAAATAGTAGTAAATAAGGTTGCAAAACAAGGAATTAAAAATGTTACCGACTCCATGATAAATGCCAATCCTTTTAATGGAACTTTAAGTAATTACTACTTTGGTGGAATTTTTGAGGGTGTAAAATACCTATGGGATTTAAGAGGTGTTGCAGGATTTAAAGAATATTCAGGTAAAGACTTAACTGGCATCATATATACAGAAAAAAATAATATTCTACCACGACTAGGTATAGATGATGGTGCCGAAAATGGAGTATGGGTGGCTTTCCAAAATGGGAGAAGTATGAATCTGAATACCCAATGGGTCCTTTATAATTCAACAAGTGGTGTTAAAGTTAAATCACCTAAATAGTAATTAAACTAACATTATAGAAATTCTCCGGAGATATTTTTTTCTGAAAATCGAGTTTATCTTACCAGTGCAACAAAACCATCTTTAACCATTACTTCGTTGCCACTAACACTTATACCTTTAACCTGATATATATAAGTTCCAATCGGAACCTGTTTCCCCCTATACTCACCATTCCATCTTGTATTGATGTTTTCTGATTGGAAAACCATTTGTCCCCACCTATTATAAATTTCTAAGTTATACTCCTCTGCTCC